CGGCGACTAGCCAGCGGGTCTTCGGGTAGCTCCAAGCCCACCAGCCGACCTGCTCAGCTGCGGTGCGGGTCTTGCCTGCTCCCCGCCCGGCTAACATTAACCATATCGACCACCACTCCCCCACGGGGAGTATCTGATGCCTGTGAGCCTGGCTCAGCCACAACGCCCGCCAAGCCCACGCCGCCTGCCGCTGCGGGGGGAGATGCCTGAACTGTTGGCGTAGCTGCGCATCCTGCAGCAACCCCGCCAGCGCTGCGCTGTCAGTCGCGCCCACCGTCTTCGGCCTGACGTTTCAGTTCAAGATTGTTCAGAATCTGATCAAACACGCTCAGCTCGACCTGCACCGGGCCGCCCTCAGCGCCGGTGTGCTCGGTGGTCAGGCGGTCGCCGTACACTTTGGGCAGCATCTTGCTCAGCATCCACTTCCGCGTGTCAATCTGCACCCGCTTGTGCGCGATGACGTCCGCGCTCAACGGCATGAGGACCTTCCTCAACCGGGGGCGGCCGTCATCCTCAAACATCGGCTGGCCGTCCGGGTCGAGCTCCTGCGTCATCACCCACTCGTGGGTCTTGTCCGCCAGGGCGACGATCTCCTCCGCTAGCAGCGCGTAGCCAATTTTGCGCGCATGCGCGTAGTCCTGCGCTATGCCGGCCGGGGAATCCCGCTCCACCCACTCAAGAAAAGTCCCCACGTGCGGCATATCCTCCGCCGCGCAAATCGACTCCAACGAACGCCCACGCTTCAACTCCGCACAAACTTTCTCCGCCACGGCGGCGCGATCGTAACGCCGAGGCGCACCCACACCGCGTCTGGGTTCATCGCTCTTCGTTGCTCGGGGTTTGCTCATCTACGCTCCAACCGTCAGGGGTATGCGCGAGATTATAACCTCACCCCGCCGCAGAAGGCAAGCCCCCCTGCAAAACCCACACCCAAAAGTGATCGTTCGGTTTGATCGTTCGCCTCTCTCTTCGAGAGAGGGAGACGTTCGAACGATTACCCACTTTTGCACCCCTCCGTTCGCCCCTCGCTCTGATCGACTCCGTGTGGGGCAACGTAGTTTGCCCCCACATCCGGCGATCGAGCAACACAGTTTGCGCCCCTCCGCTATCGTTCGTTCGGTTTGATCGTTCGAACGATTACCCGAACGATCAATCACTTTCAACCTCGAACCGACGGCCAGGCCACTCGAACCGACGGTCACAGCTAGTGCACCGAACGGTCAGGGCCGTCGAACATACGCTGCCGCACCGCAGCGGCTATCGCCAACGTGCCGTAGCCATCAGTGCCCATGCGTTCAATCAGCCGGGCGCACTGCTCGTTCTCGGCCGCCGCAGCGGCAAACATCAACATGTTCACGTTGGCGCGGAGCGCTGCTAGGGTGCGTTTGATGTCCTCAAGGTCCCTCAAAGCACGTTCGTAGTCTGCGGTGTTCACTGCTCACCCCTTGCTCGTATGGCGGCGGCAATACGCTCACGTTCTTTGCGTAATATCTCAAGCGTCTTGGTTTGCACGGGTTCGTCCGTCCCTTTCACCGCCAATTCAGCACACGCCTCGCGCTCGGCTGCGGCGACAAGGGCGGCGAAATGGACAAGCTCAGTTACACCCCAACGCGCTGGCTCCACCCACTTGTCTCCTGTGCGTACAAGCCCAGCCTCTCGCGCCATCTTGACGATTTCATCTTGGGTCATTTCAATACCCCCATCGAATACGGAAGCACACCAGATACAGGTGCAGTACAAATTCGCTGCCACTACTCACGAACCCCACGGCGAAGCAGGGCCACTTGCGCGGCAAGAATTCAGTAGTTAGATGTAAACTTTTTCGCATACGTTACCTCTGTGGGTTAAAGCCAAGCCGACGCATACCCAACTCGATGAGCATTGCGGCGTCCTCAAGGCGATTTTGACTGCTGCTCATGCCTGTCTGCCATTCGCCGCCTATGCGTTTGCCGACAATAGCCACCGTGACGATCTCCCCAGACTTGGCGTCTTCCAACCACTGCTCCAGCATGGTTACGGCCTCAGAGTTGTCATGGGTTGTAGCCTTGATGAACGGTTTGATGTTGCCTGTCATGTTTAACTCCTTTCTCGTATAGCTTTCTTGCAATCCTCGGCATCAGGTTTGTTTCTGTAAGCCTCGTCCTCGTCTTCAAATTCTTGATTGCACCAGTCATGAAACATCTGGTCGCATAATCTGGCACACGCCTCGCGCTCGGCAGCGACGACAGCAGCTATTGATTCCAACACATCACCACACATCACTTTGACCGCGTTGTAACCTTCAAAATCGCCTCGGTCTGCGAGGTCGTAGGCTTCGGACATAATCCGTACCCTAATCTTTTCAATGTCCATGATTCTTCTCCCGCAGCTTGGCTTCGATGTATCGGGCAAACCTCACACCGTCCTCATTCAAGAAAAGTGCTTCCATGTCCTCATCCGTCAGCCCAACCCATTCAGCAGCCTTTGGTGGTGCGGTGTAGAGGGTCTGCCAATTAACTTCCTTTGAAGTACCAATTTGGCTCGTGTCGTTGGCATAAACCCATCCATCGGCAACAGTCCAACACACCGGTTCTTGCTCTGTCTCCAGTGCTTGGCGCAGGGCTTTAACGGCATCGTCAAACATTTGAACGCTGCTTTTGCTTTGGTACAACTCCAACGCCTCAAGCGCCATCTGCATAGCTTCTCTGCTCATGATTTCTCTCCTGTTGCCTTGGCGATGGCGGCGCGGGCTTGGTTGTAGGCTTCCTGAATGGCTGTCTCGTGTACTGGTGCTGCGCAGTTTGCGACTCTTTCCCAGCGCCACTCAAGAGCAGACGTGGCTTGTTGTAACGCTTCCAACAAATCAGGCGCGGCGGCGATCAGGCGAGCGTTGGCTTCTGATTCAATTGCACCGTAGCGTCCTTCTTCATCTTGCGTTCCCACGATGAATCCTTCTTTCGGTGCGTAGACCGTGAAGCCTTGACGGACTGCTGGATCAACAACCCACGGCCCCGGTGTGTGTTTCATAGCTTCTCTATCCATGATTCTTCTCCTTGAGTTTGGCTTCGACTTCACGGAGCAATACATAGGCATACCGTTTAAACCGAGCAACCAGCTCATTAACCTCTTCATCAGTCAGCCCAACCCATTCACGCTTTGGTGGTGCTTTGTAGAGTTTCGTACCCACAGCAGGCACTTCTGCGTAGAAATGAACCGTCACCCGTATTGCGTTAAATGGTTTCCCCATATCTTCGGCTTGAATCTCTGCCACCGGCTCTTGTTGCGCTAATGCTGCATTCCATCCGCGCTCGTAGGCCTTCGCCAGCTCAACCGCACGGTCGTGTTCAGTTTTTACCTCCCATGCGTGTTCTGCAAGTTGCATTTTTGACTCGTAATCATCGTATGAATCGCTCATGCGTTCTTCTCCTCAAGGAACTTGTCTATGGCGTTAATGAGCTCCGCCCTGTCAGGGTATTTCTCGTAGAAATCTTCTGCTTCATTTAGCGTCAGCCCAACCCATTCAGCAGCTTTTGGCGGTGCGGTGAACACAGGCTGCGGGTTGAACACCTTGTCTTGCGGCTTCTTGCGGAAGTACACGTGCCCGGTTCCGGTTGTGTGCATCCACGCTACGGGTTCTTGCTTCCCTGCGCATTTTTGGGATGTGTCATTAGCGTCGCCGTACACCTCTTGATGCAAAAGGGTGATAGCCGCGTTGATGCGGTTGAGAATCTGCTCTTCGGTGAGAGGCTGCTCGTTCTCGGGCAGTAGGTAAATATGATCGCGGGCGTTTTGCAATTCTTCTAGCGCCAGCTTCATTAGCTCTCGGCTCATGCGGCGTCTCCTGCGTGTAGTTTCCAATCTTCAACGGGTTCGAGCTGCCGGGCATACCCCGCCGGGAGCAGCGCCGCTTTTATGTGCTCGGGGATGAGCGGCAACGGTGCCCAAGCCAACGCCCACGCACCCCAAGTGCCTATGACGCACACGCCCCCTCGGTTCAGGAGGAGCATCTTCACCCCCAACGGCGGGGGGTCCTCGGCGGGTAGTCGCCACGTGGATTGACCCGCGACGTAGTTCTTCACCATCTTTGTTTCTCCTCTTTATACGTGAGTGCGGTTACCCGATCGCGCAGCTCGTCCAGCTGAGCGAGCAGCTCTTGTAGCTCCGTGGCGTGCACCATGACGTAGTCGTCGCGTTGCGCCAGTTCGCGCACCACCGCCAACGAGCCGTCGTCCACGGTGGCGTCCAGGAACCCTTCGCAAAGGCACACGTAACGTCCGGCGTTGTGGCTGGCGTTGCGGTCGAAACCGTGGGGGTGTGCGGGGTCCCGTGAGCAGCCCGGCTCGTCATCAGGGCCGCCGGGGTCGCCGCGCATGTTGCGTTTCTTTTGCATGTGTTTGCTCCAGCTGTCAAAACGAGGGATCTTCATACTTCTCGCGGTGCCCGAGCCACAACCCGCAGCTGCTGGCTTTTACCAGGCGCTTCGTCTCGGGGTTGATGAAGTGCTCGGCCCACTGGCCGTTCTTCATTTTACGGAAGATGCGCCGATGACCGTTGGGGTTGGGGGTGTACTCGTAGACTTGCTGCTCGCTGAGACCGTTCCGGTCAATGCGTCGGGCGTGGTCTTCCTGCACCACGATGTACCGTTTCAAGTTGTTGACCTCAACCACCGTGGCGGGGTAACGGTCCGACCAAGCGAGCAGCGTAGCGGGCATCCCCACGTAAGGGGGCTTGCCCGTGGTGCTGCCCGAGAGGACGTGATTGATGAGGCTTCCGGTTTGTGTGCCTAGTTTCATGCTGAGTTCTCCTGAGTTAAAAGTTATTAAGTTGTTGCTGAAGTGAATTAAAACTTATTTGGCGCGTGGATTGAACATATAACCACTCGCTTTGGTTGGTTATAATTTGCCTTTCCCGCCGGGAGTGCGCATAATGAAAAACCCTTTTGTTCAACCCCATAACCGATAACTGCGATGGATCTGAGACCCTATCAACTTGAGGCGGTCGACTCCGCACTCAATGCGCTCGACGCGGGTGGCAACCCGGCGTTGCAGCTCGCCACCGGGACGGGAAAGTCCCTCATCATAGCTGAGTTGGCTCGTCGGCGGCTGCCCGGCCGAACGTGGGTACTCACTCACGTTCAACAGTTGGTGAGGCAGAATGCCGCCACCTACGCTCGGCATACCGGCGCGGAGCCGGGTGTGGTCTGCACCGGGCTGAAGCGCCGCGACTACGACGCGCCGATCATCTACGGCACCATTCAAACCGTCATCAGTGCCACGGGGCGTATGCCCCCGCCGGCACTCATCATCATTGACGAAGCACACCGCGTGCCGCATAACCACGGGGAGCCGACTCAGTATGAGCGGCTGCTGAGCGGGCAACCCCAGGCCCAACGCATCGCTATGACCGCCACCCCGTGGCGTATGGACAACGGCGTGATCTACGGCGAGGGGGAGCAGTTCTGGTTTGATCGGTTGGCGTACGCCTACAATGTGCCTCGCGCAGTGCAGGAGGGCTACCTCTGCCCCCTCGTTGGGGTTGAGACCGCCGTTCAGCTTGACGTGGGTGGCGTAAAGATCGACAGCGACTACGTGCAGTCCGAAGTGGCCAACCTTGAGACCGAGGAGTGGCTCATCAGCGTGGCCCGGTCGCTGGGTGAGTTGGCTGTGCGCCGTCGGCACGTCGCGGTGTACTGCCCGACGGTGGTGGCCGCCAAGCGAGCTGCGCTCGTCATTCAGGCCATGACCGGCTGGACGACCGAGGTGCTCACCAGCGCTCTTGATGAGGAGCAACGTCAGGCGGTGTTGGGGCGGTTCACGAGTGGGCAAACTCGGGTGTTGTGCTCGGTGGATATGCTCACCACGGGGTTCGATCACCCGGCATTGGACTGCATCGTGTGCCTGCGACCCACGCTGTCCTCATCATTGTGGGTGCAGATGCAAGGGCGAGGTACCCGACTGCATGAAAGCAAACGCAACTGCCTCATCTTGGACTACGTCGGCAACCTCATCCGGCTGGGCGGGGTTGATATGATGGAGACGTATTACCGGGAGAAGAATGACGCTGGCCATCTTGAGCAGGTCCGCGCCGACCCGGCCGAGCGCCGCGAGCGGGAGATGCGCCCTGGGCTCATCAAGTTATCACCCATTGACCCCATGACGGGCCAGGAGGCCCAAGACGGCGCTGTGCTGACTGCGCAGGTGCATACCGTAAACAGCGTAGCTATCACCACTCGCCGCGACCCCGCCACGCCAATCCTGCTCGTCAACTACAACTGCATGACCCCCGAAGGCGCACGCCTTCAGGCGTCGCAGTTCATCAACTCGGCGCAACCCGATCAGCGTGCTGTTAGGTTCTTCAATCAGCGGGCGCTGGCCGTTAGGCTGCCCGCGCCGGCTCGGTCGGTGTTGTGGCAGTTGCGTAATGCGCCGCGCCAGCCACAAGAGGTGCGTATAATCAAGCGGGGGCGCTACTGGAATGTTTTGGAGGAGAGGTTCGGTGGTCAGTAAACAAAAACAACTCTGGGCCGTGGACCGCGCCCCCACCACGCTCGACTACGCACTGGCTTACGCTCGGTTGGGGTGGGCGGTGTTGCCGGTGTGGTCGGTGGACGCCCATGGGCAGTGCCGATGCGGCCGCGCCAACAGCGAGCAGGGCCACAAAGCCGGCAAGCATCCTCAGTCTCAACTGGTGCCGCATGGGCATCAAGACGCGACGACTGATGAGGAGCGCATTCGCCAATGGTGGTCAACCGACCCGGAGGCGGGCATAGGGGTTAGCCTAGCTGACTCGGGGTTGCTCGCCCTTGACATTGATCCGCAAAACGGCGGTGCGGAGAGCCTTGCGACGCTCGAGGCCGAGCACGGCGTCCTGCACTCCGACCTCACGGCGGTCACCCAGGGCGGCGGCGAGCATCGCATCTTTCAGGCATCGCCCGAACTCAGCTACCCCGGCTCGTTGGGTCGTGGGCTTGACCTGAAGCACCACGGTTACATCTGCGTCGCGCCCACGTTGGGACCCTCCGGCGAGTATCGTTGGGCGGCGGGTCGTTCGCCGTTGTCGCGGTCGGCTCCGGCGCAGCCCTCGCCCCTACCCAACTTGATTCTTGACCGGGCGCACTCCCCGGTGAACTACAGCCTAGTGGAGCGGGGTGGGGTGCCCGTAGCCACAGCGCAGACCTTTGATGACCTGCGTTCCGCGCTCAAGCACGTCGACGCTGATGACTACACCACGTGGGTCAACGTCGGAATGGCGCTACGTCCGTATGGCGAGAACGGTTACAAGATCTGGACCGAGTGGGCGGCTCAGAGCGACAAGTTCAACGCCGCCGCGCAGCGCCGCAAGTGGGAGCGCGACATCGAGCAGCCACACTCCATTACGTACCGGTCCATTTTCCGCCTCGCCATCGACAACGGTTGGTCGGGTAATACCCCGTCCGCAGGCAGCCCCACCACCCCCGAGGGTAAACATCCGTTCGCCCTGAGCGAGGCACGAGAGTCCGGGGCCGAACGCCCGCCCATGTTTGAGTACATCTTTGATGACTTTATGAGCGTGGGGGTGAACGTGGTGGCTGGTGCCCCCGGCGTCGGCAAGACCACCCTAGTCATACCGTTGGCGTTGGCGGCCGCGCACTTGTGCCCGGCGGACTACACCCTCCGCCCCACGGTGCGGCGTAATGTCATCATCATTACCGAATCCGTTGAGCAGGTTCAACGCACCGTCTACTCGCTGTACTCGTGGGGTTGCACCGGAGCGAGCAGCGCCGAGTTTGAAGCTCGGGTGCGGGTCATACCCGCCCGCCGGTTGCAACCCAAAGTGGTGGGCGCGGTTGCGAGCGAGTACCGAGCCTGGACGGTGGACAACGCCCGTGTTGACGGCACAGCGCATGCCGCGCTACCGCTCGTGGTGTTTGATACCGCCAACGCTGTGTTTGACCTTGAGAATGAAAACGACAACGCCGAGGTGGGGCGGGCGATGGCCGAGGTGAAGCAGGCCTTTGCGGCGTTCCCTATACTCATCGTCAGCCACACGGCTAAGATTCTCGGCTCGCAGGAGTCCGATTACCTCAGCCCACGCGGGGCGTCGGCCTGGACCGGGGATGCGCAGGGGGTTTACGCTGTGTTCAAAGATGGCGAAGACGTCAATGCTCCGCGAGTGTTAAAAGCGCTCAAGGTCAGGTTCCCGGCCGCCTACCCGGAGCTGGCTTTTGAACTGGTCAGCAATCGTGAGCGCCACGCCGACGTGTTGGGGCATATGCGTGATGTGTGGTTTGCGCATGCCGTCGCCCGGCCGCTCAAGCCCGGCGAGCGCATAGACCTCAAGGATCAAGTCAAGGAGGAGCGCGAGCGCACGCAGTGGGCCACCCTGACGCAGCAAATGATTCAGCTCATCCGTGCCAACCCCAACCGAGCACGAAGCTATTTTGAGCGGTTGACCACGGCCGAGGGCGGTCTGAAGTGTTCTCAAGAACGACGCGAGCGGTTGATGAACTCCCTGCTAGCCGATGGGTTGGTGGAGCGGGTCGAGCTTGAGAAACCGCAGGGCCGCGCCAATCATTACGTGCGGCTGAATGAAGCGCTCATCGCGCAGCATTACCCCACCGAGCCCGGCTCATTACGTATTTTTAACCCCGAAGAAGGAGAACTGCAGAATGGATAACATCATCAACACTGCCCAAGACGATCAGCCGAAACCACCCGGTTGGGTTGCGGAGTTCAACAGGCAGATCAAACCCGGCAACTGGTGCCTGCCCGTTGAGGACGTGTGGCGTCGTCACGGTTGGGTGCCGCCCTCACGGGAGTGCCCGGAAACGATGCGTAAACATGAAACCTATCGCCGGTGGCAGCTCGCCGGGGAGACCCAGTCATGAGCGAGCATGAACTACCTCCGCTGGTGATCAATGATCGGCAACGGCAGCTACTCAATTACCTGAGGAATCGCACCACTCCGGTCTCAACGACCGCGCTGGCCGAACGGTTCAAGGTGACCACAGCGTGCATTACGGGCAACCTGCGCCCGCTGCTGATGGCGGGAGAAGTGGAGCGAACTTTCAAATTTGAGCAGACCTCCCTAGCGAGCAAAGTCGTTAAGCTCGGCTACTACAAAGCCACCAAGCCCATTCCGTCAAAGAAGAAACGACCGAACACCTCGCCGCCTATGTTCAACGACCCGTTCAACCTGGGGCGCGGGAGGGAGCGTGTCAATACCCAACCAGACTGAATGGTTATACCCTCAATCCACGTTTGAAATGAGTTTTAATTCAAACCGTTGTACCTTGATAACTTACTAACTCGGAGAACTTCAAATGCTTAACGATCTCAAACTCACCAGTATTGATCAGCTCGGCGCGTTGCTCGCTGAGATCAAAACCCTCGAGGCTCGTGCCGAGGAAATCAAGAACCAAATCAAAGACGCTGCTAGCGCCGGCGGTGCTAAGGTCGTCGAGGGTGTATTGTTCAAAGCGACTTACAGCGAGAGCAACCGCGCAACGGTTGACTACAAATCCATTGTAACGGTACTCGCTGACCTCATCCAACAGCAGAACCCTCAGATCGACATCAACAGTGTCATCAGCAACTTGGTCGCCAAAAACACCAAGGTTTCAGCTGTTTTCAGCGTCAAAGTCACTTCACTTTAATTACCAACGGGGCTTCGGCCCCTCATAACTCAACAACTCAAAGGAACTCAAAATGAAAGTCACAGTCAGCCAACTTGTTAAAGTCATCGAAGTGCTCAGCAAGATCGAAAGAGCAAGCATGAAGACGTTTCAAGACCCGCAATACGTCGGCGCGTTGCAGGCCGAAGCCTGGTTAGCGGTGTGGCCTCTGAAGCACGCGATTGAAGCTGCTCAACTCGAAGTCACCGTCGAGGAGTAACCCAAATGACCACCCCGGACAAGTACCTCCTCACGTTCGAGCACCGCATCGGCGGTGTTCCGTGCATCATCGGCGTGTTGTCCTACGAGAGCGTACGCGGCACGTTTAACCGCAACGCCGCCAGCGACCTTGACTACCACGGCTGGTTTGACTGCGAGTGGCACGTGCTTGATGAAGACGGCCAGTTGTCCCCCGAGCTAGCCGCCAAAGCCACCTGGGCTGAGGACGAAGAAATTCGAACCGAGGTTCAGCATCTGTTGAGTGAGAGGTTTCGCCGTGATTAAAATCCACGTATCATTTCGCCTAGCTCCTATTCCGGTGCGCTGTTTTGACTGGGCGGCTTGCAGCCCGGACTACGAGCCCGGTGACCCGATTGGCCACGGCGCGACGCAGCAAGACGCCGTCGAGGATTACCTCGCGGCTATCGACGCACCGCTGGACGCTGAGTACGTTGTTGAGGGGGTTTGAACGATGCGTTACCATCAACAAGGCGATCGTGTGATGACGCCTTCAGGCCTGGGTGTGCTGGAGGCGATTCATGCTGACGGGGGATGTTCAGTGCGGCTCATCAATCAAGAGACCAACTGGCCATTTCCGCAGTGGGTCATCCTCCACATCTCGCAAGTCAAAGCCGTGCGCACCCCCAAGTCACCCCCGAGTGTTGAAGATTTTGAAGAAGCCCCTTTTTGATAGGACCCACGACCATGATGAATTTTAACGAACTCACCACCCCGGCGCTCATCGCGTTCTACAATCAGTATGCCGAGCGTCCCGTCCGTCGGTTCAGCGACCGACCCACAGCCATCAAGCGTTGCTCTGATCTGTGGGAGTCGTTGCAGGCCGCCTCGCATAGTAAAGTCTTGAACCAGCGCCCCCCGGCACGCAAGACCGAGCAGCCGCTCAAGCGAGAGGCCATGCGCGATACGCTTAAACTGTCCCGTGAAATCCGCTGCTTGGATACTATGGAGACCTGGCCCAACGCTCATCAGATGTGGAAGCAGCACCCTGACTGGATGAGCAGCGGGCAGCAAGACCGCCTGACCCGCAAACTGTATGAAGCCGCCAAGCGTGGCGAAGCCGCCGTGGCCGAGATGAACGGCCGTCGGTATCAACTAACCGCTAAGGAGCTTAGAAATGTCGCGTGAAAATGTTTATTTCCTCTTGTGGATCATGAGCTGGGTGATCTTGCTCCTTAGCGGATCGGTGCTGCTGGGGTTGGGCTTGCGTATTCTTAACCTGCTGTTTAACTTCGGATGGAACCTGATATGAGCAGCGTGTTTCCGCAGTTCGCCCTGAACCGCGATCAGATACAGTGGGAGGCGTACCTCGGGGCGTTCACCCCGTGGGAGAACCACGACGGTATCTGGTTCAAACGCGATGACTACTTTGCTCCGCTCGGTTACGGCGGTCCCAACGGGTCAAAGATGCGGCAGTTGATTTGGTACGTGAATCGGTATCGCGAAGGTAAGACGCACATCGTCACCGGCGCGAGCATTCAGTCCCCCCAGCTGAGCATGTCCGCTATAGTGGGTGCACATTACGGACTCCGTGCTCGTCAGGTGGTGTACAGTAAGCCGGAGACAGTTTTGAGCCATGAAAACCCGCGTATAGCCTACGGGTTCGGCGCTGAGTTTGAGTACACCAACGGTCCGTACAACCCGATCATTCAGCGCCGGGTGGCCGACCTGACGCAGGAGAAGTCGCTGGTCGTTGAGTATGGTATCACCGTACCTCATGAACGCTACCCGGCCGACGACGTGCGTAAGTTTCATGAGGTCGGCGCTCGGCAGGTTGAAAACCTTCCCGATTCGGTTGAAAATCTGGTCATGCCCGCCGGGTCGTGCAACAGCCTTTGCAGCGTGCTGCTAGGGTTGAGCCGCAGACCGCACAACCTCAAGCGCCTTGTCACGATCGGTATCGGCCCCGAAAAGCACACCTGGGTGCGCGAGCGTATGCAGAAGATCGGTATCGACGTTACGAACCTGCCGTTCGCGTGGCAGCATTACAGCCTCCACACCACGGGGTACAGTCGGTATAGCGATAAGTTCAAGGGCGAGCGGTTTAGCAGCATCGAGTTTCACCCCACCTACGAAGCCAAGATCTGGCGCTGGCAGCGCGAGCGTCGGTTCATCCCGCAGGACGACTCTTGGGGTTTCTGGATTGTAGGCTCCGCGCCCAACCCCAAAGTCATCGAACCCTACTACCTGAGGAGTGTGCAGTGAGCGTTAAAGATTACCGATTGCCGGAAAACCGTCGCGAGTACTTTGATAAGCTCTACGGTCTGAACCTGACTTACGGAATCATGCCGGGGTTGGTGTACTTGTACATGCCCGAACTGGCGCAGCGTTACGGCTGGGACCATGAGCAGAAGCTCTGGTTTGCCTTTTTGAACGGTCTCACTCAGAACCCCATTACTTCGCTCAGGTTGGCTTCCCGGCTGCCCGGTGTTCCGCCGCCCGGCGCGGCTCTAACACAATTCAGCGAGTGGTTCAACGCGGAGTGGGACCGGCTGCAGTACGACACCGACCGACGGTATCAAAAAGCCGACACCGTCGAAGCCATAAAGACCTACGCCAACTTGGTGGCCGAACACGGCGGCTCGCAGTTCGCTATGCTCACCGGAAAGACCTACGCCGAGTTGTGGAAACTTGTACGCAACCACTACTTCTCGTTTGGTCGGTTATCATCGTTCAGTTACCTGGAGTACGTCCACCTGAACGGATACGGAGCCGACTGTGATGATCTGCTTTTTAGTGATAAATCTGGTTCTCGTTCACATCGCAACGGTATGTTGTTCCTCACCGGGCATGACCAACTGGTCTGGGATAAACGCGCTAACAATGATTTTGACGGCAATTATTTTAACTTTGAAGGGATGTGTAACTGGCTGAGTCGTGAGGCTGACAACGTACTATTTGACTTTACGGAAGCCAACTACGACACGCCCAACGCCTCGTTCTTCACGTTGGAGAGTAACCTTTGTACGTTCAAGAATCATTTCTTCGGACGACGCTACCCCGGTGTTTACGCCGATATGGCCTGGGAACGGATCGAGTGGGCGGATGCTCGTGGTCTGAGTGAGTTCACCGGAGTGTTCAAAGACATCAGGAGCTTGAACCTGCCGGATTGGTTGCGCGCTGAATGTGAAACGGAGCGCTTGTCTTTGCGGGAAAAAGCAGGTATATTTCCCGAGCAGGGGCAACCCTACCGAGCGGAACACTTTCTATAACGGAGAACTGAGAACATGCGTAACGTGATACTGCGTGTGGCGGGCACCTTTGGGTCGGGTAAGACCACCGCCGTGCGTCAATTCTTTTCCTACCCGAACGACACATTGATGAGCGGAGCGCGAATCGCCGGTTATCGGGTCGCTCCTACCCAGCTGAAACGGCCGGTGTATGTGATCGGCAAGTACGATAACACCTGCGGCGGTACGGATGCCATCAAGACCCAGGCTGAGATAGCCGAGAAGATCCTCCGCGCCCACCCGCTAGGCCACGTGCTCTATGAAGGGGCGTTGGTCTCAGCGAGTGGGCTCGGCGGAGCCGTAACCCAGGCCGTTCACCCCACGGGCTGTGACGTGTACGCTTTCCTGAACACCCCGCTCGAGTTGTGCATAGAGCGCGTCAAGCAACGTCGCCTGACCGCCGGTAATGAGAAACCATTTAACCCGAAGAACCTTGTCGATAAGTTCGATTCGGTGGTGAACTGTTATAAAAACCTCCGCGCAGCGGGCTATGACGTGCGGCTCATCGACTACACCGACCCACATCCGCAACTCATGAGCATAATTGAGGAGTTTGAAGCATGATTGAAGAATGTCCCTACCCGCGCCCCACCACCGCTGAGCAGGTCGCCTCGGTTGACGGGTTGCTCTACTTCGTATGGGAACGCGAAGTAGTCAACATCGCTTATAGCAGCGGTGTGGCTCCTCCGTTTACCGAGGACCCTATCCTGCGCGATTACAAGTTCACGAACATTCGTCGCCGGGATGACCGCGTTTCCCGTTGGATCATCAGGTATTTGATCCAACCCGATGAGAAACGTCCTGACCTGTGGTTCACGTTGCTCATCGCTCGGCTCATCAACTGGCCGCCAACGCTGCTCACGTTAATCTACGAGAAACAGTTGCCCGTCGCGCCGCGTGACTTCTCACCCGAGGCGTTCAGCCGAGTGGTTGAGGACTATCGCAGCAAGGTTGATAAGATCTACAGCGGGGCGTATATGGTTTACCCCACTAAGAAAGACCCCGACGGTTTGAAAAGCCTCGCCATCGCTCGGCATATTATTCAGCCGGCCGCGCAGCTGCAGGAGGCGATTGAGGAAGAGCTCAGTTACGCCAAGCCGAGCATCGAGAAGTTTGTGAACCTACTCGCCGGTAGTTTTGGCATCAGCACCTTTATGGCTGGACAGGTGGCCGCCGACTTGACCTACTCGGATGAGCACCTGGGCACTGCGTTGGATCTCTACACCTACGCTCCCATAGGGCCGGGTAGCTTGAGAGGGTTGAACTACCTAACCGGGCGTAAGCCTTTCGCGGTGTGGAACCCGGCGCAGTTCAACAAAAAGCTCATCGAACTGAACGAAGCGATCAAAACAAAGCTCGACATCACCGACCTCACCCTACACGACGTGCAGAACGTCATGTGCGAGTACAGCAAGTACGCTCGCACTGTGCTGGGCGAAGGCGTCCCCAAGACCCGATACAAACCCGAGAAGGCGTTCTAAGATCATGTCCTATACAATCACAGCCACCAACGTCAACGAAGCGTTCGCGGAGGTATTCTGGAAGCTCCGCACGTATCCTACGCACCTGCGCAATACGCGTAACGGACCCGCTATTACGTTCACAGACACTTTCATCATCACTTACCTCAAACCTCAGGAGCGGGTGTTGTTTCATGAGGGGCGTGACGCTAACCCGATATTTCACCTGCTGGAGTCGATTTGGATGCTCGCGGGGCGCAACGACGTCGCGTTTCTTGAGCGGTTCAACAGTCGCATCAGGCAGTATAGCGATGACGGCGTGACGTTTAACGCTGCGTACGGTTACCGCTGGCGTCGGCACTTTGGTTTTGATCAACTGCTCGCGGTGATAGACGTGTTACGTCGCGACCCCCAGAGCCGTCAGGCGGTGGTGCAGATCTGGGACCCAGCCGATCTCACCAAGACCACCAAAGACAAAGCCTGCAACACGCAGATCATCTTTGAAACCCAAGCCGGCCGACTCGACATGACCGTGTTGAACCGTAGCAATGATATCTGGTGGGGTGCGTTGGGTGCTAACGCGGTGCATTTCAGCGTGCTGCAGGAGTTCATAGCCACCGCGCTCGGAGTGCCGCTCGGGATCTACCGGCAGGTCAGCGCCAACATGCACCTCTACACCCACCTGTACAAAGCCGACCAGTATATCAGCCTCCCACCTCAGGCGAGTGAATTTGATCGGTACTGGCGGGGGATGGTTACGCCGCGTGCGTTGATGACCGAGCCCGACCCGCAGCTGTTCCTGTACGAGTGTGAGTGGTTCTGCACCGACCCGCTGGCTAACAACCCATACCGTAACACTTTCCTGAGCGAGGTCGCCCGCCCGATGGCTATGGTCAGTGCGGCTCGCCGGGCAGGGGAAACGGGCCGGGTGGAGGCCGCTTCGGTTCGGGCTACCGATTGGCGTAGCGCAACCATGGACTGGGTTGAGCGGCGCGAAGCAGCTCGCAAGCGCTAATTTTGCGTTTCAACAAATGTGGCCTATACTTTACCGTTCTAGCTTTATAACTTTTAACTTGAGAACTCTGACATGAGAAAAACCCTTCAGTTCATCATCAACGGAAGCGAAGTCAAACGCTTTCACACGCTCACGACCCTGCAAACTGAAACCGTCGGTCACCATTCGCATGGTGTTGCCTGTTTTACCTTGCTGCTAAACCCGGACGCCAGTCGTCAGTTGCTCCTGGCTGCGTTGTTTCATGACCTCGCCGAGCAGTATACGGGCGACATCCCCTCGCCAGCCAAACGCGAATACGGCATAGGCGATCAGGTTGATAAACTCGAGCGGCGGCTAATGCTCGATGCGGGCATCGTGTACCCCGAGCTCAACGCCTGCGATCAGCGCACGCTCAAGCTCGCCGACATAGCTCACGGGGCGGTGTTTTGCCTACGTGAGGTGCAGCTCGGCAACCGGCGGATGCTCGAGGTTCACGATCGTTACGTTGCGTACGCGCATGAGTTTATCCTGTCGGGTCGTGAGCTTGACCTTTTCAACATCATCAAGGGGTTACGTTATGAGTGCTAACGAAAAACAAGTCGCCGGCTCGCATTACCGCTCCGGCATTCAGCACTGGGACTACGTCGTCGCTAACGACCTTGACTATTTTCAGGGTCAGATCACTAAATATGTAACGCGTTGGAAACGTAAGAACGGTCTCACGGACCTGCTCAAGGCACAGCACTTTCTTGAGAAATACATCGAGATCGCTCGCCACACTGAGCAGTCCGACGGTGCTGAACCGACCTCCGGCTACACTAATCAAGACAGATGAGCACCTGGGTGTTTGATACCGAAACTTACCGCAACCGAACGTTGTTCTGCGCCAAGAACGTAGACACCGGCGAGTGGTTTGACCTATGGCGTCACGAGCCGGAGGCTCCTGAGCGGCTGAAGAAGCTGCTCACCTCCGGGGGCACTTTCGTAGGGTTCAACTCGCGGGAGTTTGACAATGTCGTCGTGGCGGCGTTCTGCAACACCCGCACGGAGGCCGAAATCAAACGCATCGCGGATGATATCATCGGTAACCGCCTAGCGCCCTGGGCCGCGATGCGTAAATACATGCTGCCCGAGTTGCGTTTTGATTCGATCGACCTGATCGAGGTGGCTCCTTCGTTTGTGGGGTTAAAAGCCTACGGCGCTCGCATGCACATGCCTCGCCTTCAAGACCTACCCATTCATCATGCCGAACTCATACGCCCCGAGCAGGAGGCTACGCTGCTCGAATACTGCCACAACGACGTTGAGACCACGGCCGAACTACTGCGGCAGCTTGAAAAAGAGGTCCTGTTACGGGTGGAGATGAGCCGGCGTTACGGCGTCGACATGCGCAGCAAGTCTGATTCTCAGATGGCCGAGCAGGCGTACATTACCAGTATGCGCCTTCAGCGACGGGAGAACGAAATCCCCCGTACGGTGCGTTATACGCCGCCGAGCTTTTTGCGGTTTCAGGACGCGCAGTTGCAGGGACTGCTTGACCGGGTGGCTGAGCACACGTTCATCATGAACCAAAACACCGGGCATGTGGTGCTGCCGGACTTCCTGGGCGAGCGCACTATACCGTTCGGCACCGGCGAGTATCAGCTCGGCGTGGGAGGTATACATAGTGTTCACGACCGAAAAGTGTGTTACGTCGCTGGGGCCGACGTCATCTGTGACATTGACGCCGCTAGCTTCTACCCCAGCATCATCCTTGAGTGTGGTTTTGTGCCTGCCGGACTGGGTGAGGACTTCGTTCGCGAGTATCGTAAAATTTACGAACGGCGGCTGGAGGCCAAACGTTCTGGTGATAAGACCACGGACGCCACGCTCAAGATTTCTTTGAACGGCACATTTGGCAAGCTCGCTAGCCGTTACTCGGTGCTGTACTCGCCGGACTTGATGCTCGCTGTGACGCTGACTGGGCAGTTCACCCTGCTCATGTTGATTGAGTGGCTTGAGCTGGCTGGGGCGACCACGCTTTCCGCCAACACCGACGGTATCGCGATTCGGTATCCGGCCGCGCTCGAGGACACTATTCAAAAGGTGGTGCGTCGGTACGGTGAAATTTCTAAGTTCGCTTTTGAGTTTACGCCTTACCGCGTGCTGGCGATGAAGGATGTTAACAACTACATCGCCGTCAAACCGGACCGATCGCTAAAAGTTAAAGGTATTTACGCACCGTTGTCGCTCAAGAAAAACCCCACTGCGCAGGTCTGCTCAGACGCTGTGGGGCAGTGGTTAGCGCGAGGCACGCCGCTGCTCGACACGATACACGCCGCGCCGTTCAGAGACTTCATCTCAGCGCGTAACGTCACGGGCGGCGGTGCTCAGGCCGGTCAGTACTTGGGTCGCGTGGTGCGGTGGTATCAATCTAACGACCCCGCGCTGGAGCCGATACGTTATATCAAGAACAATAACAAGGTGCCCAAGACCGACGGTGCTCGAGCCTGCATGACCGTTGAGGACTTCATCAAACACCCGGCTGATCTCGACCACACTTGGTATCAAAAAGAGGCGATCAAGATCGCCGTGGCGGTGGGTTGTGAGAACTACCTCAGCTCGGAAGAGCTCGCGCTCATCGCCCCACCACCCAAACAACCTAGGAAACGTAAAAATGACAACACCTCTACAATCATCCGGTAACACCCGCACCGTATTCGTCGTGCAGGTTGACAACAGCAAAGACCTCAGCGATGCGCGTCGGTTCGGTCAGCTGCGGGCAGTGTTTAGCCGCCCCCGCAAACCGTACAACACCCGCATGATGATCGCTAAAGCGCGACGAGTATTGAGTGAGTGGGAGCCGGGAGACTACCTGCTCATGGTGGGAGATCCGTCGCTGTGCGCCATATGCGCCGCGCTGGTCACCGAGCAGGACTACAAGTTGAACCTGTTGAGCTGGGACCGCGAGCTGTTCCAGTACATCACACACCAGTGGGACTTCGGCCAGAACGCCGAAGACTACGACGATTTCGCAACGGCGGACGACTAACCGCCTCTACTCAGAAAGGAGAAACAAAATGTCAAAAGAGAAGCAACCCACCCCCAGCAGCTGGCAGGACACGCTGCGCCGGGGTAAGCAGGCCGTTCCCCCGCGTATCGTCATCTACGGCGGCCACGGGATAGGTAAGTCGACGCTCGCCAGCCAGTTTCCGGCCCCGATCTTCATCAGTACGGAAGACGGCTTGGACTCGCTCGACGTGACGAGCTTTCCCCGAGCGACGCAGATCAACGACGTGGTGGAGAGTATTAAGACGCTCATCAAAGAAGAGCATCAGTTCAAGACCGTGGTGATTGACTCGGTTGACTGGCTGATTGAGCCGCTGATTGTGAGCAATGTGGAGTCTTCCCACGAGGCCAAAGACCTCGCCTACGGCAAGGGACAGATGTTGGTCGCGGAGGAGTTTCGCGAGATCTTGCAGGGGCTCGACGTGCTGCGAATCAAGCGCGGTATGAACGTGGTCTTGATCGCACATGCGGCGGTGGTGAAGTTCGAAGACCCCCGCACCGAGCCGTACGATCGCTATCAGCCTAAGCTGCCGAATCGCTGCAACGCGCTGCTGCAAGAGTGGGCCGATGTGATTGCGTTTGCGGCGTTCAAAGTGATCATCCGCAAGTCTGATACCGGGTTCAACAATCAAAAGACCCGAGGCGTGACTACCGGCGAGCGACTGCTGCACTTTATTGAGAACCCCGCGTATGCTGCAAAGAACCGTTACGGTTGCCCCGACGAGATTGAGATGAAGATTGAAAATCTCGAAAAACTCATCCCCATTGCCGCTTAATTAAAGGAGCCCCTTATCATGGCAAAGTTTGGATTTGACACCGCCGAAGTTGATGTTTCCGCCCCCGCCGAGTACGACCCCATTCCTGAGGGTGAGTACATTCTGAAGGCACTCGACGCTGAGGAGAAGTCCACCAGCCGAGGCGACGGCAGCTACATCAAGGCGAAGTTTGAAGTCGTCAAAGGTGAGCACGCCGGCCGCCTGTTGTGGCAAAATTTCAACATCAACAACCCCAGCGAGAAAGCACAGCGTATCGGCCGGCAGCAGCTCGTCGCCTGGGCCACCGCGTGCGGCAGGCCCGAAGCCGACGACACCGACAAGCTGCTTGAAAAACCGTTCCGCGCAGCGGTCGGTGTCGAGCCCGCTAGCAACGGCTACAAGGCGAGCAACAAGATCAAAGCGTTCCTGTTTGATGATGCTCCCGCAGCGGCAGCCCCAAAAGCCGCCCCCGCCCCTAAGCCCGCGCCCAAGGCCGCCTCAAAGCCCGCCGCCGCGTCTTCTAACCCCTGGGACTGATCGCCATGGTAGCCATTCCGCCCAAACCCGAGCAGCAGATAATTAACCGTGTCTACGCTGCCATTCAGAAAGAGAAAGCAGATTCTGAACTGTACTTAGGGCGGCTTGGCTCGTCTGGGATAGGTGAGGAGTGCGTCCGTCAGGTGTGGCTCAACTGGCGAGGTTTCGCCCGCGAGCAGTTTGACGGACGCCTGTATCGCCTTTTTGAGACGGGGCACCTTCAGGAGGCGCGAATCGTAGATGATCTGCGCCGTGCGGGGTTCGCGGTCTGGGACAAACAACCCGACGGACGTCAGTACGAGTTCGGCGACTCGACCGGGCACTTTATTACAAAAGTGGACGGCGTGGTCAGGGATGTTCCGGAGAGCGACAAACCGCACCTGCTGGAGGTGAAGACGCACAACAAAAACAGCTTCAGTTCGCTGCTGAAGAAAGGTGTAGCCGACTCAAAGCCTTCTCACTACGCTCAGGTGCAGATCAGTATGGCGCTCGGGGGATTCTCTCGGGCGCTGTATGTGGCGGTCTGCAAAGACGACGAGCAGTTCTACGTCGAGCGTATACGGGAAGACGCAGCCGAGCAAGACCGACTGCGAGCGCGAATCATCAAACTCACGGAGGCCCGGCTACGCCCGGCCGGAATCAGTGATGATGGCTCAAGTTTCGGCTGCAGGTTCTGCAGCATGAGGGCGGTCTGCACCCGCGAAGTTGAACCCCTGCGTCACTGCCGCACCTGCCGCATGTGTACCCCAGGGCCGGAAGGCCGTTGGGTATGCGAACTCAACAACCACACCCTAACCCTCGACGAGCAGCGGGCCGGGTGTGAACATTACGAGGTATTATGATTATGAATAATTCAAGACCCATGACCTTCGGCGAAAAAGCCGTCGGAATCACCTTTAACCCAAGCGGTGACCCGACGGTCGAGGCAATCAAACGTAAGTGCGCCGATCTGATTGATGAGATCCATGAGCTGCGCACCAACCAGCCCAACGGCGAGATCGCGCGCATGGCGTCCCTTGCCATCACCGACATTCAGTCTGGGCAGATGTGGGCCGTCAAGGCCGCAACTTGGAGGTACTGAGATGAGCACGAGTAACGCAAGCACCATCCCTAGCTTTGAAGGGCCAACGATCAACCACCCTGGCGGGCCAACGATCAACTACCCTGGCGGACCTGTGCAGTTTACGAAAGAAGGGGAAAAGGACCCCTGGAAGCACCGCTCTGTTGGGATGCGCTGTCAGACCTGTATCTGGTTCGTACTCAAAGAGTTGACCACCGCTACAGGAAAGTCGAGCGTTGGCCGCTGCCGCCGTCACGCTCCAACGATGGGAGGCTATCCCGTGGTCTTTATGACCGACTGGTGCGGTGACCACCGGCTGGATGAGAACAAGATATGATCACTATCGGTATTGACCCCGGCTTGAGTGGGGCGGTGGGGGTGCTCAGAGACGGACGATTCGTCGCCGTAGAGGACATGCCTACCGTTGCTAAGGGTTCGGGTAGCGTTAAGAGCGAAGTTGACGCGGCGGGACTTCTCGCTATCCTGAGGCACCACGTCGCACCGGATGAAGACGTAGCTGTGGTTCTTGAGCGCGTAAACGCTATGCCCGGTCAGGGGGTGAGTTCGGTTTTTAGCCTGGGGGACTCTTTCGGTGTGGCTCGAGCAGCGGTTGCGGCCGCTCGGCTGAGCCTTACTTATACGTCACCTGTGACTTGGAAGAGGCACTTCGGGCTGAGCTCTGACAAAGAGCAGTGCCGGGCGTTTGCAATCAGGCTCTACCCTGATGCGCCGCTCAACTTGAAGAAGTATGCCGATCGGGCCGAGGCGCTCCTCATGGCGCAGTGGCTTTATGAGAAGCATTTCAAGTAAAAAGAAAAACCCCCGAACCTAAACAGTTCGGGGGAAGCCGCCCCCATGGACAGAGAGGCGACGAGGAGTCCCCGCACACTCAGGGACTGGTAAAGCCGGAGTATATTGACGGTGCGGGGAGTTGCCGCCCGGCGGCTAGCGCACCATACCCTTGGGCTTGAGAAACTGCGCGTTCTTTCATTTTATCGTAGGCTAGCAGCGCCAGTGGTGAAGCAACCGCTAGCAGCGTTGAAGGTACGCGGGTTACTGGAAACGGAAACAACGAAAGCGCTGAGCTCCCGGCTCCAACACTCGCTAGGATGCCGCCCGGAACGTCACCTTCTGAGAATCGGCTGTACGCCTGCTGCCCGAGATCGGCCATTCCTAGGCCTGCTAGCGCACCAGCTGCTCCGGGAAATGCTCTGTACCCAATATTTACTCCGCGTGAGACTGCCTGAGCACCGCGTGACAACGGTGAAGGCTGGCGGGGCTGAGGTGGTTCTGGAGGCGGCGGGGGCGTTGTGCCTTGGGTGGGAGGTACGTCGGCATAGACCTGACTCGAAGGTAGTAACACTCCCGAAGGTGTTGAAGTAAGGCCGGGTGCTTTAGCGAGCAGGGACTTCGCATCACCCGTTACAATCCCTTGACGCTTGAGCTGCTCGATGACTTTGGCCTGCTCGTTAGCAGCGGCAGCCTGTTGAGAGGTGCCTACGTTGTAGGTCTGTTGCCTCGCACGACCCGTAGCCCCTGCGTCCGTGGTGCCTTGCAGCTGCCGGGTGTGCATCGGGTCTGTAGGTATCGGAGCTGGAGGGGTGGCCGCCGGTTGAACCGCCGGGGCAACGGGTTTGGTCGAACTCCGTAGCAAATCAGCTGCGGCTTGTGCTGCCCGTTCTCTACCGCTTTCAGTGAACCGGCTTGCCTGTGAACCTAAAGCAGCCCCCGCAGCGTCAATCGCAACGCGACTAGCGGTGGGGTATTCTTCATAGATTTTTCCAGGGAGTGCTTTGATTTCTTCAGTTAGTTTATCCCGCCGCTGTTGATCGGTGAGCTGGCCGTTAGTTTCTTCTGTGCTCGGGCTTGAAGGTGCGGCTGCTGGTGGCTTTCCCCATGTGCCGCTCTCAAACTGTGCTACGGCGTCGGCTATTTTTTCGGCTGAGTCTTTAGGGAAAGGAGCGTTAGTACTTTCAAGACCTAACGACCCGGCGAGCCAAATTTTGTAGTTGTCTTGGGCTTCCTGCGGGTTCTCGTTACCGCGTGGGGCATAACGTTCGATGAACTTATCGGGGCTGTTCAAACCACGCTTGAGCTTGATTTCAATATCATTGATGAGTGCTCGGCGTCCGTAGTCTTTGTTTTCAAAGATAGCGAACCCGTTCTCATCAACGCCTATCTGGCCGTCATATTTTACCCCCGGCGGTGGGCGCAAATTACCCGGATTATTGTTGTACTCAGCCAACGTACTCATCGGTGAGGCTCCTTACTTTTTCTTCTGAACATACGAGCCGTTGGGCTGCAGAACCCAGACGCTACCGTCAGGCATAGTGCGTTCGGCGGGTCTGGAGCCGGCAGCCGGACGACCGCCCGCTGGTGCGCCGCTGGCGGCAGGCTGAAAGTTTATGATCGAATCGCGAACGGTCTGAATACCGTCATCATATTCTTTGACCGCTGTTTTGTACTCTTCGCTGTCTTTGAAATCTCGAACGCTAACGCCGCGTTTTTGCGCAGCGCGGAAGATCTCAGCTGCCTTACGGTCAAACTCAGAGCGCAACTTGACCATTTGCGCCTTAGCGACTATACCTTCCGGAGTGTCTTTTATTGACCCGCCCAGCTGGCGAATCGTCTCAGCCTCCATGTTTGAGACGTTACCTTGCCCTTTGTAGAACAACTGGCGGAAGTTCAGCTCCAGCGTGGTTGATGCGGCGGAGGCGATTTCAGCAGCGCGTATCTCAGCCGGCGTGCGGGTTGCGGTCCGGATAGCCTGCTCAATCGACGGAACACCAATATTGTATGAACCCACGCGCAGCGTGTTTTCACCCAGCTGCCCCAACGCACCGAGGAACCCCGACTGGGCAAGGATACCGAACGTGCGCTTAGTGTTAGGGTTGCTAGCCAGCTGAATGAGCGTGTCTGCGCTACGTATCAGCTCGGGTGCAACTTTAGCGTCCGCGAAAATTCCTTCTTCAAGTTTCACGTCACCTTTAGCACGTTCTTTAGACCGTTCGCTAGCGGCCTCTTGTTCTTCCAGAGTCTGCCGCCCTTTGAGTATATCCCTAATTTTCTGCGCTTGTGCTTCGCCGGTCAAATCACCCACCTGAGCAACAATTTTCCTGTACTCAGAAGGTGTCATCGGGAATCGGCCTTCTATGCCGGGGAAACTGTAAGGTTTCTGCTCTTCCGCGCCCGTGAACACTACTTCTCTTGTGCGGGTATCGACGAGATTACCACCCACTACCATGAGATTTTTGCGCTCATCTTCGCGCAAATTTAGAACATACTTCGCCAGTGCCTGAACCCGTGGGTTGTTACTTATAGCCATCGCACTCAGCTGAGGGCTAGTGAGTTGATCAAGCGTAGAGCCTTCCTGAAGGCTTCGTACAGGAGCAGCGGTCGCCTGAGCCTCAGCGGGTCTGGGCGCTAACGGCGCACCCGCAACCGGCTCGGCCGCAGGGGCTCCTTCAACCGGGGCTGCGGGGGGTGTTGTGCCTTCAGCCGCCGGGGTAGCCGTTGGGGTGGCCGTGGGCGGTTTGAGCAGCCCGCGTAGCATCTGCTCATCGCGGGAGGCCTGCTGAGCGCCGAGCTTAGACGCCGCGAGGTCGCGACGCATAGCAATGTTTTCCAACATGCGCTTTTCTTCGGCCTGCTGCGCAGGGACGACCTGAGCGGCTACGTTGCCGAGCGCCTCGCCAAACTTACCCGTCTTAGTAGGGGCGAGGAACCCTTGCGCCATCGCGAGCAGCACCGGGTCAAACAACTGCTGCCGGTTAGTTAAGGCTTTCTCGAGCTCGTCCTGAATGCGTAAAAAATCATCAAGACTTTTCTTTTCACCGGGCGTCTCGGCGTAATAAGAAACGGGCAACGCGCCTCTAGAAGTAGTCATAATTAGCCGCCCCCTTTATTCCACCAATCAACCCAACTACCTGTGTCATTACTGTCGCTACCGCCGCTGAAAATTTTCTCAATACCGCTGATAATTTTATTACCCACTCCGCCTCCGCCAGCTGGAAATGCCGCTCCGACTAAAGTTCCAAGTCCGGCGATCTGCTGCAACGGTGAGGGGGCGAAAGTTGTTGGAATCGTTTCAGCGGTTTCAGTTGAGCTGGTGGGGTAGGTGTAACCGCGCATAATTTCAGCCACGTTCAAAGCTCGCTTGAGCGGTGCTTCTATCTGAGACTGATCGTAAGCCAGTTTTGCAGCCCCCACGTCACTCAAAGTTTTCAACCCTGAAGTTGCGGCCGTCTGCTCCTGAGAACCTAAACCTGAGAGAGCACTCGTTGTGGTGGCCTGTTGCCCCTGCTCTTTGAGCGCAGCATCAAGCGCGGTCTGAAAACCTTTCGACCGAGCAGCGGTCTGCTGGGCTTGAAGGTTAGCTGCAATTTCAGCCAGTGCCTGACCACTAATCGTACCTGTGCGGGAGCTACCTAGTGCCCCACCCATGCCGCTCACCCCCAACGCTTTGAGGGCGGGCAACACGTTGCGCTGCACGTTGATGTCAGACTGCTTTTGCATTTCGTCTATGACTTGTTTCTGATAAGGGTCATAGAACTTTGAAATGTCCGTACCGCCGACCTCCATAGCCGACTTACCTGACGTTAGCGCTTGATCTAAAGCGTCCTGATAACGTGTCAGATCTGAAAGACCCGGCAGACTTGCGCCAGCCTTCGGAGTCATGAGAGTTTTATAAAAATCGGGAAGGTCTGCGACCAGCTCTTTACCGGTAAACGCCTTGACCGTCGGGGCGGTGCCTGGCGTTGTGTCAGTAGCCGGGGTGCCGGGGGTTACGGTACCTAACGCACCCATTCCCGCTTGAGACAGCGAAGTGAGGTAGTTGGTAAGATACTCCGGCGCTTTTGCGGCCGAGGTCTTAGTCAGTTCGATGGGTTCTGGGGCGGAACCTTCAAATAATCCGGCCATGTTATTTGCCTTTCTTCAGGTAATCAAGCGGGCTTTTGTGCGCCGGCGGAGGCAGGTCTTTCGGGTGTTTTGAGCGAGCACGACCTCTGATCTCATGCATCATCTCGTAGAGCTTTTCGGTTCCGGCCTTTGTTGAGCCGTTTCCGAGGGCGCTGACCACATCCGCCGGGAATACGAACTCCCCGTCAGCGAGCCACGCCGGAATATCATCCGACTGCCCGTCACCGGGGCCGGCCACATGCTTACCGTCACGGAAGTCTTCACGAGCGTGCCCACCTTTGGCGTACATCATTTGAATGTTCAGCGGGGATACTTTTCCGCCTGATTTGAACACCGGAACGTAATCCGATTCATTATAGCTTGAAGATTCTTGATCGGGCAAGCCCAGAACTTCATCAATCGAGGGCTCTTGGCCATAGGCATAATAGGGCATAGCACCGCGCTCCGTTAAAACATTAGCTAGTTCGGGTTGTATTTGACTGAGTATTTGCTGTTGGTCGGCTTGTTGCTGCAGCGCTTGAAATTCGGCAAGTGGGTCAACATAAGTACCGCGCTCTTTAGACTTCAAAAACTGCGGACCTAACCAATCAACCGCAGCCGCCGCACCCGCCATCGCGGGCATCATCATGGCGGAACCGCTGCCCGATTGAGAGGTCTTGGGTTTTGTTTCTTTCGGCGTTTCAGGCTTGACTTCTGGTTTAACAGGCTCAAGGGGCACAACAATGTCAACCTTTGGAGGATCGCCAACGTCAAGATCATCAAAAACAGTTTCCCGACCTTCAGGATCCGTAAAAGTGCACCTGGTCTCCCCATCAGGCTCCCACTCCACAGTCACTTTGGTGTTTGTGTTTGTATCTGTAACGACCTGTGTCGTGACATTTGTGGTTGTATTGACCGTGACGTCTGTTGAGCGAGTGCCATCAACTGTTGTTTGAGTGGTCACGCCCGTACTTGTATCGCTTGTAACTGTAGTGGTTGTACTGCCAACCGTCGTTACCTGTGAGGTGACGTTGTTATTAGTCGTTGTAGTCGTTGACGCATTATTGGTACTGTCAACCACGGTCTGACTTGTTACGCCTGTCTTCGTATCCGTTACGACTGTGGATGTGACATTGTTGTTTGTTGTGCTATTTGCCGTAATGTTTGAGTTCGCACCCGTAGCTGCCGCGATAGCCGTGTTTGTATCCGTGCCGGCAGCAACCGCAGCCGTAATTGAAGACGCTGTGGCAACTGAGGTGTCAGCCCCTGCCTTGGTAGCCGAGTCAACAGCAGAGCTAATAGCAGTGCTTGCATCAACACCGCTTGCAATTGCTGTTGATATTGCCGTGCTCGTTGAGCCTGCAACAACCGCTGTCGAATTGGCACCATTTTGTGTAGCAGTCGAAACGGCTGTAGTTACCGAGGATGCAATAACAGTCGAGGCGTCAGCACCGCTTTCAATTCCTGTCTTGACTGAAGATCCAACGGTTGAAGAGACCGCCATCGAAGCATTAACACCGTTGTTGAGCGATGCGGTAACGGAGCCTGCAACAATCGTGCTGACGGCTGTTGAGGTATCTACGCCACTGCTTAGAGCAGTCGAAAGACCCGTATTAATTGACGCAGTGATAACGGCTGACATATCACCGCCCGACTTGGCTGCTGTGTCAATCACGGTTGAAACCGCTGCGCCAGGGTCAAGCCCATTATTGATCGCAGTGGTAACCGAGTTGGTCGAAGCCTGAGCGATGTTGCCAGTTTGAGCGAGCGTGTCATTGAATGAGGCTTGAACGCCTGAGCCAATCGATGTTGATGCGGCTTGATCAAGTGTATCAAGCTTCGTGCCTTGCATGGACCCTGCCGTAACGCCACCATACAAAGCACCGCCCGTCATGTTAGTAAGCGCGTTTACAGCATCGACAGGCCTACCCAACGCCAAATCAATCGACCCGGCAATACTGCCTTCCTCGAGCACTTCTTGTGCTGACTCTCTCAGCGTGGTCTTGCCAACTTGAGATACGCCACTTGCTGCCTCATCAGCTTGGCTGCCAAAGACCTTGCCGGCCACCTTGCCTAAGCCAGCAGCACCGCCTGCCAGGGCTACGGTGACGCCAGCAGCCGTGCCGGCAGCTTTCTGAGCGGCCAAGTGCGCATCTTCCTTGGAAGCGCCTTTGGCAATCTGTGACTCATATTCCGTGTTGTAAGCAGCACCGCCATTTTCTAAGGCCGAGGCAACGGTCTCTTTGACAAGGAAGCTGCCAGGGAACTTCAGTGTGGCAAGTTGCAATACTTCTTCAACAACCTCACTGCCAACAGTAGCGCCAAATGCTTTTGGATTATTAAAAGCTGTTGATACTAAGTTGCCGACATTGGTAGCAAAGTCTTTGATTCCAGAGGACTCGCCAACTCTTTGGATGGCAGCATTGATGTCCCTCTTGCCTTGCGTGATGTCAGCGCCTTCTGCTGCAGTAGCGGCAGCAGCAATTTGATTGGCCTTATCAAGCACTGTTCTACCCGCATCTGTAAAGCCTAATGCACTTAATACGCCAGCGATGGAGTTGGCCCCGAAGCTCGCTACACCTTGCGCAGCAACACTGCCAAGCACTGAGTCAACACTGGGCTTTTCCATCGTGACCGGGCCTGTGGTCGATGGCATCTCTTTACCAGTGCTATTAACCGATGCAGGCGTGATTAACGTGCCCGATTTCCCTTCGGCAATAACGGCGTTTACTGCCTGAACGTACTTGGCGTAATCAGCGTCGCTTGTACCACCACCAGCCTGGATAAAGGCTGCGCGGTTATGCATACCGTTAGGTGCGACATACGGGACTTCAGCCGTTGGCTTGCTTGTTGTGCCTGATAGGTCAGGTCTTTCTGCTGCCGTGGCAGTGCTATAAGTTTTGCCTTGCCAGGTAAACGTGGCATCAGCACCGAGTTTATCCCGCGCTAAAGCATAGGCATCATTGAAATTGCTCTTGCCTGCGATCTCACTCCTGATGTCGGGCAGGTTCTCAGCGCGAATCTGTGCTTGCTCACCAGAGGTTAATTTGCTACCTTCAAGAACACCTCGACCACGCGTGACAAGTTCGTTGATCTGCGCGTCGTTATAGCCAGCAGAGGTTAGAGCGCTGCGTAGCTGGTCTTCAGAGCCTTTGCCTTGCGTGAAGTTTTGATATGCAGACTGAACGCTCAGTTTGTTTTCTAACTTGATCGCATTTTGCGCATCAATACCGTTCAATATTTCATTAGCACGATCTGATGAAAAGCCAGCAGCAACCATTTCTGCCCACGCTATGTCTCGATCAAGCTGTGGTGTGCCGAACTCAGGATCAATCTTTGAGTAGCGGCTCATCACATCAGCGCCAACGCGCTGCATATTGATCCGCTGATCTGCTTGTATTGCGAAACCTTCGGCCTGATCTGCCGTGAAGCCAAGGTTTTTCAATTGACTAACAAGACCCTCACGGCTTAAGTCATTGCCTGGCCCTAGATAATCTGACAGGGCTTGATTGGCAGCGTTTTGCCGTTGCAGCAGTGCAATCTCCTCATCTTCAGCGGCGATCGGACTAAGCGCACTTAACCCAAGTGGTGACGCGTTGGCCTCAAGAAATGCGGCCCGGTCTTGAGGTGATTGTGCTGTTACTCCTGTGCCAGCAAGGCCTGATTGAATACCGGCCTGAGCTAATGATGTCAATGCGGCTAATTCGTTGCCCTGTATAGCCTGCAAACCTGCCGTAACGATTTTTGCAGCAGTGGCTTTGTCCATGCCGGTTTCTGCTGCCAAAGCGTCTGTGGCAAAGCTAGTGCCAACGCTTGTTGCTAACGCAGCCGGATCAAGTTTGCCCGTTGTTACAAGTTGCGTAATGACGTTTTTTCCAATACCTGCAACTTCAGTGGGTAACATTGAGCTAATCTGGCTGCCGAGATAGCCACCCGCCGCACTTAACGCCGCACCTTTTAAGGCCTGCAAAGGATCGGCACCCATGGCCAGTTGCGTACCAAAGCTTAATACGCCTGAACCTAAAGCACCGGCAGCAGCGCCAGTTGCGCCTAATGCACCACCAATGGCAGTACCGAGGCCTGGAACAAACGATAGCGCAATGGGCAATGCGATTCTTGCAAAGTCCATAGCCGCTTGATCTGGGTGAGCGCCTTGATAAAAGCTTGGATCGCCAACAGGCACCAGCTTGTCACCTTTGGATTGATACAACTGCGCCATGCGCTGGCGATCTGGTCCACCTGTGGCGCCACCAATGTAAAAGTAAACGCTGTTAGATGCGATGTCTTGTGGCGTGATGTCCGCATCAGTCACTTCTTGTAATTTGCCGTTAATAATCTTGTAAGGCTTAACAAATGTTGACTTGTGCTGTATTGCAGCAGAAATGTTTGGGCTTGCCGTAAGCAACGAAATGGCAGTGTCGCCGCCAAAATCAGTAACACCTGCAAGAGGGTTGTCTAATGTGTTTCCAGGCCTAAATAATTTTGCATTTGCAGCGGCAATGCGCTCTTGTTCAGCGCGATAGCTAACAGCCTCTGTTGTATTGGCAACTTGCAAGTATTCATCACGGGATAACATACGACCCGTTTTGGGGTCAATGTAAACCTGAGAACCCTGACCCTGAAATCTTGGATCGTTTGCCAGTCCAAGATCGCCAACATTTTCTATTTCCCAGTTGGATTTCAAGACTGGGTCGTAAAATCTACTGGCCGTATCAAGAGCGCCTGTAACAGTGTCATTACCTGTTGCGCCCGTAACTGACGTTGCGCCAGTGCTAGGAACAAGGGTATGTTTGCCAGTGGCTGGATCAAACACATACCGACCAGCATTAGGGTCTGCTATGTAGCTTGATGAAGCGGGATCATTGGGGTTGTAACGGTCTTCCGTCCAGGTATTACCCCTTGGGTTACCAAATGCATCAAAACCGCTTGTCGGTAGTGCGCCAGTTGCAGGCGCTGTATTTGTAGCGGTAGATAACGCACCTAACGGCGCAGAAGCGGTCGCATTTTGCGAAGTAGTAACTGTCCCATCGTTACCCACATCTAATGGACTTTCAGCTACGTTATAAAGCGTACCTCCGTATAAATATTTTGCAGCTTCAGCCTCTTCAGCAGTAGCGTAATATGCAACGGTCGGAGAACCCGAAATACTAGGTATAACTACGGCAAAGTTTCGTGTTCCCGTAGGTCCTTTATAAGGATCAATTGTGGCAAGGTTTTCTGAAAGCTCAGGTTTAACATTTAGCGTTCGCGCAATATTTTGATTTTCGGCGAGCGTCTGCGAGCCGTATGGACCTTTAGTTGATGCAAACGGGTCTTGTGTCCAGTCGTATGCAGCGCCGAGTTTACCGGCTGCAATGTCATTAAAATTGATCCCTAAGTTTGAACCAACGCCTGCGTAAAGCTCTCCGGGCTTATATTTTATTCCTGCAGCGTCTAATGCTGTACCTAGACTACCGATTCCACTTAAATTGATTCCAAATTCATTGGCGTTTTTATACAGTTCTGGCGCAGTAAAAATACTTGATCGCAGTTTTCGGCCTTGCGGGTCGTAGTAAACGAGCTTTTGAACCTGCCCGTCCTCCATCTCAACCCCAACACCGTAACCTGAATCCGGGTCACGATAAAGGCTCGGTATCTGCTCTTCAGTGCGAGCACCCTGACCCTGCGGCCCATAGCCTTGTCGAACATTACTTAACCAGCTCGTGTCATCTGAAGTTCGAGTGTACGTTAGGTCAGTGCCAGGAACAGTAGATTTCGCAGCGGGGAGTGATGCTTGATACTCGGCGTAAGTGGGCTGAGCGGCTTTCTCCAACGGTCCTGAATTGATTTTGTCAGCGTAAGAAATGGGCGCGGAACTTTTCAAAGCCTGATCAAGATCTATGCCGTAGTTTTGTCTCGCAGCATTGACGAGAACATCATGGCTGTAACCTTGGCTTGTCAAGTCATCGTAAAGCGATTTGAGTGCTTCGGGCGTTATCGATAAAGGTGAAGTCGCCATACTAGCTCATCCTCGGGTTTACGGCACCGACCAATGCGGCGGCCCATTCTTGCCAGTCGTCAAATTGATAAGGCTCGGGTATAGCTTCATTAGCAAACACGTCGATGGCTTTTAACCCTGCACCCCATGACTTCCAATCGGTGTCGGTCATCGGAACTTGCAGCTGCTGCGCGGCGTAAGCCTCAACCATCAACGCTGCCCAAGACTCAAAGCTGTGATAACGCGGGTCATAAACCAACGGAACGGTCATGTTGAGTAGCCTCGAACGTCGCCGGTGTCGGCGTCGACCATAATTTTACCCGTTTGATAATCACCGCCGGAAACATTGCTAACTATCTTGATTCGCAGTATACGGCGCTGCTCTTTCATGTCGATCTTACCTGTGCCCGGCGCAAATGTGTATGGCCCCGTGACTTGATCGACCTCATCAGCATAGGGGCGGCCGATGATGTATAAGTCAAGGTTTCCGACCTGCACAAAGTTCGGCTCAACGCGCTCGATACGCGTCCATTTGTTTTCACCCACTGGGGAGAACGTAGCCGGGCCGCCGGCTATGACGCCGAGATCCGAGGTCGTGAAGTACGATTCAATTGCGAGCACGGTTGCACCCTGAACGGAGTCTTTTCCAATTTCATGCTGCCACAGCGAGACCTGCTGCATCAACGAATCGACCGTGATCTCAAAGTCAACACCTACGCCGTCCAACACCGCCGTGAGCAGGTCACCCTCAGCGTAACCGCTGCCGCGATTGTTTATATCAACCGTGACCACTTTCCCACCGAGCACCGTGATTGTGGCGGTCGCGCCGCTGCCGGTTCCCCCGGTTAGGCTCTCGTAGTTGTACGTGCCGTCGGCGTAGCCGGAGCCTTGATCGCTGATCGTAAACACGTTGATCGCGTCCGCCGTGTTGACGTTATAACCCGCCTGAATGGGGAACCGAAAGACCTGCGAAAAGTACCCAGCCGAACGCTGCGCACCGGAAGCTTCCCCGGTGTCATACCACGTATTGTCACGCACGTTGTAGATCACCGCATCGGTACACTCGGTGGCGTTACCCCTGGGGTAAAACCACCACACTTCACCGAAACGAGGCACTTTAGTAGCCCAGACTTTCTGTCGCTGCGTGTAGTTGAGATTGTCAAAGAAGTAGTTCTGATTGAACGTGTTTGGAATCTCTTTTGTAACCCCGTTATACAGCAGGAACCGATCGACCCCTGTCCAGAAGTAAATACCATCATACTCGATGACCGCCGAAGACGACAAGAACGAGGACTGCGAAGTGATGATATCGTAACGCCAGTAGGTCGTAGCTGCAAAGTTAGGCGTGCCCGCCACACCTAACGACTGAGGTGCGTAAGACACTCGAACCAGTGAGTCCAACGACCAAAAGAGCCCGGAAGGCGAGTTCGAACCGCCCCGCACCGGCAACCCTTGTAGTATCTTACCCGTCGCGGCGTTGACCCGGTTGGCATCAGCCGAAACCCAGTCATCGATGTCCCCGGCTGAGCAGTTCCAGATGAGACCGTTGTTGCCGTAAACGAATACGTAAGGGTGTAGCGATACTACGCCGCCCGAGACGGAAACCTCGTTGTCAAACGTGAGCGTTGTTACGCTTGTAGCGGTTGCGTTCTGGCTCAACGTTATAGTGCTGGTGACGACTGAGACAACCGTCGTACCCGCCGGTATTCCGTAACCCTTGACCACCTGCCCAGCGGCGATACGAACATCGGTGGTGGGGATGGTGACCGTGGGCGAACCGCTCGTAACGGTACATGTCGTCACGGCAAAAAGCCCCGCAGCCCAGAGCGTTGTACCTGTTAGCGGTCCGCAAAGCAGCCGCGTATTGGTTTCGTTGTCAATGCTGACGAGGTCTTGCGACGGGTGCGCGAGCAGCAGGCTCGTGTTGTAACCTACCGTATCGGTGAACGTGTCGAACTGCCAAGAGTTCAGGTCCGAAGCCACAAACGGCGAGTCAATGGCGCTCACCTGAAGTACTAACCCTGAACCCACACCGCCGAGAGAAGTATTGCTAGCGGTGAGGAAGTCTCCAGCCACGTAACGTACCCCGCCTCCGGTCACGGTCACGGCGGTCACGGTTCCCCCGCCGCCGACGGTAACCGTCGTTATGAGACCTTCTCCGGTGCCTGAGGTTGTGTACGTTAAGGGTACGTTGGTATACGTACCGGGCAGGTAACCCGAACCGGCGACCGTTATGCTGAGTGTGGTGGCGGGGCCGCCAAATTTGAAGTCAGTAACCCCCGAACCCACTCCGTTATTGTCAATCGGTACGAGCTGCAGACCGTCGTTGTAGCCGCTGTAAACGTTATTGTACAGATTACGCACCACCACAAACACGCCGCGAGAAGGCCCAGCGAGCGAGTTCACGATTTGACGGTACCCGCCCATCTTTCGCGGACGAGCCAGCTCACCCCCGAACTTCTGAAAACGCACCCAGCGCCCGTCAGTATAGTACTCTTTGTCAAAGATGGTACCATCGCGTTGAATACCGGGCCGGGTATCGAGGGCGAAGACTTTCTTAGTCATCAGAACGAACCCCCAGAGATACCTTCAGAAGTCAACATGAACTTTATGGTTCCGAGCACGGATATTCCAAACTGACCTGCGCCGGGCCTGAACAGCCCGGTGCTTATTTCAGAGGCAAAATTCAAAGAAGGGCTACCCGCGCTGCCGTTAACGATACTGAACGAAGTGCCGCCGGCCTGAGTCGTATTAGCGTTGAGCACATTAGTACCGTCGCAAAACAAACTCGCTTGCCCCGAGGCGGGAACGATCGCAGTAGCCCCGCCGACCGCGCCAGTTGAGATTGTCAGAGTGAAACCGCCCGCGCTACATTGATTGCTGATGATGTAGAAATTAACCACCGGCGGTATGATGATTGTGACGTTACCCGTGAGGGTTCCGTTATAAATCTGAATTGTGTTTGAGGCCTCGTTAGCCGTCAGGGTGTAGGTTCCGCTGGTTACGGTTTTAGTCAGAATACCGTACTCGAACTGCGTGCTAACCCCGTAACCCACCGTGATGAACCCGGTTCCGGTCGAAACGATAAAAGCCGACTCATTAGGCGCAAAGGCTTTTGAAGCTCCCCCGTCAATCAGCTCAACACCCGTGCAGTTAACCGTGAGCGTGCCCGTTCCGGCGTTCTTTATCAGAAAGAACCAATTACTACCTACCGTAACAGCGGAAGGCAGCGTGGTGGTTGTAACCCCGCCGCTCCAAACATAAGTTTTCGCTCGGTCACCGTCAACGAATACTTGGCTCGCGGTGATGGCCGAAACCGGATGGCTTTGGTTCAGGGTTAACCCACTAGCGAGCAGCCCCGCCCCGGCGAGCGTAGCCGCATCAGCTGAGGACGTTCCCGCGCCGAACGTAAAATTACCCCACGCGCCGTAGTCGTCGGCGTTATCGGTCAAATAAATGTAACGCGCCGCGCCGGAAGGTATCGACACAATAGTGCCGTTGCCATCATAGGTCTTAACCGTAAACGTGTTGCTGCCGACGTTACGTATCAACGCATCTTGCCCGACCGAGACCTGATTGGCCGGAGGCATGCGCAGCTCGTAGCTACCCGAAGCGTCAACGTCCATGATTCGAGCAGCCGGGGTCTCGGTGGCTTCATTACCGTTAATTGGCCAGAACAGCTGAAGGTTTGCGTCGAGCTGAATCTCAAGGTAGAGAACATCGGTCGGCTGTATGACGTCGCCAGTAAAAGGGCTAACGTAACTCATGATCAGCTATCCGACGCGATCGCCTGGCGATCGGCGATACGTAGTTTGTCTTCCGCTATGAGCGTCTGCATGATCGCGTTGTACTGCGACTGCCACATCGGTATCCGTTCGTCGTTCTTCAAAAATGGCATAGCTTGCAGAAGCGACCCGTATAACAACGCCTGCGGGGCGTATTCGGTGAACCAGTTTGTTTGATTTGAAGAGTCCAATGGCTGAACCCGCTCATAGTACAATACCTCAAAACTATAAGCCTGAGCCGGTGTCGGCGCTACAAACCAGTGCGTGTAGTCGTAATCGCAGTAAAACCGAGGCACTTCGGTTTGCGTTGAGTCCGGCCAGTACTCACGCAGGTACTCATATTTGCGCAACAGCACAGGCTGTCGCCGACCCGCTACGGTAAGGTTCATACTGACCGTCTTGTGCCAACGTGCCGGTTTGTTGATGATGGGGTTGCTGGCGGTCATACTGCTAGTCTGAACGGTCAGGTTACCTAGAAATTTAATCTGACTCGCTATCACCTGCTCAGCTAGGCCGATGAACGTCGGTATGCGGTCCACCGTGGCCGTATCGGTACGCTCAAGGTACTGCTGAATGTCAGTGACCAAGTTGTTATAGGTCATTGCGTAGGCGGGCATTACCAGCTCCTTTTAGCCTTAGCGCCGGCCATATTTGCGACTAGCGAAGGGTACTTGGTGCCGGTGCGTTTGGCGAACGCTTTGGCGGCTCGTTTCTGATTCGGACTCAGAGACTTGGACTCGCCGAGTGACTTGGGCCGTGGTTTTTCCCATACCTCTTTCATAGCTTCCTCACCCCATTAGGTTGCATTCGGCTTGACGTCTGAGGACTAAGCCGCGTAACACTTTACCACCCCCACGTACCCAGAGTCCGAGCTGCTCTTTTGCGCCTTCCCAATCTTGAGCGTTTATTTTACGCCTCAAAGTGGATGTTTGTAAACGCCCTACGCCTAAATTATAGCAAAAATCTACTACGGCGTTTAACTTTCCCCAATCTTTCTTTTGAATCGCGAGAGTCAGCAGTATCGGGCAGAGCCGAATCGCCCCCGGTGCGTAAGTGCGCACCAGCTCATGCATTAACAGCTGCTCGGCGTATTCACGCGTTATCGGGGGATCATCCTTTGTAACCCTGTCGCCGCTTTGATAATAAGTCGACCCGTATCCGATGGTCCACACCCCCGCCGGGCAGAGATACGGCCGGGCTGAAAAACCCTCAAACCGTCGGCATAGCTCAGCAGCGAGGTCTAGTTTCACGCCAACCCTCTAGCCTTCAAGGTGCGATCAAGAAACCAGTAATTGAACGTGCCTGCGACCAGTGCGGCGAAGTCGGGCGACATAATCATTTTGAACACTTCCTGCACGGGAAGACCTTCACGCGAGGCGATGATCGCAAACCAGACATGCGACGCTGACCAGATGGCCAAGATCCAATAGGTCACTACCGGTCGGACTGAAGCCGAAAGCGATGCAACCCAGCCACCGGCAGCTTTAGCCATCTCGGTCTGTGAGTTGATAGCAGCTTCGAATGCAGCCATAACGCCAGTATCGATTGCTTTATCACGTTCAGCTCCTATCTCAGCCAACTTCATTTCACCGCGTATCTGCTCAAGTTCGCACTGACGGTTGAACATCGAGAGTTCATGTTGCCGTTCGTTCTTGCGATCAAGAAACTTCAAGACTTCGGGAGCCAGTCGAAATAAGCCCCCGAAGATTGTGCCGAAAAGACCACCACCAATAATGTCTAGCATCTCTAGCCTCTAGCAGTTACGATGTCGGCACCCTTCTTGACTGTTACCTTGCTGCCTTCAACATCAACCTGCATAGGCGGCTCGGCACGGTCCAACTTGTCCAGGCGGGTGATAAGGTCCTTGATGACCTCGAACTCGGGCTTTTCTTGCTTTGGCGCGGTTCCGGCAATACCGTTGAGCATTTGGATCAAGGCTGTCAACGAGGCGCCTAGCAGGCCCATTACAGCGGCAATCTTTTCGCCTTCAAGGAATAACGATGCACCGACACCCACGAGCACGATCAGGAAGATATAAAGCAGCCCATCTTCGCCAATGGCTTTTCCTGCTACTTCTTTGGCCGAGTCTTGCGCTTTAAGTTCTTCAAGCCGGATCTTGGCTTGCGCTTTAAGCACCGCCAACTCGTGGGTTTTATCGTCCATCAGATACCCAGCAGCTTCTTAACGAACATGGCCGCGACACCTGGACCAAGCAAGACAGCAGCGATCGTGATGTAAAGCAGCCACTCGATATGGCGCATGCGTCGGCTACCGTCACCGAGGCGTTTCTCGATGTTCTCGTAGCGTTGGGCGCAAATCGCTTCATGCACCGACAAGCGCTTGTCCAGGTCGTCGCTCATTTAAGCAGCCTCTTGTTCCTCGGTTGGCACTTCCTGCAAGGGGGTCATCGGTGGCTTTGCAGCCTCCTTCATGCCCTCAATCAGTTGGTAGACCTCCTGGTACGGGCGGGTGCCCAGGTAGCCAATGATTTGATTCGCGAGTTCGATTGGAATATGAAGTTTCATGCAAACCTCTTAGGTTGGTTGATCAAGGTACAACAATTTAATTATGGCTCAGTTACCCTCGAGGGCGGCAATACGCGCCGCTTGCGCGTCAACGATTGCTTTGAGTTCTTGAATAGCTGCTGTGAGCGCTGCAACCAAGAACGATGTATCAACCCCCTGATAATCTGGAACCTCACGATCTTCAAAGACTGCCTCAACCGCTGGCGTGAGTTCGTTGCCTTCTTCATCGTACGTTGCAGACACTGCCGGACTGACTTCAACACGCTCAGTTTTTATTGCGTCCTTCTCACCTGTTACCGCATGAGGAACGACAGCCTGAAGCTCATGCGCGATGAAGCCTTGACCTGCTTCACCAGTCGATTTCCAGGTGTAGGTGACAGGATTGAGCTGTGCAACGGTCGCCAATGCGTTCGTCATTGGTTGCACATTTTCTTTCAGTCGATAGTCGGACGAAGTATTGTAGGCAGTTGCAGTGGTGCTGGTGCTTATGCTGCCAATGTTATTCGAGTTTCTTACGAAATACATCGCATACGTTGTCTGACTTCCAGTGTAATCAGACTTATAGTACACACCAATCGTTCTAACAGAACCGTTGCCTTCGTAATTCGGCAAATCAATGAAAAGACCATACAAATTACCATTGCCCGGATTCGGACCTGTTTGAGACAGATAAGCACGCAAAGCAAATGCGTTTCCGTACCCGTTGCTATCTACACTGGCCCAACCCGTCACGCCATATGCGTTACTGGTAACAGTACCACTTTTACCAATTACGCCGTTTCCATTATCAATGCTTGCCTCCCCATACACACCGGCGGTAGTGAAGGTACTAGCTTGTGTGGAGCCTACAACATTGGAGTAAACGCCGTAGTAGTTTGATGTTCGGCCCGGATGTTCATCGTAAGAACGGCGAATGTTCAACGCTGCGTTTGGACTACTGGTTGAATTGTTAATACTTATGGCTAACTGACTGGTTAGCCCATTCAATGTGGATGATGATGTGTTGATACATACTGCGCCGGAGTAGTCGATACGCATCCGCTCGGCATATGTCGTACTGTTATTGGTAGCGAATATCAGATTACCGGCTTTCTGGGAAAAACCGCTTGTATAAGGGTAGATGCCTGCAAGCTGTGCCAAATAAGAAGGGTTGCTGTTATAAAAAGATAGTCCATCACCATAACTAGCACCAAAACCGATTGAAGATGAAACCCTCACTCCATCAGCAAGAGCAGAGCCGGTGCCAGGGCCGACAATATCCAGTTTAGTTGATGGTGATGTAGTCCCAATCCCCACGTTGCCTGCGGAGGTGATACGCATCCGCTCGGTGTAAGCACTACCACTATTTGTTTCAAACGTTAATGCGCCCGCCTCGTTTCCGGCCGTTGCGTTTTCTTTTATGCCTTTTATTTTTGCAAAAATTGCAGCGCCAGACGTAGTTGTTTTATAACCGCTTAAAGCCAGAACGCCGCCGACACCCGAAGCGGCAGACGTCGTATCAAAAATGTTTGCTATCCCGTAGTCCGCTCCGGGTGTACCCCGCACGTCTAACTTTGTTGCCGGAGAACTCGTCCCAATACCAAGTCTTACGTTGCTGTTATCCCAAACGAAGTTCGCAGACCCACCAAACGCACCAGCATTGTTGTACTGGACTTGCGTGGTGGAGCCACCGGGAGAAGTGCCGCTTGCTGCGGCTGCACTTGCAAGGAGCGTAACTACGCCGGAGGAGTTCTTGTAATAGAGCTTGCCGTCTGCGTAGTTCAGTGCAAGCTCGGCGCCATTAGCGGAGGAGGTAAGGTTCGCCGCCGAAGGCAACGCGGAAGCCGTACCACTCGCGTAAATGAGGATGGGTGTGTAGCCTGACTGTGCCATTTAGAATGCACCTCCGTAGATGCCTGTGGTTGCTGTTACCGTTGTAAAGGTTCCGGCAGCAGCCGTTGTTGCGCCGATCGTGGTGCCGTCAATCGTCCCGCCCGTAATCGCCACACTGCTTGCGCTTTGCGTCGACATGGTACCCAAACCCGAGATGTCCGTGTTGGGAATACTGGCCGAGGCTGTGAAGGCTGAAGTGCCGTTACCTTTAACGTAACCCGTTAAGGTCGTGGCTCCGGTGCCGCCATTGGAGACCACAAGCGTACCACCTAGTGTTAGGGTTCCGCTCGTAGTGATCGGGCTTCCAGAGAACGTAAGACCCGTCGTGCCGCCATCGGCAGAGACCGAAGTAACCGTACCGCCAAAAGACGGGGTGGCAGAAATCGTAATGCCGCCTGCCGTATTGCTGATGCTGACGTTAGTTCCGGCGGTTAGCGTATTGAGCGTGTAGCCCGAGCCGTTACCGATCAGTAACTGGCCATTCGTAGGTGTTCCAGTAACCCCGGTACCACCGTAACCGATGCCGATCGTCGTGGCGTTCCAGGTTCCTGCCGTCAGCGTTCCGACGCCTGTTATACCGGTATAGGAGCCCGTCAGACGAGCCGTATTGAGCGTGCCTGAGGAGATGTTCGAGGCGTTAGTCGTGTCCGTTGTAGCCGATGCAGCAAGGCCAGAAACCTGCCCGGAAGTGATTGCAATCGAAACGTCAGTCGCAAGGGTTAGCTGTCCCTGAGCGTTAACCGTGAAGGTGGGGACCGTGGCCGCGCCGCCGTAAGAGTTCGCAGTAACCCCGGTATTGGTGATCGAGAATTGCGTACCCGTGAGCGTCAGACCCGTACCTGCGCTGTAGATCTGCGCGGACGATACCTGAACGAACGTGATCGCCGTCGTCCCGAAGGTAATCGTGCCCGAGGTATTGCAGACGTAAGTCTCGCCAGCGCCGGTAAGGCCCGAGGTGACGAAGAACGCATCGCCTTCGCCTAGTGCATTGGGGTCCTTGAGGCCGTAAGAGTCGCAATCCGTCGCACGAGTAAGCACCCAGGCAGTAGACCCATCGCCAACCGTCGTGACCGTGTAAACGCCGTTTTGAGCCGGTGCTGCTTGGTTATAAACCAGGATGCGATCGCCTGGGGATGCTGTGGGTCCGTCAGGCGCGAAAGCAGCCAAGGTTCCCGCATTCGTCAGCGTAGCTCCGACGCCTGCTGTGCCGTTGTTGTAGGTCGCAGTCAGTGCGGTTGGCGCTTCATACTTAACCGGCGTGTGGTAGGTGATGCCCGAGGCTGCGATCGTATCGACATAAGACTTATTGACGATGTCGGTCGCGTTCGTAGGCGTTGTACTGATCGTGCCCGTCGTGGTCGTGATCGAGGTGAACGTACCAGCAGCAGGGGTCGATCCACCGATGATTGTATTGTTCACCGTCGCGCCCGAAATAGCAGCCGCAATCGTACCGCCAGTGATCGTAACCGCACCCGAGTTCTGCGTGGACATCGTCCCCAAGCCGGTGATGTCCGTATTGGGAATCGTCGCACTGGCGGTCATTGCAGTGGTGCCAGTGCCCTTCACATAACCCGTGAGTGTATTAGCTCCGGTTCCGCCGCTGGCAACATTCAGGGTTCCAGCAAGCGTAACGTTTCCTGAAGTTGCGACTCCTGGTGTTAAACCGGTAGTCCCGGCGCTGAATGACAGTACACCACCTGCTAAAGAGAACTGCTGCCAAGACCCCGAGGTATAGCCCTCAAACTGAGCAAGATCTGCGTTGAAGCGAAACTGGCCGTCAGTCGGTAATCCCGGCCGTTGGGCGGTTGTCCCAATCGGCGGGGTCATGGCAGCTGTGCCGGGCAGCACCGCGTTGGACGCTAGACTAATGGTCGGGTCGCCTGAACCACCGCTACCGTTAGCTACATTGATCTGATCGGCAGTGCCTAGGATTGACACCAGACCCGCCCCCGGACCCACCGTACGAGCTAAAAGTCCGGTACCGGAGGTTATATTTGAGATCTGCCCAATGAACCCAGACAGCGAAATGGTTGGGTTAGCCGCCACACCGTCCGGATCGGCAATGCTCAGACCGTTTCCGCTATAAGCTAGTGAGCGAGCCGCGAGCGTTGTGGAGCTGGTTTTGACCTGAATACCGTTGCCCGAAGACACCAAACTCGCCGGCGCACCCGACAGGGCTAAAGCTAACGTAGAACCCGCGCCGTTGTCAGTCAGCGTGAGACCACCACCCGGTGCTGAAAGCAACCGTGAATCAGGCAGCCCGGCCTCTGAGGTCGCAGTCAAAAAGCTGAACGTCAACGTCGGCGCGTTAGCGATGTCCGCTACGGTAGTCTTAACTGTACCGCCGTTTTGAACAATCGGTACTAGCTCAGTTCCGGTGAGCGCATTCGCGGTGGGCAACTGCGTGATAGTCTGATTAGCCATTATGGTGAAATCGCTATTCCGTCAAGATTCCCATTGTTCTCCGGCGTCTGGGTATTGCCTTCGGTTGAAAGTATAACGCTCTGCTGGTTATTGGTTACGATGTTGTCTTGAATCGCCGCTACGGAAACGTCAGGCCGGGGAAAACGCAGGTTGATGCGCTCGGTCTGCCGCGCCGGCAGGCGATACGGGTCTTTCTGGTCCGCGCAACCTTCATTGCAAACCCTCAGACCCGCAAAGTTCGGGTCATTCATCAATACCGAATACGGGCGTTTCATCCGGCAGCGGTCGCAGATCGCAATCGCCAGCGATGAATAACCCGTGGTATCAAGAAAAATAGGCATGTCAGGCCGTGTAAACGCTAATGTTCGGCGCGAAGTAAATGGGAGAACGGTCGCGCTCTTCCTGCTCGGCCAGGTTCAGGTATTTTTCGGCCTGCGTTTCGAGGTACTGAACGCGGTCGAGAGGGACTGCGGGCAGTTCGAGCGACAACTGGTGGCTCAACATAGCGAGCGTGGCGAGGTACCACCTTTGAGGGATCTGCAACTCATCGGTCAACTCACCCACGTCCATGATTTGCTTCGAATACCACACGGTCATCTGCACAAATGGGTCTGAGGGCGTCGGCCAGAGGTAAATTTCAGGTTGCGGGATGGTGCGATTGAACCAAAACTGATAAGGCTGGTTGGCCGTAAAGTTTTTGTTAGGCAGGTTGGTGTAATCATCACGATTCAGACGTGACATCGTAATCTCGCGACTGTTATTACCCACATACCACTCGCGCAGCGCCAATGTAGTGCCGCCCGAAGCCTCAATTCGGTAGTAACGAACCGTTTGACCGGGGTCGATGTCATACCACAACCACTGATTGTCAGTCACAACCGTTGTGCCGACATTCTCAAGCGTGTTCCAAGTCGACCCATCGGTTGAATACTTGAGGGTGAAGGTCCAAGTGGCGCTTCCGCCCCCAGAAACATAAGGTAGCACACCAATAGACCCCGCATAAACGGGGTTGTCGGTGCCGAAATCGACCGTAATGTTGCCGTTTGCGGAGCTCTGCTGACAATACGTATCAACATCATTGTCGGCTACATTGCTGACCGTTCCGCCCGCCGAGGTGCTATAGCTACCCGTGGGGCGGTTCATGGTTCGATACAGCGCGTTGAGCACGTCATTAGCCCCAACGGGCAACGTGTAAATATACTTATCGGGCGTCAGGCCGATGACCTCTTTCTTTATAGCCCAATACTGAATACCGATATTGATGAGGTTAGTCAGCACGAAGCCGAGCGACTCCCTCGCGGTGAGCAGCTGCTCGCTGGTGAGCTCTTCGGCCAACTTACCACACCGGCGAGCGGCGTGATCAATTAGCGTTTGAACGTTGTAAACCTGACCGTAAGTGTCTGAGTACGCCATATCTTTACCACCCTGGGCAGTTCCAGCGCTTCATTGAGGCCCGAGCACGCGAACCGCGCTCAGACTTACGTGCTACGGGACCCATTCGGGCACAAAACGAGTCGCGCCGTGGGCCGCCCTCGGGCTGAGGAGCCTTCAAGTTTGAGCCGGTGGCTCGGTTGTACTTGGCGCGGCCTTTCGCCGTGAGACCCGCACCCTGAGACGCCGGTAACTTTTCACCGCGACCGATCGCAAGGCTCGGACCACCGTTCTTAAGCCGTTCAGGAAGTTTTGCATACGATTTCCCTTTCACGTTGGACTGCGTAAACTCTGCAGCCACATCAGGTCGAATGCCTACTTTCTTGGCAAACTTTGGATTATTCTCAGCCGCTTTCATCAGCCGGAACTGTGCTTTAGTCTTGGCAGGCATTTAAGCTATCTGCCCCATAGTAACAATCAACGAAGGGATGGCCGGGTACGCAGGCGTCACACTTGATGGCAGCGCCTCAAGCGTTACATCCGTTGATTCAGGCAGCCAAAACAATTGCACATAGTTGGTAGCGTTCAAATCTAAATAGAAGTTCCAAGCAGCTACCGCAAAACCAAAAATGCCTGCATTCTTACGCGCTGGCACCGTAACTTGCGTCGATGAGTTGGCAAGATCCGAACCGTTGACCTTGATCCAAATCGTAACGATATGCTGCTCGTTAGCGACGTTCTTGAACTGGGCGCTGAACTGAAAGTTATAAATGCCGTCACTGGGTACCGTAAAACGGCTATTGCTAACCAGGGTAATGCCATCGGCAATATCCGTAGTGTTGCAAGTCATGGCCGTGCCAGCAGTGGTGCTTCCCGTCTGATCTTGGGTGCTGCTAAAGCCGCCATAAGCCGCACCAAACGCCCGCAAATCACCGATGGTTGCTTGCACATTCGCGCCACTTTGCACTAACGGCACAAGCTCTGCGCCCGTCAGCGTTGCGGCTGCTGGCATTGCGCTAATTTTCTGGTCGGCCATTATGATTGCTCCAAAACAATTTTGCTGTCGTCTTCTTGCAGCACATATCCTGGCGTTGCTTCATCCAGAATATAAAACGTGGTTGGCGGAATGGTGCCATAAGTGTCAACCACACCATCATCGCCAACATCAAGGCCGTAGTCGGTGCCTCCGATGACATTCTGGGCACCGACACCTAACGCAAAGCCGTCTGAGGTGTTGGCTTGATCGGCAACGCTGGAGTAGCCGACAGGAGCCATTAAATACCCGCTTGAACGATTTTAAGCGTTGCCGTACCGGAGCCTGAATTAACAAGCAGTTTGATAGCCGTCACCGGAAATGCGTAATTACCATCAGCCGCCGCAACTTCACCCGCTACTGTGGGATGACTGAACCAAGTAGAAATCGTACCGCTGGGGTCGTCAAATGAGTGCTGGACGGTGTAATCAACCGTACCTGACACCGTCACACCAAAGCCCACATTAAACGGACTGATATTAGTATTCATGATCACGGCGCTACTTGAACCGACACCAGTCTTTGAAACCGATTGAACTCTCATCACAAGTCCTTAAAATAAGCGAGGGCCGAAGCCCCCGCTATTTAGCACGCGCCGCCGTAGGCCTTTTTCTGTACTCCGCCACCCTTTTTGAAGGTTCCGGACTGCAGGTCATTAGCCACGGGTTTCGACACCGGGTGCCGAGGCATCGCTACGGGACGTCCGCTATCGACTAGACCCCCCGTAGCATAACGCTTTCCCAACGCACCGCCTTTCTTAAAGCCCCCGGCGTTGCCTTTCTTCACTTCGCCAGTGGTGGTGTTGGTTGGGCCGGGTTTGGACGTCGAAACATTACCTTCGACTCCGCCACCTTTAGCGTACTTGGGGCTCCCGCCGTGCTTGTAACCGCCGGGTTTGCCCATTGCCACGTCGCCAGTCTTCTTCGGAGTGTGATGCTCGCCTGAAGCAGTGTCCATCTTGGTCTTGACATAACCCTTAGCTCCCTTTTCAGAGGCCGCTACGCCAATTACTCCACCCTTTTTGAACCCTGCCTGACCCATTGCCACACCGCCGGTTGCAAGACCTTTGTGAGCTTTAGAAGCAGGCATAGAGGCGTGCTTTTTGAGCTTAGCCTCGGTGCCCATCATCTTCTTCATCTCAGCGGCGTGCTCAGCTTTGCTTTCGCCGCCCTCTTTCATCATCGGGCGAGCCATCATCGCTTTGCGACGCATAGCCATCGAGGGACGTGCCGGAGCAACCGCCGGAGGCATCCCGCCTCGGGCACCGGGTGCAGGCGCGGCCGCAAGACCACGCATCACCCCACCGTCCATCATCTTTTTGGGCGCTTTGACCGAACCGCCTTTCTTCAGTTTCAGAATCACTGAAGGCTCGGTGGTCATCATTTTAACCATCGGTTTAAATTGGCCCATGATTAGCGCTCCTTGGCTACATAGACATAGTCCACGGTCATGGTCTTGGCGACGGCTTCACCGTTCTGGATTGCGATGGTGATGGTCATGTCCTCATCGTCGGGCAGGTTGGTAGTTACCGAACTGCCAGCGATTGAGCCATTCACAAAGTACTGCACCGCCGAAATCCCGTCATAGTAAAACCCAAGACGGATGTAGGTGTCATCTGCCATCGTGGCCACAGCGCTCGCGGTGGTTGCCGTGTTGTTTTTCTCAACAAGGAAATTGACCGTCGCAGCACCATCAGCTTTGATGAAGAAGACGCCGTCAGACACATCAAGCGGGGTCGTGTCGGTGATCTGCAGACCAATGACAACGTCCGACTGCGTGGCGTCGCTGACTTTGAAGCGAGCCTCAAAGAACAGTGGTTTACCGCTAGCGAACCGGAACGACTCACCTTTCTTCTGCAACGACACAAGGTCATTGTCAGCAGCGGTGTTAGTGATGAGCAACAAACCCCCATCACCATCAGCCAACGCCTGGGTTGCCCCTGCGTCGGTTTCGGTCACCGTCCAGTCGGCCGCCGTGTAGTAGTCGAAGTCCTCAAAGTAGGTGTGATACAGCGTGGCTGCGGGCTGGCCTAGCTCAGCAAACAGCGACTGCTCACCCACGTTGGTGACCCCATTAGGAAACCGAGTCGTAGTCATACTTTAACTCCTATAAAGCGGGGGCCGCAGCCCCCTGGTTTCCTTAGACTCCGGGCGTGCCGTACATTGCGCGCCAATCGGTAAAGCCCACATCGTAACGCTCGGTGGCCTTGTAGCGCATGGAGTCGGTTTCGAAATCACCTTCCATGGTCTTTTCAAGGCCGCGACGCATCATGAGCTTCATACCTTCGGGCGTGTCGGTCTGCACCCACCATGCGGTCGAGCTGGTCAAACGCGACAGAACCGCAGCACCTTCATCGAGCAAACCGATAGATTTGACTGGGTTGATGTCGTTGTTGGCTTGACCGGCACGCAGCACACTCTTGAGCAACACTTCGGCTTGGAAGATGTTGCCTGGGGCGACGACGAGCTGTCGTGGCACGAGGCGAATCTTTTTGCCGTTGTTGTCAACCGCCTGACGCACCTGAATGAGCATCTGCTCAAGGGAGGTCTGGCTGAGGTTGGCCGCTGTGGTGAGGAGGTTGCTCACCGTACCGTTCACGATGGGGTGTGAGGCACTGTTAAGCGCTACACCGTCACCACCGGCATACTGCCCGCCCGTGAAGGCGTTGTTCAGCACGTTGGCGCACAGGGTTTCTTTGGTCTCGACCAAAGACTGTGCCAGGTGACGAGCGTACACCGACCCGATGCGGATGTGGTCGCCGTCTTCGACGAGGACTTTCGTCAACGCGAAGGCTAGACCGTACACCGAGTAGACATAACGCTTCAGGAACAACACGCCACCTTGCTGATAGGTTACGGGGCTGCCGTCGGGGAGCAACGGTGCCAAGCCAAAACCGTACAGGACGGGTTCCTCATGGTAATTACGGGGGATGCCGTTCTGCTCGCGGAAGACTCGCGACCACTCATCGGCACGCTGATCATAGACTCCGTCGAAGCACTCGTTCAGGATAGGCTCAACGATGCTCCGAAAGTCCGTACTGCGCATTGGGGCTGCCATTTGTTAGCCCTCCTTTAAGCTACGGTAACGGGGTAAGCCACCGCCGCACCTTCGTAAATACCAGCGTACTGGAACTCGGCAATCTGCACACGAACGATCGTGTACGAATCACCCCATGCATTGCCCGGATACGGAGCCAGATCGACCACGCGCAGGGTCTTGGTGGCGTTGGAGGCGGCCGCCGTAGTGCCCATAGTGGCCTGAGACAGACCCACCAGCGTCGGGTCGCCCGAAGTCGGGTTATACGGGTTGGTGATGTCGTACTCTTGGCCCAGGGCGGTTTGCGCAATCGAGCCTTCGGCTTGGATTTCGTAAACCACTTTGGGGTCAGTCCACACATACGCAATGAGCGAGCCGGTCTGATAGCCCGTGTTGGCGGGCCAGCAGTTCGACACACGACGACGCCCCGTGGTGTCGGTCCACTCGACGCCATCAAAGACGCCGTAGATTGGATCGCCACTCGCGGCACGAACGATATACCCAGTTGTGGGGTCGAGCTTAACGGCCTGACCCTTCAAGATGTTCTGAGCATACCCCGACTGAATCACATTGGCTAGCCCCTGCGCACGATCGAGCCCCGAGGGGTGATACGCAGGCCGCAAACCAAAGGGTGCTAAGGTTGCAGACATGATATTGTAAACTCCAATTTAACCCTCGAAGACCGGGGGTCGGTTGACGGATGATTGTGCCACTCGTCCGAAGCCTTCGCCTTCCGTTTTCAGGAGTTTGTGTCCTGAGCTGTCAGCGCCCTGCTGAAGTTCCTCCATACGTTCCATGATCGCTTGAGTTGCTTCCATTGGTTTTTGATAATGGAAATGCGCCATGACCCGCTGGTAGAGTTCAGTCGGAATCTTGAACAGCAACATTTCGTTGCACGAAATGTGACCCACATGCTCGCCCGCTTTTACGCGATAATTCTCAAACCCAGGTAACTCATCGGCTGTCACCGGAACGTACCCCAGTCGGATTCGCTTGTCAATCGTGTCGTAGCTGTTGGTGGTGGAAAGCCAGCACATGTGCCAACCCGGCAGGGCGGGCACGTTCGGCAGGGCGGTTTGCGTCCACTCGTCACTCCACATCTTGTCGATGTCCTGTGAGGCGGCGAACATAGTCTCCGGCGGAAGGCGGTCGAGGTCTTCGCTTGCGCGGCTTTCGCGTCCACCGGCGGAGAGAGATTTCTTAAGTCTTGAATCCATTTGTGTGCGTCCTTTGAATTAGCGTGGGTTTGCAGCAGCACGTTTGCGAGCTTCCGCCGCGTAGCGCTTGATCATACTGTTGCGCTTGACGGGGTCGTCCCAAAAGCCGGCATCCTTCATGGCGCGTACCTGATCCGGTTCGAGCATGAACTGCCCCTTGGGGGAGCCGCCACTGTTGGATGATTCGCGACCGGTGCTAGTTTGCATATTCCGAGGCCTTGAACGCTGATTCGGAGCATTATAGCTCAATTCATACCGATGAGGCAAGTACTTTTTTGCCCGCTCGTCGAGCTCTTCCCAATACTCCTCGGTTGCCGGGTCCCAACCGCCCTCGGCGGTGAGTTCCTCGTCTATCTGCTTGACGATTCGGGAGTCGGTGTTGCGGTGCTGGGGGTCGTACCAGTCGTTGCGTCGAATCCAGTCGGCGGCCATTTTCTGCACCCTCGCATCGGGCAGGTTGTTCTGCTGCCGGGGGGTGGTGCTGGCCTTTTTGAGGTTTTTCAAGGCTTCGAGCTGTTGCCTCGACTCGTACCAGAGCTCCTGGGCCTGCGCCAGGGCGTCGCCGTCTTGAGCACGGGTGGCTTCGGCGATCTTGCGCTTGGCGTACTCGAGCCGCAGCTCTTGGTCTTCGACCGCCTTGTCGAGCTTGGCGATTTCGCCGGCGTGCGTTTTACGCTCAACCACGCTCAGCCGCTCCATTAGCTCTTGGTTTTGTCGCTGCAGCAGTTGCAACCGCTGGTCTTTCTCGGCGCTGGTTTTGCGGGCTAGTTCGCGCTTGGCGCGGCGGCGCTCGCGTTTGGCGTTGCGTAGCGCCTCGGTGTCGTCGTCGGCATCGGCGTCAGCCGGGTCGTCGGCGGGGCCGCCTTCGGCTTTGTTTTGCGGTGAGTCGTCCTCATCGTCATCTTGAACCGAGGGTGGAGCGAGACCTTCCGGCAGCGCCACCGCGACTGAACCGTCGGGCTGCTCGGTGATCTCGATATCGGGTTCTTTTACTTCGGTGCTCGTGCTCATAGGAATGCCTTAGTCTCGAGGGGGTTAGTGGTGATTCGGGCAATGACCTCGTGATCATTAACGATCATGAACAGTGCGGGGTCCTCAAGGTGGTCCTCACCGGGCACTTTGACCTCCCAGCGGTCGCCGCCCCACTTGGGCACACGAATAAAGTCACCCACCCCACACCACGACCCCTCGGGCCAGGGGTTCATCGAGTCGCGATGCCGAAAGGCGAGCGGCCCCACGGCGATGACCTTGGCGACCTGGGTGTTCCACTTTTCGGTCTCTTTGGTTTCCTCAACAAGTACGATTCCTGCTTTGGTGGTCTTTTTACGGCTACGGCGCAGTTGCACCAGTATACGTCCACCTAACGGCTGCGCACCAGGATCCACGCTCGGGAAAGCCCAAGCCATCTCAGCGTCTTGCGACGCTACTGGTTCAGTCATCATGTTCATCTTCTTCCTCTATAAAGTTCTCAATAATGTCAAGGGCTTTTTGCAGCCCCATGTGTTCGCCAACCATGCGCTGGTACGCCTCCCAGGTCGCAGCGTTGCCCGCCGCTAGGGAATGGCCTATTTCAGCCTGACGTGCCTTGAATGCGCCAATCAGTTGGCTCAGGGTTAGGGTCATTTGTTTTTGCGTGCTAGCGGGGCGGGGGCTCCTTTTTGTGCGGGTTGAGGGGTGGTGCTACCTTTGGACTTCAGACTAGTGCCGTCGAGCGCCGCGCCCATGGCGATGCGCTTGTGATAGGGGACGGCTTCGTTGTCTTTGAGGTTATTGGATGGTTGGGCCACGTTCAGCTCCTAGGTTACGTTGGGCTTCGTTTTGAAGCCGGATTGCAGTCTCGTACTGCTCGGTGCGCAGCCTGTCGTCTTCTTGAGTCAGGCGTGCGGTTTCTATGCGCTCGCGGGTCAGGTTATCCGAGGCGTTCAGCGCCACGTCAATCTGATCACGCTCGGCGGCGCGTTGTTGCTCGGCTTGAAGCCGCGCCACGTCAATCTGCCCCCGCTGTTGCATGTCGGCTCCTTTGAGCTGCATCTCCGCTGCGTCGCGCTGGGCACGGCGCTGGGTTTCCGCCAGGCTGGTTTCCTTGAGCACTTGCGCCTCGGGTGGCAACTGAGGTTGCGGGGTCATTTGTTGCATCGCCTGAAGCAGCTGTCCGACGAGGGGAAGAATCTTACCGAACGCCTGCTCGGCGTCGGACTTGACGTGTTGCGACACGAGGGCGTACACTTTGTCGATCTGCGCCGTGAGGGTTTTGTCCTCGTACTCGGCCTCGGTCACGGGGCGACCGTTGCGGAGCTTGGTGACGTACCCTTGCGAGCGGTTCAGGTACCACAGAATCATGTGCTGCTTCACGTGCTCCAGCGCCCGAGGCAGGTAAATCGACGCCATGATGGGGTTACCACCGAACGCCGGGTTCAGGGCAAAGTCCAAGTGCGTCTGAATATGCGCCAAGTGATCTTGATGCATATAGGCGTAGCCGTTCTGCCCCAACGCCATGGCAACGTTCTCATCAACCGCGCTGAGTTCGTCCGGCGAAGGCGTATTCTTGAGCAGTTCGTTGTAGCCGGGTATTTTCAGCTGTTTCAGCAGCCGTTCTTCCACCGCCCGCCGGTCGTAGAGGTCCGGCGCGGCGTCCGCACGGGCCAGCACCGCCTGAATCTGCGCCATGCGTTGGGTTTCGCTAAAGATATGCGGGTCCGAAACCGGCACCACGTCCGTATTGCGTTGAAAATCAGCTTCCTCAATCTCGAGGTCCGCCACGACCTCGCCTTTACGCATGTCGCTCAGGTACCAGCGGTTCAACCGCCCCAGAACCTTCAAAAGTCGGCCTTGCGCATCGTGCAGCCGGGCGTGAATGGCGCTGAAAACCGCCGCGCCTTGCTCGATGAGCGCCTGCGTAGTGCCGACGGGGGTTTGCGCGCTCACGTCGGCGATCTTTTCCTCCGCCGTCGTGACTACGCCCTTAGTGGCCTTGTCAAGCCACCCCAAAAGCTCAAAAAGCACAGCGCTCGGGGGGTTAAAAGGCATAGGCATTGCGATTTTCTTGATATCGTCCACGCCCGGTGCGCCTTCGATCTCAACAACCTGCGTGATGTCGACCTGTTGGCTCTGCCCGCTCACCTTTGCGCCCTTCAGTTTGAGCATCGCCGGCGCGTTGTTGATGTGCGCCGAGTCGAGCAGGGCACGCAGCGCCCCCGTCAACGCCGCCGAGAGCCCCCCAATGAGGTGCGGCAGCCCGATTGCGTACGCTCCACGCCACGGAATGAACTTGTACTCAATGACCCAGTCCAGTTTGGTCATCGATTCGTCGCCGTCTTCCCAGTTCCGGTACAACCCCACCACTTCCGACTCAAGTTCGTCAATCATCAGGATATACGGGGCCATTTCGCCCCCGCTTTCGCGGTCATCTTCAAACTCGAGCCAGGTGTAGATGTGAAAAACACGGCGTTCGCCGTCGGTGTTCTCATCCCACTTGCGGCCTTCGATCTTGTTGTTGGCCTTTTCGGCCTTAGTTTCCTCGGGCTCCATGGTGGCGCGGATCAAACTGATGTCGCGATACATACCGGAGCTGATTCGACGCTTGAACTCCCACTCGCTGATGTCGTGAATCTCGGTGGCCCGCTGCGCGGTGTAGAAGTTCGTGGCCGAAAAGGGTATCAACACCTTGTCGATGGGCAGGAACTCGGCGCAAGGGCGCTTTTGCCGGTCATCGTACCAGAGCTTCAGGTACTGCGACCCGCCCAGGGGCAGCTGAGTGAGGAGTTGCTCCTGCTCGTCGCGGAACTCTTCAATCTGCTCAGTGAGTTGCCAGTTCATCCAGTCGCGCTTACGCTCCGCACGCTGGGTTTTCTCCTCATCGTTTTGGCCGAGGATCTTAGTTTTGACGGGGCCGTCGGGCGGGAATAGCTCTTTTATGGCTCGGGAGGCAAAGTCGACGCAGGCCTCCGCCATCGCGGGGTGTACGACCTTGCTCGCGCCCATGAACGTCGCACCGCCGGGGGCGTCCTTGCCCATCCCGGTGCGCTTGAGGCCTTCTTCGTACTGTTTGTCGCGATCTTCCCGCGCCGTTTTGTCTTTCTTGATGAGTTCCAAGTACCGACTAGCGAGCGTGTCAAGGTCGAGCGGATCAAACACCTCCGCCAGGTTGGCGTAGAACTCGGGGTTCTCCTCCGGGCCGCTATCCGGCTCAAGATTGACGAGCACCGACCCATCGGGCAGCTCCTCAAGCTCGGCGTCACCCAGCTCGAGTTCTTCCTCTTCGTACTCGACGGTCATCGGCCCAGCGGGCAGTTCGTCTTCAAGTTGGGGTTGTGGAAATTCGATAGCCATAGCTCGGGTTCCTCTCAGCGCCTGTAGCCCTTGAACAACAGCTCATCGGCCATGAGCGTGGGATTAGTTTCAATTTTAACCGCACCGCCCTTTTTGAGCTTGTTCTTTTTCAGGAACTCTTGAGCGGGCTCGCGAATCATCTCGTAAAAGTCACGCAGCTCAGCGTTGGGGGCTACGGCGTTAGCGCCCAGGTCCAACCGCTGCCGACCCGCGCCCTGAGCGGCTCGCCGTTCGAGCAGCAACAACGGGGCCGCCTCACCGAGCAGGTCTTGCAGGTCCACCGCACCGGACTCAAACGCCGCCGCAAACGCCGGGTCGCGCCGCACGCGGTCAAACCGGCCGAGTCGGCCCGCGTTTTGCAGCTCCAGTTCGGCTTTTTCAAAAAGATCTTTGTCGTAAACGCGACGCGGCACGTCGGTCTCAAAGAAGCTGTACGCCGTGGAGGCTCGGCCACCTCCGGTTGAGGGGGGCGAGGCGATGAAAGTCTTCAACGTCCGGGGCCACGCACCCCGCTCGTAGTCGGCGTAAAACGCCACGTCATCCGCGCTGGGCGAAACCCGCAGCCCGCTGACGTCGCTCGGGTGAGTGTGGAAGTCTACAATCGCGCGACGCTGCGGGTCGCTGACCGCTCGGCTGACGTCCGCCGCACTGGGGATGACTCGCGTGCGGTTGCCCGAGGTAACAACTTCGCCTGGGACGCCGGCTTCGGTCAGCCCCACGACGGAGTGCTCGTGGCCGGTGCGGTATGCACGACGGAGCGCCTCCCGAGCGGCGGCGGACTGCGCGGGGGCTTCGGTTTTCAACAGCTCGCGCAACGCAGCCGCTGCCCCGGCGGGACGCTTCACGGCCCCGACTGCGCCCGCCACCGGCGGAAACGCCCCGAGGGCTTGCGCCAGTCGGAACAGCTCGCTGGGGTTGGTGGGTTCGGCGGGTTTCTCGCCCATGAACCCGCGCACCACGTCGCTCAACGCTCCGGCGGAGCCCTCGCCGTAACCGGGCAGGTCTGACGCCCGACGCTTAGGGGGTTTGCCGCCCTCGTTCATGCGCACCGCGCCACCGGCGGCGTAGCCTTCTGGGCTACTAGGCGGTAGGTTTGTCCTGCCGTATTTGTCTAAGAGATCGCTGAGTTGGCGTTGCGTGACGAACTCGGGCGCGGTTACATTCGCGGCTCGAAGGTTCATACCTAGGTCGCTGTCGGGGTTGATACGGATCAGCCCGGTGTTACCTAAGTCCCCGACACTCGACCACCGCCCCGAACGCACGAAGTCCTGCACAAAGGGCAGATACTCGTCCTTGGGGGCTCGGTTGGCCTTGCCTTTGATTTGGATGATTTTGTTTTCCGTTGCGTTTAAAAGTTCTGGCGCTTCTGTTTTAAGAAATTCAGGCCAACTGTTAGAATACTTATTTCGATCTGCGCTGTACTTTGCGTAAAGCTCAGGGAGGTTCTGTTTCGCGTAAACAGACTCAAGATTCGGATTGTGAGGCGCGACCTCAATCGTTACGTGGGGTTCGCCCTTCTTGTCGCGCAGGCTGTAAATGCGGCTGCGCCCCTCGATGACGTCCGGACAGTAGCCCCCGACGCAGTGCCCCATGACGTCGCCCTCGTACTTGAGGGCGTCCTCGAGTGAGGCGTAATGCTTGTGCTCGGTGTAAGCCTTGGCGGCTTTCTCGGGTGTGTCAAACAGCACGCGCCCGGTCTTAGGGTCTTTCCAGGATAGTTTCTGCCCCGGCTCAAGGATTGAGTACTTGCCGGCGTTTTGAATCAGCATGCTACTCACGTCGACGGGCTCTGTGGAGGCTTTCAACTCTACCCAACGCAGGCCTTTCTCGTTGGGCTCGGTGGTGCCCGGAACGGTCTCATAGGCGCGGTGCTCGAACGTGGCGGGGTTGCGCGCCTTGAGGGCGTCGGCCTCGACCTTTTGCGCCGCCCGCCACTCGTTGATCTTTGCGACCCGCTCGACGGCCTGCGGCACCGTGATCTTCTCAAGCTGCTGCGGGGTCAGCCGCAACGACGCCGGCAGCCCCGAGTTGGGGTTCATGGCGTTGGTTAGCTCGTCGATGATGTGCGGGAAGCCGAGCTTAGACATATCGGTGCTCAGATTCATACCGTACACCGGCGTATCAGGCGACACTTTCGCTAGCCAAGGGTTTGCTTCAACCAACTGCATCGACTGAAACACCTCAGCTTTATCGGGCTGTATGTTTATATCAGCGAGAGCCTCCCAGTCCTTGGCGAGGTTGGATTTACCTAGACCCTCAATAGGATAGCCGCTGGCCTCTCGGTTTTCACGTAGCGTCCGGCCCTCCCTCTCAAACCCCATAGGCCTTGGGGCATCTTGCGGCTCAAAGTGCAGCGTGCCCCGCTCAGCGAGTGCCCGGACGGGGTCCTCGGGGGTAGCCATTTCGTTCTTGACGTACTTGGTGAGCTTGGTATCAATCCACTTGTTGAGGGCGGCGTTTTCCGTGTACATCGGCGAGTTGGCCAGCGGGTTAGGAACCTCATTGCCGAAGGCGTCAGTGGCGCGGGAAGGCATGGGTTTCCTCAACGGCTCGAGCGCCCGCTCAGCCGAGAACGACCCGGCAAGCCAGTTGCCGCCTTTGGGTTTGATGACCGCCGCGCCGGGTAGCGCCCCCACACGGGACAGCGTTGAGGCGGTCGCGAACGGGGTCAACGAGCCAAACAAATCACCGAGCACGCTGGTGGCCTCCCCGGCGCGGTAGGCGCTTTCAAGACCTTCGGCGTCGGGCTCCATGACGCTGCGGCGCTGGTTAGCGCCCGCAAACCCGCCGATGAACTCAGCCGGGTAGCGGATTCCGGGCACAGGGGCCACGCTACCCCGAGTTGGGGCGGCCGCAGTAGCGCGTTGAACCCCCGGAGGTAGCTTTAAGCGGCGTTGAGCGCGGAGCTCTTCGAGTTCCTCGGGGCTGGGGGGCATTAGGCTAGGCGGCATAGGGGTTCACCTTGGGTCCGGTGTAGTCGTCCGAGTCATTGAGGGCGTCAATGTAATCCTCGGGGTCGTAGTCATCACGCGGCGCGGGGTCAATGTTGAGCCAACCCGCATCGCGCATGTACCGCAGCGCCTGGCTGAAAGCATCCACAAAGTCATCGTGCGTGGCGTTGGGGAAGCTACAGATCTGCGTGATCATGCCCTCGGCCCAGTCACGGACGTAGCCCGTCCGAGCGCTAGACTCCGGGATGTAGACCCGGCCAGCGCGGACGATGTTGGCAACTATGCTCAGGCGCTGGATCTTATCGGCCTTGCCGGGGTTGTACGCCCGCACCGGCACATGCGCACGCTGCAGGTCTTGAATGAGCACGATGCCCGCCGCTTTGTCCTCAACGAGCACGAGGTCGACCTTCTTCAGATTGCGCCCCTCGCCGAAGACAATGTCGTACTCGTCGATGACTTTGGGTTTCAAGTCGGGGTACTGCAGGTGATCCTGCCACGCGTCGATGACCAACACGCCCATCGGGCCGTCTTGCGGCTTGAACACTCCGAAGGTGATCGACGCCGTGGGGTCGTTGTGCGTCTTCTCCGTATACGCGCAGTCGTACGACTGAACGATGAACTCCAGCTTCGGGAGCTCTCTCTCCGCTGGCCAGAGCTTGAACCAATCCCGCTTGACTATACCCCCTTCTTCCGGGTCAATCACTTCGGCGTGGATCTCTTGCCGGCCGAGGTTGGTACCCTCATACGCCAGGATCTGCGCTTTGAAGTTGTCACTCAGGTTATCCACGTTCGCGTACGTGCTCGCCGTGGTTAGGGTGACGTCGGTGCCTTCCCGGCTGATGAGGTCAACAATCAGGTCGCGGGGTTTGGGGGTCGTGGTGATGAGCAGGCGGGACTTCATGTCGGGCAGCTTGAGGCGCACACCGAACTGAATCTGGTCCCACGCCTCCTGCAGGTACTCCCACGCCGCTAGCTCGTCGCACCATCCACCGTGAAACTGCGGCCCCCGGAACCGCTCGGGCTCCGAGGCCGGAATGCCTTTTATCAGCGAGCCGTTGGTCAGCTTCAACTCGTGCAGTGCTTTGTTGTACTCGCTGATGAGCACCTGCGGAATCACGGTGAGCAGTCCCGAGTCGCCCTCAAAGCAGGTGCCACGCACGTCCGAGGAGGTTGGCGCCGCCACTAGCCATCGCGTCCGGGGGTAGCTCCACGCCCACCACCCCACCTGCTCGGCGGCGGTGCGGGTCTTGCCCGCGCCCCGGCCCGCCAACATCAACCATATGCTCCACCATTCGCCCTGGGGCAGCAGCTGATGCAGGTGCGCCTTCGAAAGCCACAGCGCCCGCCACGCCCAAGCGGCTTGCCGCTCGAGCGGTAGCCGGCCGAACTCTTCGCGCAGCTTTGCGTCTTGCAGCAGGTCCCGGAGCGCCGAATCAGCCGCGCCCACTACCGCCGCCCTCATCGGACGTGCGCCGTTTGAGCTCGATGTTTTTCAGAATCTCGTCAAATACGTTTACCTCAACCCGCAGCGGCCCATCGTCCGCTCCGGCGTGCTGGATGCGATGCGTTTCGGCCCAACGCAGCTGCGTCTTCGACCACCATATGGCCGAGGCCGTGTCGCCCTCGACGGCTTTGGTAAAAAGCGTCTTGCCGACTTTGCTGTTGGCGTGCGCCTTGCCGAGCAGCAGCTCCCGCTCAAAGTGCTTACGCAGGGTGCTGAGGTCGATGCCCTCGCGGACCAAAATCGCAATCTGATCCTGCGGCAACCCATACCCCGAGAGCGTCGCGACCAGCTCCCGCTCGGTCTTCGTGGGCACAAACGCCGGTCGGCCCGCACCGGGCTGCGCACCTCCAGAGCGGCGCTTTTCGCCCGGAGCTTTTTCTTGCAAGGGTTTTTCTACTTTCATATTCGCCGGATTATACCCACGTTTTTCGCAGTCGGCAACCATATTTTCGATCGTTCGGTTTTGATCGTTTGGTCGATCGTTCGAACGATTAGCCGACCGAACGATCGCAGCCAACGCAAGCTCAGGAGCTCGGATTGGGCGGAGTGTGGGGGAGTGCCTTTGGCCTCCCCACACCGCAGCCGATCAGAGCGACAAGGGAGCGTTTACGCACAGATTCAACCCCTACCGTTCACACCCCAAATACGACCGCTCAGCTCTCCCTCAAGAACCCCAAAATCGATCGTTCGTTCGGTCGGTTTCTTTAAGAACGATCAAACCAAACGAACGATCACTTTTAAGGTTCCTCGAACGGTCTTTTTTAAGTCCCTAACGGCAACATGCTACACCCCTAATGGCAACCACTGACCGTCGAACGTTTTAGCCGCTCTGAAACCGATCGTTTGGTCGATCGTTTGGTCGAACGATCACCCCGAACGATCGCCCAAACGATGGCTTGTTAAGGCTAATTCAATGCCGTTCAACTACCTCATTGAACCGCTCAGCGGCTGCTTGAATGATTTTCTTTTCAGCAGCAAAAAAGTGCACTATAGTTCGGTCAGTGGTAAATGAAACAACTCAATAACTTAATTGGAGAACTAAACATGGAAAAGAAAACCTTTGAAGTCGAATTACGCCTGACTAGTTTTGTGCGTATTCAAGTCGAAGCCGAGAACGCTGAAGCAGCTGCCGAGCTCGCCATCGAAGAGCTTTACGAAAGCGACTACCCTAACGTCAACGACCACGACGTCGAGGTCGAGTCAATCAAAGCCACCGAGGAGCATTGAGTCTAATGTTCACCGTAACCGAAGACCGCACTAACCGCGACATCCCGACCGGAATGGACGTGCACCGAGCACGCGAACATTATTTGTCGATGAGCAGTAAATTCGTATCTAAATTAACTCCGCCAGTCGTTATCTCGCATGGCAATCGATGGGTTTTTCGAGGTGACTTGAGCCAGATCAGCCTCAAGGGTTACGGAGCCGAGCAGCTCATCGCACAAACCCAGAGCGACAAACTCGTTTACGTAGCACCTCGGGCCGGCATGGCCCCCAACGCGATTGCGACGCTCGGCAAACTGTATGGTAAAAAGTGTGTTTTCTTTTGCCCTGCAGCCAAAGAGCTCTCAGTGCATCAACGCGCTCTGCTTTACCATGGTGCTGAGCTACGGTTCGCTAAGATCGTCCGCATGCCGAACCTGAACGGTTGGGCAAAGGCTTGGGCTGAAAAGCATGGTGCTGAATATTTACCACCGGGGTTGTCGAAAGCGCCGTTGGTGACTGCGGGACTCGTGAAGCTGGCTGCTCGGATCAGCGAGCAAATTGGTGGCGAACCGACCGAAGTTTGGATGAGCGTTTCGACGGGCACCGCTATCCGAGCGTTTCAGATCGCTTGGCCGAACACTAAATGCAAAGGTATTGCGGTTGCGCGAAACATGCAACCCGGCGAAATCGGCCACGCAAAGATCATTGGATCTACGTTACCGTTCCTGAAACCGGTAGCCGAAGAGCTGCGCCCGCCGTTCGACTCCACCGTAAACTATGATGCTAAGTGTTGGAAGAGTTTCGAACAGTATGCAGCACCCGGTGCTATATTCATCAACGTTGGTTCTGACGCTATCATCCAAGCTCAACACGATGCCGTGAAAGATATACCCGTCGATAGCCAACGCGATTGGAACGATAAAAGAGATTTACGATAACTATGGAGAACTGAAAATGCAAAAGAAACGCAATATGCGCGGCGACCCCGGCAGCCTCGATGACGAGCTGAGCTGCTCACAAGACCCCGCACACCCGCACGGTTTTGACCGCAACGCCAGTCACAGCGCCGGACGCTACGTGTGCCTTTGCGAAGGGTTCCTGGACGCCACTGCGGACGACGGCTCGTTGGCGGTGGTGCGCGAGCTGGCGCAACGCAACGACTACGTCATGGTGCACGCCACGGAGCTACAAGAGCTGCTCGCTCAGCTGGACGAGCTGCGCGATCGGGTGACCGCACTCACGTATAAAGAGGAGAAACAAAGATGGTGAAGAACTACGTCGCGGGTCAGTCCACGTGGCGACTGCCCGCCGAGGAACCCCCGCCGCTGGGCGTGAAAATGCTCCTCCTGAACCGAGGGGGCGTGTGCGTCATCGGAACCTGGGGTGCGTGGGCGTTGGCTTGGGCACCGTTGCCGCTCATCCCCGAGCACATAAAAGCGGAGATGCTCCCGGCGGGGTATGCCCGGCAGCCCGAACCCGTTGAGGATTGGCAACTACACGCAGGAGACCGCGCATGAAAACCAATGAACTATCCGGCCCCGCCCTCGACTGGGCGGTCGCGAAGTGCGAAGGAGTGGACGAAGAAGCGTTCCGCCTGTTCTACCGCGACGCGGAGGGTGATGGCGATGCTGAGTTTCACTACTCAACCGACTGGGCACAAGGCGGGCCGATTATTGAGCGCGAGGGGATTTTCTGCAAGCCCACCATCAACAAAGGCTGGCGCTCTTATCAGCGTGACCCGTTCAGCAACGGCATTTGCAATTCCCAGTACGGCCCCACCCCCCTCATTTCAGCCATGCGCTGCTATGTGGCGTCGAAACTCGGCGACACCGTTCACATTCCGGAGGAACTCGCATGAACCCGCAACCTGAAGAAATGCACTTGGCTGAAGCACTTCGCCGAGCGCATGAAGAACTGCGCCGCCTGCATGCGGTGAACCAAGACCTGCTAGAGGCGCTTTGGGGCATGGTCACTAGCTTTCATGCTGTTGAGCACATGGAAGAACACATGCAGCAGTCGGCCGCAAAAGCCCGTGCTGCTATCGCTAAAGCAACAGGAGAGAAAACATGAGCAGAGAAGCTATGCAGTTGGCGCTTGGGGCGCTGGAGTTATATCAAAGCAGGATGAGCGTTCAAAGGTTTGACGAAGCCGTCAAAGCTCTACGCCAAGCACTGGAGACAGAGCCGTTTGAATACTGGAACGCAGTAGAGGGCTGGGTAAAGATTGATGAGGTGCGTGAGCATTTTGATTCGGTCGGATGCGGCACGATTTACAAATCTGCTGGCGAAGGTCGATCACCCCTGTACACCGCACCACCAAAGGCTGCTGAATGGGTTGGGCTGACAGATGAGGAGGTCATGGTCGCGGCTTGGAAAGCAGGATTTGATATTCATGAGGATTACGACAACGACGATGACCCAGAGGCGATGCACTGGTGGTCAGCAGACGGAGAGGTTTGTGACGATTCTCTGTTGAAACTACGTGACCTCATCGAAGCCAAGCTAAAGGAGAAGAATCATGGATAGAGAAAAAAAGTTAACAGTCATCCCATCGTCCGATCAAAAAGCTATGGGGATTGATTTGATGAACGACATAAGAGCTTTGGTTAACTCTCCTAAGTACGACCACATGACCGTTGCAACCGTGATCGGTGTACTTGAAATGACCAAACTACATTATTGGAATGTAAACCTATGAACAGAGAAGACATCATCCGCATGGCGCGAGAGGCTGGTTTTAACCCAGTCTCATACACGGGCGCAAACCTCGAATTATTTGAACGCTTCGCCGCCCTTGTTGCTGCCGCCGAGCGTGAGCGCATCTGCAAGGCGATCAAAGAGGAAGACGATTACTGCGTCACCGAAGGCGATTACATGCTGGATTCGAACGACTGCATCGCCGTGGCAAAAAGCAAGTGGGTTCGTCCCGACTACAGCGCAGGCGCTATACGAGCAAGGAGTTAAACATGACAGGCAACATCAAACCGTTCATCAAGGCTACAACCCCTGACAACTCTGATGCCATAGAAATGTTGGAGCAGTGGCTGGAAGACGCCAAATCTGGGGAGGTCGTCACGGTGGCTATTGTCGGCAAACGCGTAGGCGGCGAATGGCAGACCGGCATGAGCAGTAGTCAGAACCGCCTTGAGGACGCCGCAATGCTCATTGAGTTGGGTATGCGTCGGCTTGGCTTTAACCCACAGAGGTAATGTATGCGAAAAAGTTTACATCTAACTACTGAATTCTTGCCGCGCAAGTGGCCCTGCTTCGCCGTGGGGTTCATGAGCAGTGGCAGCGAATTTGTACTGCACCTGTATCTGGTGTGCTTCCGTATTCGATGGGGGTATTGAAATGACCCAAGATGAAATAATCCGCATGGCGCGGGAGGCTAACATTAAGCAAGCCATTGAAACACCCCATTTACTGATGGTGCATGAGCTTGAACGCTTCGCCGCTCTTGTTGCCGCTGCCGAGCGTGAGGCGTGTGCAAAGGTTCTGTTTGATTATGCTGAGCGCGACGATCTGTCCGATTCTGATGAATCTTTGTTGAAGCATTTGTTTGAGTTGATTCGAGCAAGGGGGTAGGCATGAACTACGAAGCCTGGATCGCCAGCCAAGTACTGTGTGGCAAAGACGCAACCATTAGTCTTGCGTTGCTTGAGCAAGCGTACCCGCCCGAAGTGCCAGCCTTGAGAGCGATTCAAGACTGGGCCGAGCAGGTATGCCGCAACCTCGGCTGCACGGCCACGATTCACGTCGCCAGCGACTTCGTAACTTTTTACCCAACGAAAGGATGAGCGATGAACACCGCCGACTACGAACGCGCCTTGCAGGATCTTGAGGACATCAAACGCACCTTAGCAGCACTCCGCGCTAACGTGAACATGTTGATGTTTGCCGCTGCGGCGGCCGAGAACGAGCAGTGCGCCCGGCTGATTGAACGCATGGGTACTGATGGCTACGGCACGCTGGCGATAGCCGCTGCGGTGCGGCAGCGTATGTTCGACGGTCCCGGCGCAATCCATTGAAAAAGACCCCGCACGGTGGTTGGGTATAGCTTGCCTTCTTGGCGGGGTTTGCGCATAATTAAAAATCGTTCAACCTCGCAATAACCGATAACTTTACGATATGAACCTGAGACCCTATCAGCTTGAGGCGGTCGAGGCCGGGCTCGACGCGCTCAACGCGGGAGGCAACCCGGCGTTGCAGCTCGCCACCGGCACCGGCAAGTCCCTCATCATAGCGGAGCTGGCTCGCCGCCGGCTGCCCGGTCGAACGTGGGTACTCACGCACGTTCAGCAGCTCGTCAGGCAAAATGCCGCGACTTACGCTCGGCACACCGGCTCGGAGCCGGGCGTGGTTTGCACCGGGTTGAAGCGCCGCGACTACGACGCGCCGGTCATCTACGGAACCATTCAGACCGTCATCAGCGCCACGGGGCGCATGCCCCCGCCGGAGCTCATCATCATTGACGAGGCGCATCGCGTCCCGCACAATCACGGCAAACCCACGCAGTATGAGCGCGTCTTAAGCGGGCAACCGCAAGCCCGCCGCATCGCCATGACCGCCACCCCGTGGCGCATGGACAACGGAGTGATTCACGGCGAAGGGGAGCAGTTCTGGTTCGACCGCTTGGCGTACTCTTACAACGTGCCCCGCGCCGTGAAGGAAGGCTACCTTTGCCCCTTGGTGGGGGTTGAGACCGCCGTTCAGCTTGACGTGGGTGGGGTTCGAATCGACAGCGACTACGTTCAGTCGGAGGTGGCGTCGCTCGAGACTCAGGAGTGGCTCATTAGCGTGGCGCGGTCGATTGGGGAGTTGGCGTCGCGCCGCCGGCACGTTGCCGTTTACTGCCCCACGGTGGCGGCGGCCGACCGGGCGGCGCTGATCATCGGGGCCATGACGGGTTGGTCGACCGAGGTGCTGACGAGCGCCCTCGACGAGGAGCAACGCCAGGCCGTGCTGGGCCGGTTCATGAGCGGGGAGACGCGGGTGTTGTGTTCGGTTGATATGCTCACGACCGGGTTCGACCACCCGGCGCTGGACTGCATCGTGTGCCTGCGCCCTACGCTGTCCTCATCGTTGTGGGTGCAGATGCAAGGGCGCGGCACTCGGCTTCACGAAAGCAAGCGCAACTGCCTCATCTTGGATTACGTCGGCAACCTCATCCGGCTAGGCGGCGTTGATATGATGGAGACGTATTACCGCGAGAAAGGCGACGCCGATCAACTTCAGCAGGTCCCCGCCACGCCCCGAGAACGCGGCGAGAGGGAACTGCGGCCGGGCTTGATAACGCTTACCCCCATTGACCCGATGACGGGCCGAGAGGCGCAAGACGGCGCAGTGCTTACGGCGCAGGTTCAAACGGTCAACAGTGTGGCGATTACAACGCGGCGCGACCCCGCCACCCCGGTGCTGATGGTCAATTACAACTGCACCACCCCCGAGGGCGCTCGGCTTCAGGCGTCGCAGTTCATCAATCCTGCCCGGCCCGATCAGCGGGCGGTGCGGTTTTTCAACGAGCGGGCGTTGGCGGTGCGGTTGCCCTCGCCGGCGAAAAATGTCTTGTGGGCGTTGCGTAATGCGCCGCGCCAGCCCAGGGAGATTCGCGTTATAAAACGTGGGCGGTACTGGAATGTTTTGGAGGAGAGGTTCGGTGCGTAGGAAAACTGATAAACAGCTGTGGGCCGTGGACCGCGCCCCCACCACCCTTGATTACGCGCTGGCTTATGCGCGGCTCGGGTGGGCGGTGTTGCCGGTGTGGTCCGTCGATGCGCATGGGCAGTGCCGTTGCGGGCGGCCCAACGCCGAAACCGGCCACAAGCCCGGCAAACACCCCCAAGCGCAACTCGTACCCCACGGTCACCAGGACGCCACAACCGACGAGGAGCGCATCAGGCAATGGTGGTCGACGGATCCCGCCGCCGGGGTGGGCGTGAGCTTGGCGGATTCGGGGCTGCTTGCCCTTGATATCGACCCGCAAAACGGCGGCGCTGAAAGTCTTTCGGCTCTGGAGGCCGAGCACGGCGTGCTGCACTCAGACCTCACGGCGGTTACGCAGGGCGGCGGGGAGCATCGTATCTTCCGCGCCGACCCCGAAATGAGCTACCCCGGCTCGCTCGGTAAAGGGCTTGACCTGAAACACAATGGTTACATTTGCGTCGCGCCCACGTTGGGGCCGTCGGGCGAGTACCGTTGGGCCGAAGGGCGGTCGCCCCTGAGCCGCACCTCACCCGCCGAACCTTCGCCGCTGCCTGATATGATACGCTCCCGAGCGCGGAGCCCGGTCACTTACGCCTTGACGGAGCGGGGCGGCGTGCCGGTGGCGACGGCGCAAACCTTTGACGACTTGCGCTCGGCGCTGAAACACGTCGACGCCGACGACTACACAACGTGGGTCAACGTGGGGATGGCGCTGCGTCCGTACGGCGAGAACGGTTACAAAATCTGGACCGAATGGTCGGCGCAGAGCGAAAAGTTCAACGCCGCCGCGCAACGCAAGAAATGGGAACGCGACCTGACCAACCCGCATAGCATTACGTATCGTTCGATTTTCCGCCTAGCGATTGACGCCGGTTGGCCGGGCAACAATAACACCGTCCCCGCAGCCGGCTCAGCTGAAAAGGCTGCGCACCCTTTTGCGTTGAGCCGGGCGGTATTTACTGGGGCTGACCGCGTAGCGATTTTTGAATACATTTTCGACGACTTCATGAGCACCGGCGTCAACGTGGTGGCGGGAGCGCCCGGCGTCGGCAAAACCACCCTCGTCATACCTTTGGCGTTGGCGGTGGCGCACTTGTGTCCGGCCGACTACATGATGCGCCCCACGGTGCGCCGCAACGTCATCATCATCACCGAGTCTGTCGAGCAGGTTCAACGCACCATTTACTCGCTGTACAGCTGGGGATTCACGGGCGCAAGCACCGCCGACTTTGAGGCTCGGGTGCGGGTGTTGGCGGCCCAACGTCTTGACCCCAAAGTGGTGGGGGCGGTTGCGGCCGAGTACCGCACGTGGACTGTCCAGAACCCCCGCACCGACAACTCCGACACCGTCTTTGAGGCGCTGCCCCTGGTGGTGTTCGATACGGCTAACGCCGTATTTGACCTCGAAAACGAAAATGATAACGCCGAAGTAGGTCGCGCAATGGCCGCCATCAAGCAGTCATTTTCAGCGTTTCCGGTGATCATCGTCAGCCACACTTCAAAAATCCTGGGCTCGCAGGAGGCTTCCAATCTCGGACCCCGAGGCGCTTCGGCTTGGACCGGCGACGCGCAGGGCGTGTACGCGGTGTTTAAAGACGGCGAAGACGCCGACGCCCCCCGAGTGCTGAAGACGATAAAAGTGCGGTTCCCGGCCGCTTACCCCGAACTCGTGTTCGAGCTCGTCAGCAACCGCGAGCGCCACCCGGACGTACTCGGCACCCCGCGTGATATCTGGTTCGCGCACGCCGTGGCCCGCCCGCTGAAAGCCGGCGAGCGCACCGCCCTAAAAACGCAAGTAAAAGAGGAACGCGAACGCAGCAACTGGAACGCCCTCACCCTGCAGATGATCCAACTCATACGCGCCAACCCCAACCGTGCCCGCAGCTACTTTGAGCGCCTTACGACGGCGGACGGCGGCCTGAAGTGCTCGCAAGAACGGCGCGAGCGCCTGATGAACTCCCTGCTGGCGGACGGGTTAGTCGAGCGCGTTGAGCTTGAGAAACCCCAGGGCCGCGCCAATCACTACGTGCGGTTGAACGAAGCGCTCATCGCGCAACATTACCCTACCGAGCCCGGCTCGTTACGTGTTTTTAACCCTGAAGATGGAGAACTTTAGAATGGAAAACGCAACCCCCACCCCCGATCAACCCGCGCCGCCCGCGTGGCTCGAGGAATTTAGCCGGCAGATCAAGCCGGGCAACTGGTGCTTGCCCGTTGAGGACGTCTGGCGCAAGCACGGCTGGGTGCCGCCGTCAAGGGAGTGCCCCGTGACGATGCGCAAACACGAAACCTACCGCCGGTGGCAACTCGTCGAGGAGCCCCAATCATGAGCGAGCAGGAGCTACCCCCGCTGGTTCTTAACGCCCGGCAACGCGAGCTGCTGAACTACCTGAAGAATCGCAGCACCCCTATTTCAACCGCCGCGCTGGCCCAGCGGTTCAGAGTCACTACAGCGAGCATAACGGGTAACCTACGCCCACTGCTGATGGCGGGTGAAGTTGAGCGCCATTTCAAGTTGGAGCAGACCTCCGTAGCAGGAAAGTTTTCGCGGCTCGGCTACTACAAAGCCACAAAGCCTATCCCGTCAAAGACCAAGCGCCCCAGTACTTCACCGCCCATGTTCAACGACCCGTTCAACTTAGGCTTAGGGCGAGAGCGCGTCGATACCCAACCAAAATGAAGGGTTATTACTTGCCAATCAATGGTGGAATGAGGTTTAATATAAACCGTTGTACCTCATAACTAATTAACTGGAGAACTGAAATGCTAAACGACCTCAAACTCACCGCCGCTGATCAACTCGGTTCGCTGCTCGCCGAGATCAAAACTCTCGAAGCTCGCGCCGATGCGATCAAAACTCAAATCAAAGAGGCCGCCAGTGCCGGCGGTCCTCGCGTGATTGAAGGTGTGTTGTTCAAGGCAACGTACAGCGAGAGCAACCGCGCAACCGTTGACTACAAAGCTATCGTGATGTTGCTCGCCGACCTCATCTTGCAGCAGAATCCTCAGGTCGACATCAAAAACGTAATCAGCAATATGGTCGCCGAAAACACCAAGGTTTCCGCCGTATTTGCCGTAAAAGTAACTTCACGTTAGAATTCATTCCATGGGGCTTCGGCCCCTCATAACTCAACAACTCAAAGGAACTCAAAATGCAAGTCACTGTTAGTCAAATCGTCAAAGCCATCGAAGTGCTCAGCAGCATTGAAAAATCGTCAATGACTGCGTTCAAAGACCCTTGTTTCGTCGGTAAGCTGCAAGCCGAAGCGTGGTTAGCTATGTGGCCTCTGAAGCACGCCCTCGAAGAAGCCCAGCTCAAAGTCACCGTCGAGGAGTAACTCAAATGACCAAGCAACCTTTTCGCCTCACCTTTGAGCACGTCATTGGCGGTGTGCCTTGCGTAATCGGCGTGTTGTCCTACGAGAGCGTGCGCGGCTCGTACTCATACAGCGCCGCTAGCGATCTTGATTACAACGGCTGGTTTGACTGCGAGTGGCATGTGCTTGATGAGGACGGTCAGCTGTCTCCCGAGCTGGCCGAAAAAGCCACCTGGGCCGAAGATCAAGCCATCCGCGAAAAAGTCCAAGACCTCTTGAGTAAGGAGTTCCGCCGTGATTAAAATTTTAACCCTACACGTTACGCCGCCAGTGCCGCTGCGTTGCTTTGACTGGACCGCCTTTGGCCCCGACTACGAGCCCGGCGACCCGGTGGGACACGGCGCCACGCAACAGGAAGCCGTCGAAGAGTACTTAGCAGCTATTGACGCACCCCTTGACGCCGAATACATCGTTGAGGGGGTCTGAGCTTATGCGTTATCACCAACAAGGCGACCGTGTCATGACGCCTTCAGGCCTGGGGGTGCTGGAGGCGATTCATGCAGACGGCGGCTGCTCGGTGCGGCTCATCAATCAGGAGACCAACTGGCCGTTCCCGCAGTGGGTCATCCTGCACATCTCGCAGGTCAAAGCCGTCCGCGCCCCGAAGCAACCACCGAGCGTTGAAGATTTTGAAGAAGCACTATTTTGAAACCACAGGAGATTACTGAAATGTTTAACACCGAACCCCATCAAACTGAAACTAGCGAATCACTTTACGCGTGGCTCGAGACTGCTTCGATGAAGCAGCTCATTGAGTTTCACAATAAATATGCCAACCGCCGTGTACGGGCATTTTCAGACCGTCAGCAAGCCGTCGACCGCTGCCGCGAGTTGTGGGACAAACTTCAAACGTCAGTTGCAAGCAAAGTCGTAAAAACCAAAGAGCCCCCTCTCTTAAGCAGCAAAAAGCGCCCTGCAATGAGTGACTCATTACGATTACCCGATCGAAGAGTGCGTTGTATCGAAACCAACGAAATCTGGGAAAACGCTTTGAGGATGCGCCGCGCTCATCCCGATTGGATGAGTAGCGGTCAGTTAAACCGTTTAACGCGACAGCTTTATACCGCAGCTAAAGCCAACGAGCCGGCTACGGTTCAAATTAACGGACGTTCGTTTGAGCTCGTCAGCTTATCAGGAACTCCAAAATGAACCGTCGTAGTCGAAGCGTTTTTGACAGCGGAGGGTTTTTCGCCCTCTGGTTGTTGAGTTGGGTGGCGCTTATCGCGGCGGGTACAGTTCTGGCCGGAGCGTTTTGCCGCGTCATTTCGGCGTTGTTTAACTTTGGGTGGGGGCTGCTGTGAACGATTACCGGCTGCGGGAAAACCGCCGCGAATATTTCGACAAACTCTACGGTCTGAACTTGACTTACGGTGTGATGCCGGGGTTGGTATACCTGTACATGCCGGAGCTGGCGCGACGTTACGATTGGGATGCCGAGCAGCGTCTTTGGTTTGCGTTTTTAAATGGTCTTACGCAAAACCCTATAACTTCAATAAGTCTTGCGAAACGTCTCCCGTCAGTCCCACCCCCTGATGCAAAGCTGACGCAGTTCAGCGACTGGTTTAATTCAGAGTGGGACCGGTTACAGTTCGATACAGACCGGCGATATCAGAAAACACACACCCCCGAAGCTATCCGCACTTATGCCAATCTTGTTGCTGAACACGGCGGCTCGCAAGTTACCATGCTCAGCGAAAAAACATATGCTGAACTATGGGCGTTAGTGCGAGGGCGGTATCACTCGTTTGGGCGACTGTCATCGTTTTCTTACCTCGAGTACGTTTACCTCAACGGGTTCGGAGCTGACTGCGACGACTTGCTTTTTAACGACAAGTCGGGTAGCCGCTCCCACCGTAACGGTATGTTGTTCTTAACCGGCAACGACCAATTAGTTTGGGACAAACGGGCGGGCAACGGCTTTGACGGCAGTTATTTCAATTTTGAAGGGATGTGCACGTGGCTGAGTCGGGAGGCCGACAACCTTCTCTTTGATTTTTCTGAGCAGAACCACGACATTCCGAATGTAAATAACTTTACACTCGAGAGCAACTTGTGCACATTTAAAAATCATTTCTTTGGGCGAAGGTATCCCGGCGTTTATGCCGACATGGCTTGGGAGCGTATCGAGTGGGCCGACGCTCGGGGGCTGAGCGAAGTTACGGCGGTGTTCAAAGACATACGCAGCTTGGAACTCCCCGAATGGCTGAGGGCTGAATGTGAGACGCAGCGGTTGTCTTTGAAAGAAAAAGCGCGTATATTTCCCGCTACAGGTCGGCCCTATCGAGCCGAGCATTTTTTATAACGAAACAACTGGAAAACTAACATGCGAAATGTCATCTTGCGCATATCAGGTACGTTCGGTTCAGGTAAAACCACAGCCGTTAGGCAGTTTCTCGACTACAGTGCTGAGGCGTTAATGAGCAAAGATAAGATAGCCGGTTATCGAGTAGGTGTTCCTGCTTTACGCACCCCGATTTACGTCATCGGCAAATATGACAATGTTTGCGGTGGCACCGACGCGATCAAAACTCAAGCTGAGATAGCTCAACGCGTGTTGAAAGCTCACCCGTTAGGGCATGTACTTTACGAAGGGGCGTTAGTCTCTAACAGCGGACTAGGTGGACAAGTCACCCAAGCCGTGCAGCCCACAGGCTGCGCGGTGTATGCGTTCATGAACACACCGCTCGAGCTTTGTATCGAGCGCGTCAAACAGCGTCGCTTGACTGCCGGTAATGAAAAACCGTTCGACCCTAAAAACCTTGTCGAAAAGTTCCATTCGGTGGTGAACTGTTACAAAAATTTACGCAATGCGGGTTACAACGTGCGACTCATCGACCACGCTGACCCTCACCCTCAGCTGATGACTATTTTCGAGGAGTTCGAAGCATGATCGAAGATTGCCCCTACAAGCCGCCTACCGCTAATAAAATTGCATCAATCGAAGGGTTGCTGTATTTTGTTTGGGAACGAGAAGTAATCCGCATCTCACGTGAAAACAAACTGCCGCCCCCGTGGACCGAGGACCCCACCTTGCGCGATTACAAGTTTACGAACATCCGCCGCCGTGATGACCGAGTGTCTAAATGGATCATCAAACACCTCATAGAGCCTGACGCTGACCGGCCAGATTTGTGGTTTACGCTTTTGATAGCGCGGTTAATCAACTGGCCGCCTACTTTGCGCGTATTGATTTATGAGAAAATTCTGCCCGTTTCACCTGAGAAGTTTTCACCCGAGGCGTTTAGTTCTCTTATCGAAGCGTATCGCCGTAAGGTTGATAAGATTTACGGTGGGGCATATATGGTCTACCCTACCAACAAAGAACCTGCGGGAATAAAAAGTCTTGCATTAGCGCGGCACATCATTGAGCCCGCCATTGAGCTCAACGCGAAACTCATCGAAGAGCTCAATTACGAGCGCCCCCGGATCGAGAACTTCGTGTACTTGCTTGCTACGTCGTTTGGGCTCAATACGTTTATGGCCGGGCAAGTTGCCGCCGACCTCACCTACACCGACAAACAGCTGGGCGTCGCCGAGGACCTTTACACTTACGCCCCCATCGGCCCCGGCAGCACCAAAGGGCTCAATTACCTCACGGGGCGCAAGTCAACGATGCCTTGGAACCAGACGCAGTTCAACAAGAAACTGATCGAGATCAAAAACGCAATCGAAACCCAGCTTGATATTACGGACCTTACGTTGCATGACGTTCAGAACGTAATGTGCGAGTACAGCAAGTACGCCCGCACAGTGGTTGGGGACGGTGTGCCGAAGACCCGCTACAAGCCCGAGAAGGAGTTCTAGAGTCATGGCCTACACAATCACCGCAAGTAACGTCAACGAAGCCTTCGCGGAGGTATTCTGGAAGCTCCGAACGTATCCTACCCATGAGCGTAACACCCGCAATGGTCCGGCGATTACGTTCACAGACACGTTCATCATCACGTATCTGCGGCCTCAGGAGCGGGTGCTGTTTCATGAGGGGCGAGACGCTAATCCGATTTTTCACCTGCTGGAGTCGATCTGGATGCTCGCGGGGCGCAATGACGTGGCGTTCCTCGAGCGTTTCAACAGCCGCATCGGGCAGTACAGCGACGACGGCGTGACCTTTAACGCCGCGTACGGTTACCGCTGGCGGCGGCACTTTGGGTTCGATCAGCTGCTGGCGGTGATTGACCTCTTGCGCCGCGACCCGCAAACCCGTCAAGCCGTGATTCAGATCTGGGACCCCGCCGACCTCTCAAAAGCCACTAAAGACAAGGCGTGCAACACGCAGGTGATCTTCGAAACCCAAGCCGGTCAGCTCGATATGACGGTCCTGAACCGTAGCAACGATATCTGGTGGGGCGCACTCGGCGCAAACGTCGTGCACTTTAGCGTGTTGCAGGAGTTTGTGGCCACGGCGCTGGGGGTTCCGTTAGGCGTCTATCGGCAAGTGAGCGCGAATCTTCACCTTTACCGCAATCTCTACAAAGCCGACCAGTACATCACCCTCCCGCCCCAGTCGAGCGATTACGACCGTTACTGGCGGGGACTCGTGAAACCCCGACCGCTGATGATCGATCCAGACCCGCAGCTGTTCTTGTACGAGTGCGAGTGGTTCTGCGTTGACCCGTTGGCTCCTAACCCGTACCGCAACACGTTCCTGAGCGACGTGGCGCGACCTATGGCTATGGTGAGCGCGGCTCGCCGGGCCGGCGAAACGGGCCGAAAAGAGGCCGCCTCGGTGGGTGCGGAAGACTGGCGCTACGCTGCGATGAGCTGGGTTGAGCGGCGAGAAGCAGCTCGTCAGCGCTGATTTTGCGTTTCGAAAAATGCGACCTATACTTAACCGTTCTAGCTTTATAACTTTTAACTTGAGAACTTCGATATGAGAAAAACCCTTCAGTTCATCATCAACGGAAGCGAAGTCAAACGCTTTCACACCCTCACAACCCTTCAAAATGAAACCGTGGGTCATCATTCGCACGGTGTAGCGTGTTTTGCGCTGCTGCTAAACCCGGACGCCAGTCGGCAGTTGATTTTGGCTGCGCTGTTTCATGACCTCGCCGAGCAGTACACGGGCGATATCCCCTCGCCCGCGAAACGCGAATACGGCATCGGCGATCAGGTTGATGAGCTTGAGCGCCGGTTGATGCTTGACGCGGGCATCATGTACCCCGAACTCAACGCCTGCGACCAACGCACGCTCAAACTCGCCGACATAGCCCACGGGGCGGTATTTTGCCTACGTGAGGTGCAGCTCGGCAACCGGCGCATGCTCGAGGTGCATGACCGTTACGTGGCTTACGCGCATGAGCTTATTCTGTCAGGCCGGGAGCTCGATCTTTTCAACATCATCAAGGGGTTGCGTTATGAAGGCTAACGAAAAACAAGTCGGCGGAAATCACTACAAAAAAGGCGGCGAAGAACATTGGGACCGCCAGTGGCGGCTTTACGGTCGCGGTTACTTCATCGGTTGCATCACTAAGTACGTCGAGCGTTATCACGAAAAGAACGGCTTGCAGGACTTGCAGAAAGCTCAGCACTTCCTTGAGAAGCTCATCGAACTCGAGAGCGTTGCCTTTACTGACGGCTCTGAACCCACCGCAGGTTACACAAATCAAGATCGATGAGCACCTGGGTGTTTGATACCGAAACTTACCGCAACCGCACGTTGTTCTGTGCCAAAAACCCAGACACCGGCGAGTGGTTTGACTTGTGGCGGCACCAGCCCGACAGCCCCGCCAAGCTCAAGGCGTTCTTGAGCTCGGGGGCGACTTTTGTAGGGTTCAACTCGCGGGAGTTCGACAACGTCATTGTGGCGGCGTTTTGCAGCGCCCGCACAGAGGCCGAAATCAAACGCATCGCCGACGACGTCATCAACAACCGCCTTGCGCCTTGGGCCGCGATGCGTAAGTTCATGTTGCCCGAGGTTCGATTCGACTGGATTGACCTGATTGAGGTTGCGCCGTCGTTCGTGAGCCTAAAGGCCTACGGAGCGCGGATGCATATGCCGCGACTTCAAGACCTTCCAATTCATCACGCTGAACTGATACGTCCCGAGCAGGAGGCGACCCTTCTTGAGTATTGCCACAATGACGTCGAGACAACGGCGGAGCTGTTACGGCACCTTGAGAAAGAAGTCCTGCTGCGCGTCGAGATGAGCCGGCGTTACGGCGTTGATATGCGCAGTAAGTCCGATTCGCAGATGGCCGAGCAGGCGTACATCACTAGCATGGGGCTGAAGCGCCGGGAAAACGAAGTGCCGAAGAGCGTGCGCTACGTTCCGCCTAAATTCTTAAGCTTCCGTGACCTGGCGCTTCAACAGCTTTTGGAGCGCGTCGCGGCGCACACGTTCGAGATGAACCCCAGCACCGGGCACGTTGTGCTGCCTGAGTTCCTAGGGCACGCCACTATCCCGTTCGGCCACGGGGAGTATCAACTCGGCGTGGGGGGCATACACAGTGTTCATGACCGAAAAGTTTGTCACGTTGCGGGGGCCGACGTCATCTGTGATATTGACGCCGCTAGCTTCTACCCCAGTATCATTCTAGAGTGCGGTTTCGTGCCTGCCGGACTGGGTGAGGACTTCGTCCGCGAGTATCGTAAAATCTACGAACGGCGGCTAGAAGCAAAGCGTTCTGGTGATAAGACCACGGGCGAGACGCTCAAGATTTCCCTAAACGGCACGTTCGGCAAACTCGCTAGCCGATACTCGGTGTTGTACTCGCCGGACCTGATGTTGGCCGTTACCCTTACGGGTCAGTTTACGTTGCTGATGCTCATCGAGTGGTTGGAACTCGCGGGGGCTGTAACGCTCTCAGCCAACACCGACGGAATCGCTATTCGGTATCACGCGTCGCTTGAGACTACGATTCAGAAAGTCATTGGTCGCTTTAGCGAGGTTTCGCGGTTTGTGTTCGAGTTTACGCCGTACCGCGTTCTTGCGCTAAAGGACGTCAACAATTACATCGCCGTCAAACCTGATCGCTCGCTAAAAGTTAAAGGCATTTACGCGCCGTTGTCGCTCAAGAAAAACCCCACCGCGCAGGTCTGCGCCGATGCCGTGGGGCAGTGGTTAGCCCGAGGCACCCCGCTGCTCGACACAATATACGCTGCGCCGTTTCGCGATTTCATCTCAGCGCGTAACGTCACGGGTGGCGGCGCTCAGGCGGGGCAGTACCTGGGTCGCGTGGTGCGGTGGTATCAATCAAACGACCCGGCGCTCGAGCCGATACGTTACCTCAAGAACAATAATAAAGTGCCTAAGACCGACGGTGCTCGAGCCTGCATGACCGTTGAGGACTTTGTTAAACACCCGGCTGATCTCGACTACACGTGGTATCAAAAGGAAGCTCTCAAGATCGCAGTGGCGGTGGGTTGCGAAAGCTATCTCACTCCCGAAGAGCTCGCGCTCATCGCTCCGCCGCCTAAACAACCTAGGAAACGCAAAAATGACAACATCACAACAACCCGGTAACACCCGCACCGTATTCGTCGTGCAGGTTGATAACAGCAAAGACCTCAGCGACGCCCGGCGCTTCGGTCAGCTGCGGGCAGTGTTCAGCCGGCCTCGAAAACCGTACAACACTCGCATGATGATCGCCAAGGCCCGGCGAGTGCTGAGCGAATGGGAGCCGGGGGACTACCTGCTGATGGTTGGGGATCCGTCGCTGTGCGCCATATGTGCCGCGCTGGCCACCGAGCAGGACTACAAGCTGAACCTCTTGAGCTGGGACCGCGAACTGTTCCAGTACATCACACATCAGTGGGACTTTGGGCAGGGTGCCGAGGACCACGACGATTTCCCAACGGCGGACGACTAACCGCCTCTACTCAGAAAGGAGAAACAAAATGTCAAAAGAGAAGCAACCCACCCCTAGCAGCTGGCAGGATACGCTGCGCCGGGGTAAGCAAGCCGTTCCCCCGCGTTTTGTCATCTACGGCGGTCACGGGATAGGTAAGTCGACACTCGCTAGCCAGTTCCCGAGTCCGATTTTTATCAGCACCGAGGACGGTCTCGACTCGCTAGACGTGACGAGCTTTCCCCGAGCGATGAAAATCAGCGACGTGGTCGACAGCATTAAGACGCTCATCAAAGAAGACCATCAGTTCAAAACTGTGGTTGTTGATTCGGTTGACTGGCTGATCGAGCCGCTCATCGTGAGCAATGTGGAGTCCTCGCATGAGGCTAAAGACCTCGCCTACGGCAAGGGGCAGATGCTTGTAGCGGAGGAGTTTCGTGAGATCCTGCAGGGGTTGGACGTGCTACGGCTCAAGCGCGGGATGAACGTGGTGTTGATTGCGCATGCGGCGGTCGTGAAATTCGAAGACCCCCGCACCGAGCCGTATGACCGTTATCAGCCCAAACTGCCCAACCGCTGCAACGCGCTGCTTCAGGAGTGGGCAGACGTCATAGCGTTCGCGGCGTTCAAAGTCATCATCCGCAAGTCTGACACCGGGTTCAACAATCAAAAGACCCGAGGCGTGACGACCGGCGAGCGACTGCTGCACTTTGTTGAGAACCCCGCCTACGCCGCAAAGAACCGTTACGGTTGCCCCGAAGAGATTGAGATGAAGATTGAGAATCTCGAAAAACTCATCCCCATTGCCGCTTAATTAAAGGAGCTCCTTATCATGGCAAAGTTTGGATTTGATAGTTCAGAAGTTGATGTTTCCGCCCCCGCCGAGTATGACCCTATTCCCGAGGGTGAGTACATTTTGAAAGCGCTCGACGCCGAGGAGAAGTCCACCAGCGCCGGAACCGGCTCGTACATCAAGGCGAAGTTTGAAGTCGTCAAGGGTGAACACGCCGGCCGCCTCTTGTGGCAGAACTTCAACATCAACAACCCGAGCGAGAAGGCGCAGCGCATCGGCCGTCAGCAGCTCGTCGCCTGGGCCACGGCGTGCGGTAAGCCCGAAGCCGACGACACCGACAAGCTGCTAGAAAAACCGTTCCGGGCAGCGGTTTCGATCGAGCCCGCTAGCAACGGCTACAAAGCGAGCAACAAGATCAAAGCGTTCTTGTTCAGCGATGAAGCCCCCGCCGCAGCCCCCAAGACCGCTGCGCCCAAGGCCGCCGCCCCGAAAGCCTCCGCGCCGAGTCGGGCACCGGCGGCTTCAGCGAACCCCTGGGACTGAGCGCCGTGGTAGCCATTCCGCCCAAACCCGAGCAGCAAGTCATTAGCCGTATCTATGACGCTATTCAAAAAGAGAAAGCAGACTCTGAACTGTACTTGGGGCGGCTTGGCTCGTCGGGGATAGGCGAGGAGTGCGTTCGTCAGGTGTGGCTCAACTGGCGAGGTTTCGCCCGTGAGCAGTTTGACGGACGCCTTCATCGCCTTTTTGAGACGGGGCACCTTCAGGAGGCGCGAATCGTAGCGGATTTGCGCCGTGCGGGGTTCGCGGTCTGGGACAAACAACCCGACGGACGTCAGTATGAGTTCGGCGACCCCACCGGACACTTCATTACGAAAGTGGACGGTGTGGTCAGGGACGTCCCTGAGAGCGATAAACCGCACCTGCTCGAGGTGAAGACGCACAACAAAAACAGCTTCAGTTCGCTGTTGAAGAAAGGCGTAGCCGGCTCAAAACCTTCTCATTACGCTCAGGTTCAGATCAGTATGGCGCTCGGCGGGTTTACGCGGGCGCTGTATGTGGCGGTCTGCAAAGACGACGAGCAGTTCTACGTCGAGCGTATTCGGGAAGACCCCGCCGAGCAGGGCCGGCTAAAAGCGCGAATCATCAAACTCACGGAGGCTCGACTACGCCCGGCCGGAATCAGCGATGACGGCACGAGCTTCGGTTGCAGGTTCTGCAGCATGCGGGCCGTATGCACTCGTGAGGTTGAGCCTTTGCGCCACTGCCGCACGTGCCGTATGTGCACCCCAGGGCCGGAAGGCCGCTGGGTGTGCGAACTTAACAATCACACCCTCACCCTCGACGAGCAGCGGGCCGGGTGCGAACACTACGAGGCGTTATGATCACTATCGGTATTGATCCCGGCTTGAGCGGGGCGGTGGGGGTGCTCAGAGACGGACGATTCGTCGCCGTAGAGGACATGCCCACCGTCGCTAAGGGTTCGGGCAGCGTTAAGAGCGAAGTTGACGCAGCGGGGCTTCTCGCTATGCTCAGGCGGTACGCCGCGCCAGACGATCACGTGGCGGTTGCACTTGAGCGCGTAAACGCTATGCCCGGCCAGGGGGTGAGTTCGGTTTTCAGCCTGGGGGACTCGTTCGGTGTGGCTCGGGCAGCGGTTGCCGCCGTTCGCCTAGACCTCACGCACACAACCCCCGTGACTTGGAAGAAGCACTTCGGGCTGAGCTCTGACAAAGAGCTCTGCCGAGCGTTTGCAATCAGGCTCTACCCCGAAGCGCCGCTCAACCTTAAGAAGTACGCCGACCGAGCCGAGGCGCTCCTCATGGCGCGGTGGCTCTATGAGAAGCAGTTCAAATAAAAAGAAAAACCCCCGAACCTGAAACAGTTCGGGGGAAGCCGCCCCCATGGACGTAAGGGCGACGAGGAGTCCCCGCGTTTAGGGACTGGTAAAGCCGGAGTATATTGACGGTGCGGGGAGTTGCCGCCCGGCGGCTAGCGCACCATACCCTTGGGCTTGAGAAACTGCGCGTTCTTTCATTTTATCGTAAGCTAACAGCGCCAACGGCGACGCAACCGCTAACAGCGTCGAAGGCACACGGGTTACTGGAAACGGAAACAACGAAAACGCTGAGCTCCCGGCCCCAACGCTCGCGAGAATGCCGCCCAGAACGTCACCTTCTGAGAATCGGCTGTACGCCTGCTGCCCGAGCTCGGCGGTTCCTAAGCCTGCTAGCGCACCAGCTGCTCCGGGAAACGCTCTGTACCCAATATTTACTCCGCGTGAGAGCGCCTGCGCACCGCGTGACAACGGTGAAGGGCGTTGCTGGGGTGGCGGGGGCGTGGAGGTTGTACCCTGCGTAGGCGGAACATCAGCGTAAACCTGGCTTGAAGGCAACAGCACCCCTGAAGGTGTCGAGGTCAGGCCGGGTGCTTTTGCGAGCAGGGACTTTGCGTCGCCCGACACGACACCTTGGCGTTTGAGCTGTTCGATGACTTCGGCCTGCTGCTTAGCGGCGGCGGACTGCTGAGAGGTTCCGACGTTATAGGTCTGCTGCCTGGCGCGGCCGGTGGTCCCTGCTTCCGTAGTGCCTTGCATCTGCCGGGTGTGCATGGGGTCGGTAGGTATAGGCGGCGGAGGAGCGGCGGTCGCTGGGGCGGCGGGCTGGGCCGAACCCCGTAGCAGGTCAGCTGAGGCTTGGGCGGCACGTTGCCTGGCGGCTTCAAGTTCCCTGCCCGCCTGCGTGCCTAAGCTGATTCCCGCAACGTCAAACGCAGCTCGAGTGGCGGTAGGAAATTCTTCAGCAACTTTTCCGGGAAGCTCTTTAACTTCTTCAACGAGTTTATCACGTCGTTGTTGCTCGGTGGGCGGGCCGCTGCCGGTTTCTTCCGTTGAGGGTGCGGCCGCTGGGGGTTTACCCCAAGTGCCGCTCTCAAACTGCGCTACGGCGTCGGCTATCTTTTCGGCTGAGTCTTTGGGGAACGGATCATTAGTGCTTTCTAAACCAAGCGACCCCGCAAGCCAAAGCTTGTAGTTGTCTTGGGCTTCCTGCGGGTTCTCGTTACCACGCGGGGCGTAGCGATCGATAAATTTATCAGGACTATTCAGACCGCGCTTGAGCTTGATCTCGATGTCGTTGATGAGTGCCCGGCGTCCGTAATCTTTATTTTCAAAGATAGCGAATCCGTTCTCATCAACGCCTATTTGCCCTTCGTATTTGACCCCTTGCGGCGGGCGTAAGTTGCCCGGATTGTTATTGTACTCAGCCAACGTACTCATCGATGGGGCTCCTTACTTCTTTTTACGATACGACCCGTCGGGCTGCAACGCCCAAACGCTACCGTCAGGCATTGTGCGTTCAGCGGGTCGAGCAGCGGCCGGTGCCGGACGACCACCCGCAGGCGCCCCACCGGCCGGAGGTTGAAAGTTCATAATCGAGTCGCGAACGGTCTGAATAGCGTCATCGTACTCCTTGACCGCCGTTTTATACTCATCGGTGTCTTTGAAGTCACGTACGCTGACGCCACGTTTTTGCGCAGCGCGGAAGATGTCGGCCGCCTTGCGGTCAAACTCAGAACGCAGCTTGATCAGCTGCGCCTTGGCGACTATACCCTCTGGGGTGTCTTTTACAGACCCGCCCAGTTGCCGAATCGTCTCAGCCTCCATGTTTGAAACATTACCCTGCCCTTTGTAGAACAACTGGCGGAAGTTCAACTCCAATGTGGTCGAAGCGGCGGAGGCTATCTCAGCGGCGCGTATTTCAGCCGGTGTGCGGGTGGCGGTGCGGATGGCCTGCTCGATCGAGGGAATGCCGATGTTGTAAGAACCGACACGCAGCGTATTTTCACCCAGCTGCCCCAACGCACCGAGGAACCCCGACTGAGCCAGAATGCCGAATGTGCGTTTAGTGTTCGGGTTACTAGCCAGCTGAATGAGCGTATCAGCGCTGCGGATGAGATCGGGCGCAACCTTAGCGTCTGCGAGAATCGACTCTTCAAGTCTGACGTCACCTTTAGCGCGTTCTCTAGACCGCTCGCTAGCAGCCTCTTGGTCTTCCAGAGTCTGCCGCCCTTTGAGTATGTCTTTGATCTTCTGCGCTTGTGCTTCGCCGGTCAAATTACCCACTTGAGCAACAATTTTCTTGTACTCAGAAGGTGTCATTGGAAACCGGCCTTCTATGCCGGGGAAGCTGTAAGGTTTCTGCTCTTCCGCACCCGTGAACACCACTTCTCTTGTGCGAGCGTCGACAAGGTTACCACCCACTACCATGAGGTTTTTACGCTCATCTTCGCGCAGGTTTAAAACAAACTTCGCCAACGCCTGAACCCGTGGGTTGTTACTTATAGCCATCGCACTCAGCTGAGGGCCAGTGAGTTGATCAAGCGTAGAGCCTTCCTGAAGGCCTCGTACGGGAGCAGCGGTCGCCTGAGCCTCAGCGGGTCTGGGCGCTAACGGCGCACCCGCAACCGGCTCGGCCGCAGGGGCTCCTTCAACCGGGGCTGCGGGGGTTGCCGCGCCTTCGGCCGCCGGGGCAGCCGTGGGCGGTTTGAGCATTCCGCGCAACATAGCCTCATCGCGGGAAGCCTGCTGAGCGCCGAGCTTAGCCGCTGCGAGGTCTTTACGCATCGCGATGTTTTCTAGAATGCGCTTTTCTTCGGCCTGCTGAGCGGGAGCGACCTGCGCGGCTACGTTTCCGAGCGCCTCGCCGAATTTGCCCGTCTTGGTTGGGGCGAGAAACCCCTGCGCCATCGCGAGCAGCACCGGGTCGAACATCTGCTGCCGGTTGGTTAGCGCTGTTTCGAGTTCTTCCTGAATACGTAAAAAGTCTTCTAAACTTTTCTTTTCAGTCGGTGTTTCAGCGTAGAGCGAGGGGGCTTGCAAAGCACCTTTGGAAGTAGTCATGATTAACCGCCGAAATCTGCAAGGTCGCTCAGCATGTTGTCACCTTCCGAAGGGGTGTAAGTCCCGCTACTGTTAACTCCGCCAAAGATCTTTTCCAAAGCACCGATAATTTTGTTACCCACGCCTTGACCACCTGCCGGGAACGCTGCCCCGACCAATGTGCCAAGTCCGGCGATCTGTTGAAGCACCGAAGGACTAAAATTGGTGGGTAAGGTCTCTGCGGTCTCGGTCGAACTGGTTGGGTAGGTATAACCGCGCATGATCTCAGCTACATTTAAGGCTCGTTTGAGCGGTGCTTCAAGTTGAGATTGATCATAAGCCAGCTTGGATGCGCCTACGTCAGCGAGTGTTTTTATTCCGGAAGTGGCGGCGGTTTGCTCCTGCGCACCTAGGCCGGACAACGCGCTCGCGGCGGAGGCCTGCTGGCCTTGTTCTTTGAGCGCAGCGTCCAGTGCGGTTTGAAATCCTTTCGAACGGGCAGCGGTCTGCTGAGCCTGCAAATTAGATGCAATATCAGCCAGTGCTTGGCCGCCTATCGCGCCAGTGCGGCTGCTTCCAAAGCCTCCCGCACCACCCATCACACCCAACGCTTTGAGCGCAGGTAGCACGTTACGCTGCACGTTGATGTCAGACTGCTTCTGCATTTCATCTATGACTTGCTTTTGATAAGGGTCATAGAACTTTGAAATATCTGTACCCCCGACCTCCATTGCAGATTTTCCGGCCGTTAAGGCTTGCGTCATGGGGTCTTGATAACGGGTCAGATTAGCCAGCCCTGGCAGGTTTGCGCCTGCGGCGGGGGTCATTAGGGTCTTGTAAAAATCAGGCAGCTCGGATACCAACTGCTGACCAGTAAACGGAGTGACCGTGGGTGCGGTGCCCGGAGTCGTGTCAGTGGCCGGTGTTCCGGGAGTTACTGTGCCCAACGCACCCATACCAGCCTGTGACAGCGAAGTAAGGTAATTGGTGAGATACTCCGGCGCTTTCGCGGCCGAGGTCTTAGTTAGAGCTACGGGATCCGGGGCGGAGCCTTCAAACAATCCGGCCATGATTATTTACCTTTCTTAGTTTTAAGGTAATCGAGCGGCGACTTATGTGCCGGAGGGGGTAGGTCTTTTTCCTTCGAGGACCGTGCCCGTGCTCGAATTTCGTGCATCATATCGTAGAGCTTTTCGGTTCCGGCCTTGGTTGACCCATTACCCAACGCGCTGACCACGTCGGCTGGGAACACAAACTCTCCGTCCGCCAACCACGCCGGAATATCATCCGACTGCCCGTCACCGGGTCCAGCCACATGCTTACCGTCGCGGAAATCTTCACGAGCGTGCCCACCTTTGGCATACATCATTTGAATGTTCAGAGGGGATACTTTTCCGCCAGCTTTGAACATCGGAACGTAATCCGACTCATTATAGCTTGAAGATTCCCCGCCGGGCAAGCCCAACACGTCTTCAATAGGCGGCTCCTGGCCGTAGGAGTAATAAGGCATGGCGTTACGCTCCGCAAGTACATTAGCCAACTCGGGCTGTAATTGTTTCAGTAAAGATTCTTTTTCGATATCTTGCTGCAGGGCTCGAAACTCCGCCAAGGGGTCTTGATAGCCGCCTCGGGTTTTGGATTCCAACATGCGCTGCCCGAGCCAGTCAATAGCAGCTGGAGCGGCAGCGATTGAGCTAACCACTGCTGCGGGCGCATAAACCGCTTTACCATCTCGGCCGGCAGCCCCGGAGAACCCTGAAAATCCAGAAACTCCGCTGACCCCAGACACTCCGGAAAATCCGCTAAAGCCTGACTTACCTGACACCCCTGACGTTCCGGAGAAACCCGAAACTCCAGATACTCCGGAAAACCCTGAAAACCCTGATTCGCCCGAAATGCCGGAGGTTCCGCTAAAACCCGACACACCAGAAGCGCCGCTGTAGCCGGAAGATCCCGACTCGCCTGACACCCCAGAGAACCCGCTAAACCCTGATATGCCAGAAACCCCTGAGGCTCCCGAGTAGCCCGAAATGCCCGACTCACCAGAAAAGCCGCTAAAGCCAGACGTACCAGAAACCCCTGACGCGCCACTGAAACCAGAGTCGCCTGACAATCCGCTAAAACCAGAAAACCCAGATACCCCAGATTCACCAGAAAAGCCGCTAAAGCCTGAGGTGCCCGATTCGCCAGACATACCTGAGAATCCAGATACTCCCGATTCGCCAGAGACACCCGACCACCCCGAAGCACCAGATTCGCCAGAGAATCCTGAAAATCCAGAAGTTCCAGACTCGCCTGAAAAACCGCTAAAGCCCGAGACTCCCGATTGACCTGAAACCCCAGAAAACCCAGAAGCCCCTGAAAGCCCAGATACCCCAGAAAACCCAGAAGCTCCCGAACTACCTGAGAACCCTGAAATTCCTGAGGTTCCCGATTGGCCAGAAACTCCGCTAAAACCCGAAACCCCTGAGGTTCCGGATACACCTGATTCGCCTGAAACCCCTGACGTCCCTGTTTCTACATTAACCGGTGTTCCCGTGTCTGCGGTGTTCTCACCCGTGGTGCCTCCCCCAGCAGGTTGAGAGCTTTTCCAATCGCTCAAAAAACCACTAAGGTCGCTTTCAAGCTCTGATATGGATCGGGTTCTTGCATACTTAAGCTCGTCTTCGGTACCAGGACGACCGTAGACCTTGTTGAAAACGTATTGATATGCGTAGTCAGAAGCCTTGGGCCGATCTCCGGAGGGTCCTGTAGCTTCGCCGGGATTACGCGCCCTGATTGCCTCTTCCATCGTGTCGTAAACGATGCCGTTAGCCGTGCGCATTCTTGTGTTGATGTCAGCGGCAAGGTCTTGAGCCGCCGTTTTGCCATCACTGAACTTCTGAGATAGACCGCTTCTGATCGCCGCGTAGTCTTCGCCACTTCTTGTGCGGTCTACAACTTTGCTCTCGTAGATATTCGTGCTTGGCTGACCGTTAACCACCTTAAAACCAGCCCGAAGATTGGTGCCTTCAAGCTGACGATTTAACTCATTGGCGACCTCTTCCTGTGATTTTCCTTGGGCGAGCAATTCGTCGCCAAGTTTCTTCATGACTTCGGCTTGGGTTGGCTGCAGGTCACCTCCGGCGGTTTCTCCGCCAGTTGTTCCTCCGCCAGGAGTCTCGCCACCAGGAGTACCGCCTGAAGGAGTGCCGCCGCTATCAGCAGTCAGACCGCTCAGACCACTGCTGGTTGAGCTAGACTTGAGTTGAGAAGCGTCTAAACCGCTCGTAAGGTTCGTAAGTTGAGAGTCAGTCAGCTGAGAACTATCTGATTGAGAGCTATCCGACTGAGAACTGCTTGAAGTGCTAAGTTTTGTTTTAACTTTTATAGGGTCGGCGATATCAAACTCAGTATCAATCGTAATGGGCTCGGGGAAATAAATCTCTTTAAGCCACTTGAGTTCTGGATCGATGTTGAGGTCTTTTTTGTCAACATAATGTACGTCGCCAAACTCATCGACGTAAGGAAAACTTTGCGTAAAGTCGTTGTATGTAAAACCAGAAGGAACACGACTGGACTGAACCGTCAAAGACTGATCGGCTGGCTTGTTAAGCGTGATCTGCGTCGAACCGGTTGCGGGGTCCCATTTTCCGATCGTCGATTTATACCATTCGTTATAAAGCGCCTTTTCCTCGGGCGTTTTTAATTCGGAAGTTAGTGTTGGGTCGTTAAGTTCTTTGGTTACACCGCGAGCCTTGAGTAATTCGTTAAGCTTGAGCCCGGCGCCCAAATGACCGGCAATTACGCCGCCAAGCAACGGAAGACCGGCGACTTGTTCTTTGTCGGCCAACGATTGCTCTCCCTGAGCGCCTGATAAAGCGCCAAGCAGCGCGTCGTATACGCCCTCGCTATATGTGCGCTCATTAACACCGCGTTCTTGACCCTGCGTATTGATGTCGCCGTAGTCTGCTAGGCCGCCGGTTGGTTTGGTTCCTGTGCCAGACAATGCACCCGAAGATATTAATGAAGACAATGCGCCGGTTTGGTTACCCTGCGCAAGTTGCAAACCGCTGCGGATCAGCTGCCCTGCGCTTGCTTTGCTGATGCCTGTTTCTTGGGCTAGCGTATCAGCAGCAAAATCAACACCTGCGGTCGTTGCAAGTGATAAAGGGTTTATCTTTCCTGTTGTAATAAGCTGAGAGACTGCCTGCCTGCCGACAGAGCCAAGCTCTTGAGGAAGCATTGAGTTAAGTTGGTTGGCAATTTGCCCAGCGCCATAACTTAAAGCCGTGCTCTTTAATGCATCAATTGGATCTTTTCCGGCCAGTATTTGAGAGCCAAGGTTGAATGCGCCACTGCCAAGGGATGAGGCAGCAGACCCGGTTAAAGCACCGCCAGATAATGCCCCGCCAAGACCCTCAAAAAGGCCTGCGGGACCCGCAGCGGCAAGCACCATGGGTAATACGCCTTCAAGCAGGAATTCCTTAAAGAAGGGCGTTTTCTCGGGAGCTTTATATGACGATGCTCCGCCTACTGGCGTGAGCGCTCCATCCTTGATCGTATAAGCCTGGCCAACACGACTTTCGCCTGCATATTCAGAACCTGGTGCGCCGCCCACATAAAAGATAACGTCACCCTTGGCAATGTCAGCCGGGGTCGCCTCAATGGGCACCATCTTGCCGTCAGCGACACGATAAGTATTGACGAAGGTTCCTGTGTAACGATCTGATGAACCTGGCTTGAAAAACTTTTGCTGGAACGTCGGATCAACGCCCATCAGATAGTTCTCTGCAAATGTCGTTGGCGCCCTAAAGTCAACGCCAGGCTTGACTCCGGTCACTGCTTCAGTTTCATTAGACAAGTCTGTTAAATCAGAACCTAGTCTTGGCCCAGCCGCCGCTTGAGATGAGGCTGCGGAACTTGCAGGAGCAGCAGATTGCAAAGCACCCGGCGCTGCTAAAACCCGCAGGTCATCAGTTTCTTCTGGCTCCATAAACATACGTGCTTGTTCGAGCGCCATTTCAGTTCGTCCTCGGATTAACGGCGCCGACCACGGCCGATGCCCAATCCTGCCAGTCCTCAAAGCCGTAAGGCTCAGGAATGGCTTCGTTGGCAAAAACATCAATAGCCTTTAAGCCTGCAGCCCATGACTTCCAGTCAGTGCTAAGTATGGGTACTTGCAGCTGGTTGGAGGCGTATAACTCACACATGAGGCAAGCCCAAGACTCAAAGGTATGAAACCTCGGATCATAGATAAGCGCTACGCTCATACCGTATAACCCCTCACGTCGCCCGTGTCCGCATCGACAATAATCTTGCCGGTCTGGTAGTCGCCACCAGCCACATTACTGACAAATTTTAAGCGCAGCAATCGACGCTGTTCTTTCATGTCAATTTTGCTTGTTCCTGGCGCAAACGTATACGGTCCCGTGATTTTATCGGGCTGGTCAGGATAGGGTCTGCCGATGATATACAGGTCTAAATCACCGGTTTGAATGAAGTTAGGCTCAACACGCTCAATGCGTGTCCAACTGTTCACACCAACCGGTGAGAAGGTTGCCGGACCGCCGGCAATCACACCTAAATCAGATGTCGTGAAGTAGCTCTCAATGGCCAATACTGAAGTGCCTTGAATGACATCTTTACCGTACTCATGCTGCCAGAGTGATACTTGCTGCATCAATGTCTGCACAGTGATTTGGAAACCCGAGCCACCAGTAAGTGTGGCCGTCAGTACGTCACCGACGGTATAGCCTGAGCCACGATCGTTAATCGTTACTGAGACGACCTTACCTCCAATGACGACCATGGTGGCCGTAGCACCGGTTCCTGTGCCTCCTGAGAGCGTTTTGTAGCTGTAAGTGGCATCCGTATAAGCCGAGCCAGCATTAGTAATGGTTACTGCGTTGATGCTGTCAGCCGTGTTGACATCAAAGCCTGCCTGCACGGGAAATCGGAAGACTTGCGAGAAGTAGCCTGCCGAGCGTTGTGCTCCCAAAGCCTCTCCAGTGTCATACCAGGTGTTATCCCTGACGTTGTAAATCACAGCATCTGTGCATTCAGAGGCGTCACCCTTGGGATAAAACCACCAGATCTCACCAAACCTTGGAACCTTCGTGGCCCAGACCTTCTGACGCTGCGCGTAGTTCAGGTTGTCAAAGAAGTAGTTCTGGTTAAAGGAATTAGGAATCTCTTTGGTTACGCCGTTGTAAAGCAAGAAGCGATCAACGCCCGTCCAGAAGTAAATGCCGTCATATTCAATAACGGCTGAGGACGATAAGAAGGATGATTGCGATGTGATGATGTCATACCGCCAGAAGGTTGGCGCGGCAAAGTTTGCCGTTCCTGCCACACCTAATGACTGAGGTGCGTAAGACACCCTAATAAGGCTATCAAGCGACCAAAACAGACCTGATGGTGAGTTGGAACCACCTCGAACGGGAAGCCCTTGTAAGATCTTTCCAGTGGCAGCATTGACGCGATTGGCATCAGCCGAGACCCAATCATCTATGTCACCTGCTGAGCAGTTCCAGATCAGGCCGTCATTGCCGTAAACAAACACATAAGGATGTAATGCAACGACCCCGCCTGAAATAGAGACTTCATTGTCAAAGGTCAGTGTTGTTGTGGCTGAGATCGTTGCCGCCTGGCTGAGGGTTACTGTCGTTGAGACGACAGATACAACGGTTGTGCCAGCAGGAATGCCAGGACCTTTAACGACTTGACCTGCAGCAATCTTGGTGCTGATAGCAGCCAAAGTGACTGTTGTTGTACTGTTAAGCACACAACTATCCACCGCGAATAAGCCGGCAGCCCATAAGACTGAGCCTGACAATGGCCCACACAGCAAGCGTGTGTTGGTTTCATTATCGATGTCTTGCAGGTCTTGCGAAGGATGTGCAAGCAACAGATTCGTGTTTTGATCAACTGAATCAGTAAACGTATCAAACTGCCATGAGTTGTTATCTGAGGCGGTAAATGGCGAATCAATCGCCGAGATCTGTAACAAGACACCAGAGCCAGCGCCACCGAGATAAGTGTTGGCAATCGTTAAGAACTCACCGGGCACATAACGTACACCGCCACCTGTCAGGGTAACGGCAGTTACTGCACCACCTGAAACTGTCACGCTAGCTCTTGCGCCACTGCCAGTTCCTGAAGTGCTGTAAGCTAAGGGCACATTGGTATATGAGCCATTGGTATAACCGCTACCTGCCGTGGTAATGCTTACCGTTGTGACTGGGCCTGCAAAGCTGAAATCCGTAACGCCAGCGCCGACACCATTATTGTTAATAGGTACGACCTGTAAGCCGTCTGAATAGCCGCTGTAGACGTTGTTATAAAGGCTTCGTACAACAACAAAAACCCCTCGAGAGGGGCCGGCAAGGTTGTTGGCAATTTCTCGATAACCGCCCATCTTTCTTGGCCGAGCCAGTTCACCACCAAACTTCTGGAATCGCACCCAGCGTCCATCGGTGTAATACTCTTTATCAAAGAGCGTCCCATCCCGCTGAATGCCAGGACGGGTGTCGAGGGTAAAGACCTTTTTTGTCAAAACGTGCCCCCAGAAACGCCACCTGTAAAGTTGCCTGTACCAGTGACTTCAAGTCCTGTGGTGTTGACCTCGGCAATAAGACTGCCACCCACTGAAATGCCAAATCGACTTGAGCCAGGCCGATAAATGCCTGTATTCGTTTCGCTTGCAAAGTTCAGTGAGGGACTTGCAGCAGAGCCATTGACCAAACTGATAGCCGTGCCGCCAGCAATCGCTGTATTGGCGTTTAAGAGGTTCGTACCATCACAGATTAGGGTTGCCTGTCCTGAGGCTGGAACGGTTGCTGTAGCCCCGCCAGAGATACCTGTAGACACCGTTAAGGTAAAGATACCTGCAGAGCACTGGTTACTAATCACATACAGATTAACAATCGGCGGGACAATGATTGTTACATTACCTGTCAAGGTGCCGTTGTAAATCTGGATCGTATTAGAGGCCTCATTGGCAGTTAGCGTGTAAGTGCCCGTTGTGACAGTCTTGGTAAGTGCTGAGAATTCAAACTGCGTACTGACACCAAACCCAACCGTGACAAAGGTTGTGCCTGTAGAGACAATAAATGCTGACTCGTTTGGATTGAAGTCTTTGGTGGATGCACCATCAATCAATTCACCTGAGTTACCGCTAATCGTTAAGGTTCCTGAGCCGCTGTTCTTCACAAGGAAGAACCAGTTACTGCCCACTGTGGTTGCAAGCGGCAGCGTCGTCGTTGTAGTGCCACCCGTCCAGATGTAAGCCTTTGCGCGATCGCCATCAACAAACACCTGATTGGCAACCACTGAGGCTGTTGGATGACTTTGATTGAGCGTGGCTCCAACCGCTAATAAACCAGCACCGGCAAGCGTTGCAGCATCGGCTGATGAGGTGCCTGCGCCAAATTGCACATTGGCCCAAGTACCATAAACGTCACTGTTATCAGTCAGGTAAATGTACTTAGCAACACCCGAGGCAACTGTAATGATGGTTGAGTTGCCGTCATAGGTCTTAACCGTGATGGTATTAGCACCTGTATTGCGAATAAGCGCATCCTGGCCTACTGAGACCTGATTGGCAGGTGGCATACGCAATTCATAAGCACCTGAGGACGTTACGTCCATGATGCGTGCTGCCGGCGTTTCAGTGCTTAAGTTGCCATTGATAGGCCAGACAAGTTGTAAGTTACCTGTCAGGCTTATGGATTCATAAGAAACGTCGGTCGGCTGTACAACGTCGCCTGTGAAGGGGCTTGTGTAGCTCATGATTAACTGTCCGCAGCAACGGCCTGACGATCAGCGATACGTAGCTTATCTTCGGCCATGAGGGTTTGAATAATGGCATCGTATTGGGCCTGCCATAGCGGGGTGCGCTCGTCGTTTTTCAAAAACGGCATGGCTTGTAACAACGAGCCGTACAAGAGCGCTTGCGGGGCGTACACAGTGAACCAATTAGTCTGATTAGCTGAACTCAGCGGTTGCACCCGTTCGTAGTAAAGCACTTCAAAGTTATACGCAAGTGCCGGTGTTGGAGCGATAAACCAGTGCGTGTAATCGTAATCACAATAGAACTTAGGAACGCCGGTTTGAGTGGGGTCAGGCCAGTACTCACGCAGGTACTCATACTTTCTCAACAGAACCGGATAACGTTTGCCCGCTACGGTAATGTTCATAGAAACGGTCTTGTGCCAGCGAGCCGGTTTGTCAATAATGGGGTTGGCGGCCGTCAGCGTGTTAGACTGAACGGTGAGGTTTCCAAGAAACTTAGTCTGACTCGCGATGACCTGCTCAGCCAAACCGATAAACGTCGGAATGCGCTCAAGGGTGGCATCGTCTGTGCGCTCCAGATATTGCTGGATATCAAGCACCAGACTATCATAGGTCATTGCATAGGCAACGGTCATCACCAGCTCCTTTTAGCCTTAGCACCGGCCATATTGGCTACCAACGAAGGGTACGTGGTTCCGGTGCGTTTGGCAAAAGCTTTGGCTGCTCGTTTCTGATTCGGGCTTAAAGATTTAGATTTGCCGAGTGATTTAGGCCGTGGTTTTTCCCATACCTCTTTCATAACTCATCACCCCATCAAGTTGCATTCGGCCTGACGCCTGATAACGAGACCGCGCAGGACCTTACCCCCTCCGCGCACCCAGAGCATGAGCTGCTCTTTTGCACCTTCCCAGTCTTGAGCGTTTATTTTACGCCTCAAAGTGGAGGTCTGTAAGCGCCCTACCCCTAGATTATAGCAGAAATCTACGACAGCGTTTAGTTTTTTCCAATCTTTTTTCTCAATCGCTAAAGTTAACAGTATCGGGCAGAGCCTTACCACCCCCGGTGCGTAGGTATTCACCAGCTCATGCATGAGGAGTTGCTCGGCATACTCGCGAGTTATCGGCGGATCATCTTTTGTAACACGGTCGCCGCTTTGATAATACGTTGACCCGTATCCAATGGTCCACACCCCTGCCGGGCAGAGATAAGGCCGGGCGGAAAACCCCTCAAAGCGTCGGCAAAGCTCAGCCGCAAGGTCAAGTTTCATGCAAGGCCTCGAGTCTTCAAGGTGCGGTCAAGAAACCAATAATTAAACGTGCCCGAAACAAGAGCAGCAAAGTCAGGCGACATGATCATCTTGAACATATCCTGCACAGGGAGCCCCTCATGCGAAGCAAGAATCGCGAACCAAATATGCGAAGCAGACCAGATGGCCAGAATCCAATACGTAACTACCGGCCGGACTGAAGCCGAAAGCGACGCCACCCAGCCACCGGCAGCCTTAGCCATCTCGGTCTGTGAGTTGATGGCTGCTTCAAATGCAGCCATGACACCAGTATCAATTGCTTTGTCACGCTCGGCTCCGATTTCGGCTAGTTTCTGTTGGCCGCGTAATTGCTCAAGTTCACATTGACGGTTGAACATGGACAGTTCATGCTGGCGCTCGTTCTTGCGGTCCAAGAACTTTAAGACCTCCGGCGCAAGTCGAAACAAACCGCCGAAGATCGTGCCAAACAGACCACCGCCAATAATATCAAGCATTTTTACCCCTTAGCCGTTACGATGTCCTGACCTTTTTTGACCGTTACTTTGCTGCCCTCAACGTCAACCTGCATGGGTTGCTCGGCACGGTCCAGTTTGTCAAGACGATGGATAAGGTCTTTAATGACTTCAAACTCAGGCTTCTCTTGCTTAGCTGCGGTCCCCGCAATACCGTTAAGCATCTGAATAAGCGCAGTAAGTGAAGCGCCAAGCAAGCCCATCACAGCGGCGATCTTCTCACCTTCAAGGAATAACGATGCACCGACACCCACGAGTACGATTAGGAAGATATACAGTAAGCCATCTTCGCCAATGGCTTTTCCTGCTACTTCTTTGGCCGAGTCTTGTGCTTTAAGCTCATCAAGCCTAATTCTGGCCTGGGCTTTAAGCACCGCTAGTTCGTGAGTTTTGTCGTCCATCAGATACCAAATAGCTTTTTAACAAACTCAGCCGCAGCGCCAGGGCCGAGCAGCACTGCAGCAAACACCGCAATGATCCAATACTCAATCTTGGTCATGCGCTTATCGCCTTTATCAAGCTGTGCAGTGATTGCTTCATATCGGCTAGCGCACTCCTTTTCATGAGCGCTCATCCTGGCTTCTAGCACGGCATGTCTCGTCTCAATGGAGTCCATAATTCATTAGGCGGCCTGACGTTGGGCATTAAATGCAGCAATTACTTCAGGCGTCCATACTGCATTGCAGATAGCCTGAACGCGAGGGTCTTGATTGGAGATATCAACACCAGGGGCCAATGACGACCGATGATAAGAGCGTGAAATTTCATTGCCATCTTCTACGATGCGTGTCACCTCACGGATTAACACACCGCCGTTTTCAATGACTTCAATCTTGTCAATAATCACTTCTTTGTTAATCATAAAAGCCTCACGTTGCAGAGAAATAAAACCCACTGCCAACTAGCAGTATCGAAGAGGTAAGGTTGGCCCCAGTTATTAGTCCAGATGTCAAAGCATTTGGAGCGGTTTTGTAATTTACAGAGACTGACCCAGTTACTTGAGTCCAATTAATAGTGTTGAAATATCCAAACGATGGTGCATTTGTTGAAAAATTATTAGCAAAGCCATATGCCATCTGTGGAGAAAATACCGGATTTGATGTGTTTGGTGCGTATGGAAGCCCTTCAATATAAAGTTCATTTGAAGTTGATCCGGTCACTGATAACGCAGATAGAGAGATTCTAAATAATACAAAAACCACCGAACCAACTTTTCGATAAGAGCCTTTTGTCGTTAATGTGACATACGTCGGAGTTATGTCGCCATTAAGAATATCAATGCTTATAAAACTTGGCGTCCATATACCTTCTTCATAATCATCAAGCGTATTGGCATCTGCCGATGAAACCTGCGTAGCCGGGAAGGTTAGTCCATTAGCCGTTAAAAATCCTGCCGAGGTCACTGTAGCGGTTGAATTTTGAATGATCTTGCCGCCCGTGCCGTTGTAAATGGCAATCGCACGATCAGTAGCGCTTGTTGGGCCGATTACGTCACCAGTGCCAAGACCTGAGGCAGTAAGTGCAATACCTCCTGCCGTATTGGAAATGCTTAGCGGTGGGCTAACCGTGATATTGGCCAGGGTAAAGCCTGAGCCATTACCGATTAGTAGCTGGCCGTCACTTGCAGCGGCACTAACACCTGTGCCTCCACTACCGATGGGTAAGGTGCCTGTGACGCCGTTCGTTAAATCAATTTGCGCCCAGGCTGGATTGTTATTGGTACCCGTATTAGAGAGGTAACGCGTAGCTGTAGTGCTCTTGGCAAGCCTGGCTAAGGTGTTAGCCCCAGAGGCGTAAAGCAAGTCGCCTTGAGCCGTTAAAACTGATGATGCCGATGGCGCAAATGATAGGGTTCCAGAGCCATCCGTTTGAACGGCTTGATATGCCGAGCCGTCAGCAGCCGGATAAGTCAGGCCCGCAGGGTTGTTGATGAGCTTTTTGACGGCTCCTGATGAGTTCTTTGCATAGAGCGCCATCCCACTGTCGTGGTAATTGATGGCAAGCTCACCTGCGTTTAAGTTGCCAGCGGCGGGTGCTGTGGTTGAGGCTGTGTTGGTCCGATAAAGCTGGATTGGCGTGTAATTCGGTGCGGCCATGATGTCACCCTGATACCAATTCTTGATTAAATAATTTTAGCGCGTTTATTACCGTTTGGGGTGAAACAAATTTGCTCGGGTCGTGTTCAGTATGCTCCCACCATAAAAACTGATTAGGAGCCAGTAAAGAGCGGTCCTTCAGAAGGTTGATATTCTCAGGATGCCCGAAGATTAGCGGATCAGAAACTGACCACAAAACAATACCTTGTTTGCCCTCATCCCATCCAAGATGCTGCAGGAATGAATCGCAAGAGATCCAAGTCTCACACTGCTGAATGAGTTTACGCACTTCAACGATGGGAAGATTCTTGCGAAAGTCCGCTACTAGCTGCTTTTCGCCTTCAACCCCGACCTGAATAATGGGTTGATCAATCAGACGAATCAACTCATCCCAAAAGGGATAGTTCTTGGGATTCTCTTTGCCGTTGCGTAATTGCTTGGCAAATGGCGCGATCAGAATCATAAGTACATCTTCCGATAGGCGTCTTCAAGGCTTGACTGCCATTTCCAATGGTGCATCTTGCCGTAAATGTTAAACATCTCAATGTCGCCAAAAAGACTTTGGGCTTCAGCGATCGATTTTGACGGCACGATCTCAGGATAGCAACCAAAGACGATCGGATCTTTAATGTAAGGCAGCACATGCGAGAAGACGATGTGATCGCCCATACCGCTATTGAGCACGACGATCGTGTTGTTTCTGAAGGCCATGGTATTGCGAAAGATCTGCTCGTCATGCTCAAACAGTTCTTGCCTGTTTTCCATGCGAATACCACCTGATGGTGCTTTCAAGTGCCAGGTTACAGCGTTGGGCACCACGAGCAGCTTGTAGCCCTTCTTGTGAAGGCCGTAAGTGAATAGCGTCTCTTCACGATGTGCCACGCGTGAGAGGGCAAGGTTGTAGTCATAAACACCTGCACGGTAGAGAAACGTGCAGTGCAAGTGCTCAACTTCTTGAGTTTTCTTGATGCGGCCCCACTGAAGGTTTGGCTCCGCATAGATCTGCTCAATCTTGCCGGTTGCTGTGCCTTCAAATGCTTGCGGTGGCGTGAGGACAGACCCACCCACACCGCCGACTTGCGGTCCCGCGTGCTTTAAGAGGTTTTGCAAGACATTCGGTTCTGGCAGTGCATCATCGTCCACTCGCCACACCCAGTCATAGCCCATCCAATTGGCCATCTGATGATTGTGATGCTGGCCTTTCTTGCCTGCATAGAGCCACTCCCAGGCAATCTCTTTGGCTTGCAGCATGTAAAAGAGTTGCTGATAAAGCGGATCGCTACGCAGGTCTTGCGGGTCATCATTGTCATCAAAGATCACAAGCTTATCGGGCTTGCGGGTCTGATTGATGATGGCCTGCAACGCCATAGGCAGCGTTGTGTGCGTGCGGCCACGGGTTGAGACTGAGCAAAGAACGCTAGGCATGCCAGCGTCCGATGAGAAGGTTCAGGCGGTTGTGCTGATCAATCGGTTTTGGCCATTCAGAAATGTTGCCTTCTTCGTCAATGTAATTGAACTCAAAGCCAGGAAAGTGCGATTCGTTTAAGCCATGTAGTTTGTGATGCGGTCCCCAAAAGCCTGGCGGCTCATTCATGGGTACGGTAAAGAGCAAGTTCTTGCAGTGTTTTTTGAGTTTCTGCAGGACCTCAAGGCCATTATCAATGTGCTCAATGACTTCAAAGGCAATGATCGTGTCGTATTGCTCAAGGTCGATCTTATTAATGTCGGCATTGATAAAGTTTGCCCTGTCAGCCCACTTTTGCTCTTTGGCCACTTCAACAATGATGGGGTCGTAATCAAGGCCTGTGTATTCCACGCCGTCAGGCATAAACTGAAGGCCATAACCACTTGAGCATCCGATCTCAAGGATCTTATTGCCGCGGACATGCTTAGCCGCCCACTGATAGCGCGTAGTCTCACGAGGGAAGACCGGATCACCTTTAAGGAAGACGGCACGCTCCCAATAATTGGATAGCCGCCAGCGATACCACTCAGGGTTGTATTTCTTGGCTAGCTTAAGCGAGTTGCGCAGGAAAATGTCGTGGTAATTAGGCACGAGGTTTGTGTCTAGGACCGTGCCTTCGCCAGCATGGTAAATGGGAAAGCCACCGATGAAGATGTTGTCTTGCCATGCCTTTGGAGCGCATTCACAGACCTCAAATCCTGCTTTTTCGGCTTCAATGCAGAACTCTGTGTCTTCACCGCCACCCACGCCGTACTCGGTGTTCAGAAGGCCAATAGCATCGAAAACCTTGCGGTGAACCATCACGCAAAAGAAGACTGCAAAGTCCTTTCCTGCTGGCTCTGATGGCCCTTTAATCACGCATGAGATGCCGCACCTTTCGTTTTTGAAAACGCTGTCCAACATCTGCAACCACTGGCTTTTGGGTTGTGGCAGCAGTACCGTATCGTTGTTGAGCAGGACGATCTTATCTGCCGTGGCAAAGCGTATGCCTGCGTTTGTGGCCCCAGAATAGCCTAAAGGCTGATCGTGCCAAATGACTTTAAGATGCTTTTCAAACCCAATACTGGCAAAGGTTTTCTTAAGTGATTTGAGGTAATCCGACGTTTCATCCTTGCAGCCATTGGCCGAAATGACCAACTCAACCTCACCCATGTCGGTATATTTGAATATCGACTCAATGCATGGCTTTAACAGATCACTGCAATGGTTATATGTCGGGATGACAATCGAATATTTCACAGAGAGTCAGCCCCTACAGAATCAGCACCGATGGGGTCAGCCACAGGCACTATCCACTGGCAAGTCTCTTCATCTAGTACAGCGTCTGGTGTTGGTTTTGGTGGAATAAAAGCGTCACGAACGGGATCGTAGGTGTAGCCAATTCCTGCGTAGTTTTTTCTGAATGCTTTTGACTGATCCGCTGACGGCAGGCCCGTATCAGGATCGTAGTGAACGCCACCTCGGGTGTTGTACGAAGTTTGACGATAGGTATCGCCCGTTCTGGCGCATAGTTCCAATTCTTTCCCGTCATCTTCTTGGCGGCCCACGGTGACAAACACGACAGTTTGTAAGTTATCAATTTTTGCAAAATGTGCCATGTCATTCCTCAGCTAAATGTGACCGTTTCTGAGGTCGTTGACGTTGCGGTGACGGTGTATATTTTGTAACCATCAACTGCTGTAGAAACGCTGGATGTAACACCGCCGGAAAAGGTTGCGGTGCGTGTGTCCGGAATTTTAATAATGACAACACCAGAACCGCCGTTACCACCAGCAGAAACAACTCCAGCCGCACCATTGCCATAAGCACCGCCGCCGCCACCGCCACGATTTGTAGCACCCGCTGTACCTGCAGACCCAGAATTGTTTGAACCTGCGCCGCCTCCATGACTCGCCGTTGATTTCGTTACAGCAGTTTCACCAGAAGCGCCCCTGCCGCCGCCGCCGCCGCCGCCGGCATACCCAACACTTGAACCTGTAATAAGAGAGTTAACGCCAGCGCCACCGTTGCCTTCAGCACTCGACGTACCATTTGATCCAACTCCTCCGGCCCCGCCGCCACCACCAGCGCCATACGTCCCTGATCCACTGCCCCCATTACCGCCAGCAGACCCCTGTCCTGAAGTGCCAGGACCGCCGTTATAGGATGTAGATGTGCCGCCATCACCCCCGCCTCCAGAACCGCCGGAATTACCATTTGAAACATTACCTCCATAGCCACCTCCGGTAGCCGTAAAACTTGCAAAAACAGAGTTAGAACCGTTTGTTCCAATTCTTGTTCCAGTGGATGGAGACCCTGATCCTGGCCCTCCAACAGTGACTGTGTACGCAGTTCCTAAATTAAGAGATGTAGAAGATTCAAGCAGTCCGCCAGCACCACCGCCACCAGAATAACTCCCTCCTCCACCACCTGCGACAACAAGATAATTAATTGGCATTAATAAACTTGTAACGGCAAAGCCTGAGTAAGCAACCCAGCCCTGTGTACTGTCCACATAAACAAGCTGAACAGATCCTCTGTTGGTGCTTAATGTCGCATTTGATGTGCTGCCATTTATCTTATTTCCATTAGGATTTACCGTCAGGTTATTAGTTCCCCATGTCCCCGCATAATCTGTCAGCGTGATGACATTCCCTGCCGCTGGACTAGCAGGTAGCGTGACGGTAAATGCTGCGGAAGTCGTATTACACGGATAAGCCCTGCCAGCCACAGCCGTAAACCCCGTGGTCTGCACGGCCTGCCACGCCACACTGGTAATACCCGATGTGCCTGACTGCGTGATGTTTGCGGATGTGATCTTGGTAGTCATACCGAATCAGCTCCTAAGCTTGGAACAATCCACTGGCATGTCGCTTCATCAAGCGTTGCATCATCACTTGGCCGTGGCGGGATGAAGGCATCACGCGCTGCGTCGTAGGTATAACCTAGCCCAGCGTAATTCTTGCGGAAGTTGCCGTTATACGAAGTCTGCTTCCAAGTGCCGCCAAGCAGTCGTTCGCAGAAGGCTGCGCCGATATATTCCTTCTCAACACCGCTTGCGTCGGCGGTGTCTTTGTTATCAACAACGATGACTTGGATGACAACATTGTTCTCGTCTAACTTTGCGAAATGACTCATCTATGCCTCCAGCTTCAAACCAGTTAAATCCATCTCTTCCCCGACTGTACCCACAGGGAAGGTATTAAAACTCAATGAAATGCGTGTCTGCTCACCCTGAACCGTAGGCACCATATGCGTTAAGGATGAAGGGAAAAGAATCAACCGGCCAGTGAATGCCTCAAACCACCATGATTCTGAGTTGTACGCATTCCAGTTGTCGGTGGGAAACTTGATCTGCTGCCAGCCGTCTTTGTAGAAGTAAATCCTGTCATCAGGATTGGTCTGCAAGTAAAACACGCCTGAAATGTAGCTATTGGGGTGGGCATGTTTGTGGTGATACTGACCCTGCTCACTGTAATTGCACCAGCTTTGTGTGATGCGTAGGGATACGTTGTGCTTGGGATTGACCGTGGCTTTGAAGTATTCAGCCACGCTGTCCTCAATGAATGATCGCAGGCTTGTCATGGCCGGATTGCGAAGCACAAAGTTATCCGTGGAGGTCGTATTCCCCATGTTAGGCCGAGTCTCAAGCTCACGCACAAAGAACATCTCCTCGTCCGTGAGTTCACGGCCAAGGTCTGCAAAACCTACTGGCGTTGGAAATAAGTTATGCAGGTTCACCGATAGCCTCTTCAATCATCCTTCTTTCGCCAGTAATCTTTTCCCAATCCTCATCAAGCCAGATCGTGGGGATTGACTCTTCAAACTCTTTGATCTTTTCCATCACCCAGTAAATCTCTTCCATGCTGGGCTTAGGCCGTGGATCATCCCAACGTGTAATGACGTTATTGGTTATCTCCCACTTGGCATTGGGACGAAGCATGTGCATCGCCGTATCAATGCCGTAAAACCTCATGATCTTTTTCATGTGACCTCTTATTGATTGATCTTAATGATGACGATTCCTGAGCCGCCTGCTTTAGCGCGGCCTCCAGTTGCATTCATAGATGCACCACCACCACCTCCTGAATTGGGCGTTCCAGCAGTCGCTGCTGTAGAAGCATCGCCACCGCTGCCGCCGCCACCAGTACCTCCTGTTCCAATAGTTCCGCTTCCTAAGTTGGTGTTATAAGCACCGCCACCGCCACCGGCATAGGTCACGGATGCGCCAGTAATGCTAGATGCAGACCCATTCCCACCATTCCCAGCAATGCTAGTGCTAGGAGCATTTTGACCGACAGCCCCTGCGCCGCCCCCTCCAGCCCCTGCATAAACGCCACCACTTGAGCCAACACCGCCGTTATTGCCTTGACTTGGTGTAGTAGATGGGGTGTTTCCCTGTCCTGCTGTTGTTCCAATAGAACTGCCGCCACCAGAACCGCCACTTCCCCCAGGTGTCGCGGTATCATCTTTAGCCCCATAACCACCGCCAGTAGACGTTATGGTGCTAAATACAGAGTTACTCCCACTTACGCCGGGCGAATTGTTTGCTTGAGAACCAGCCCCGCCGCCCCCTACAGTGATGGTATAACTAGTTCCTGCGGTTACTGACAAACTTGTACCAGTACGAAAACCTCCTGCACCTCCTCCGCAAGTAGTACCGCCCCCACCACCACCAGCAACAACAAGATAATCAACAGAAGTAACGCCAGTCGGGCAAACCCAAGCCCCAGACCCTTTAAAGGTGAATACGGTTTGTGATGGTGCTTGGTATTTCAGGATGACAATGCCGGAGCCGCCTGCTGCGCCTCCTGCGCCACCGCCACCACCGGTATTTGTTCCTCCAGCAGTACCAGAACCAGCAGCAGAAGCGCCAGCACCGCCACCACCCGCCCCGCCAGTGCTTCCTGCGTTATACCCTGTACCACCGCCACCACCAGAAAAATATCCCGTAGAAGGTGAACCACCTGGGCCTGCACCACCATATGCAGATGCATAAGATGGGCCTTGGGTTCCATTGCCCCCATTGCCACCGGAGTAAGGAGAAGTGCTGGCTCCATTGCTCCCTACAGCAGAAGCACCTCCACCACCGGCAGAAGCATACGTTGTTCCAGTGCCACCCGAACCACCTGTGCCGCCATTATTACCTTGTGATGGAGATGTAGAAGGTGTATTTCCTGCACCCCCAGCGCCAGAACTATTTCCTCCGCCGCCGCCACTTCCACCAGCAATACCAGCACCACTACCTGCATTAGTACCGCCCCCGCCGCCACCATTAGAAGTAATAGTGCTAAATATTGAATTTCCACCACTAGTGCCAGCCGAGGGATTAGAAGCGCCACCAGCGCCGCCACTACCAACTGTGATGGTGTAGGTGCTTGTAGGAGTGACGCTTAAAGCAGTACCAGTTCTATACCCGCCAGCGCCACCTCCACCACCCGCACCAAAGCCTGCTCCTCCACCGCCACCGACTACAAGATAATCAACCTCAGTCACCCCAGCAGGGCAAGTCCAGTCTTGTGTCGCTGTGAAGGTTTGGATGATGGTGAATTTCTTAGCAGCACCACCCAACAACATATTAATAATGCCTGTCATGACACGCTTCCGGTAACAACACAAACCGTTCCGCTAATAAACAAAATAGTCGCCACACCTCTTGTAGCTAACGTCATCGTTGCCTTGTCGCTATCAGTGCCAGCGATATAAGCCGTGGTGATCGAGCAGGTAATCGTTAAGTTGCCGCTGGTGTTGTTGTAAAGAGAAATGGCATCACCGGCTGAAAAAGTCGCGTCAGGAATTGTGATCCCAGCAGACAGTGAGACAACTTTGCCAACGTCAGCTACAACCAGCGTCGTCGTTGTCGAACTCACCGGGACATTTAAGAACCCTAGTGAAAAGTTGCTAGACAAATCAGGAAGTGTCGCTGTGACACTGCTTGATGTATTTGCGCTTTGCAAGGTTTGTGTGCCTGCACCAGACGCATTGCCTTGAACTTTTAAGTTACTCATGTTTATTTCCTAGCCAAAAATTAACCAACGCTGATCTGTGCCAACAGTCACCGCAACACCTGTATTGATCGTGACAGGGCCGACGCTTGAGCCGTTATAAGCTGCCGTT